ATGAAATGTTTTCTTGATAAAGATATAAACAAATGTCCATATTTTCTATCGGCAGAAGAGGAGTGCATATCAAAATCAAAATGTAGTTTTCAAGAAAAAATTGATCCTAAAATTGATTGCGGATATATTCGTAAGGAACGTTGGTATGAAAAATATTATAAAAATCGTAAAAAATAGGGAACTACATTAATTTGTAGTTCCCTATTTCCTCTCTTTTTCCCTGTTTTCTGGAATAGAATTAAAAGAGCCGGCTACACAACACATGGTCATGTAATCGGCTCTTAGGCTCTTATTTTTTTCAATTCTGCAATATCCTGCTGCATTGATTTGATCTGATTTTTCGTCTCTATGTTTTCTTTTTCTACTGCATCAACACGTTTCCACAACTCCTGAATCACATATGTGTTCAATGCGATAAATTCTTCATACCTTAATGAATAAATATACTCTGGATTGCCATTTTCATCTAAGATAGGTTCGTTGACTTCTTCGCCATCAACCAATTTACTGTCAATTTTTTGATCTTTGCAGAATCCAGCAAAATCGAGATCTGTTAAGCCACATTCTGACATTGCCTGCTCTACATCCTGTGCTATAAAACCGATATGTGTTCTGCCAGATGTACCATCTTTAAATAAAAATGATACTGGCTGTAATTTCATAAAAAACTGTAAATGCTTATCTGTAAGTGATTTAATATCATCTTTATAATTTTTATCAGAAGTTGATATCGAACTTGATGTAACGTATAATTGTGAAAATCTATAATTTCCAGAACCAAGGCTAATAGCTCCGTTCATTCCAACACCATTAGATTCATATGTTCTAACATGGTTATCATTTGTTATAGTCATTGCTCTATTTGTTACTCTATTTCTTATTCCCTGAACCAGGATATATGTCGGATTATAGACATACATATTAGTTCCATCGCTACCACCCCATATCCAGGCTGGGGTTTCATTTTTACCACTCCAATTCCAGTTTTTATTACAGGATGCAGACGTTGATAACTTGGAATTTAATAAATCTGTCACACTTCCGACATTTCTTATTGTTATAGAATTGCATGTAATGTTTCCACTCCTGCAATCTATTCCGACAGTCATTCCTTGACCAGAACAACCGTCTACAAATCCAACTCCGTACCATGATTTGATGATTAGATTTGCAACGTCAGCCCCATTTCCATCTCCGTTACCATTAAAAATTCCTGTATTGCTTGTTGTCTGAACACCGAGAACCATTCCATTGGAATCTGAAGCCGTACTACCTGGTAACTTATGTTGTCCAATAATAGTGCCAGTCATTGTTCCACCCGATAATGGTAAGTAGTTACCCTTTGCTAAACTGCTGCTTAATAAATTTATTTCCCTCTGGAAAAGATTTAAACTTGGAACAGCACATTGATTTGTACCAGTCACTTCTTCTTTTTCATCATATACCATAACATGTCCAAGCGGATGAGTGTTGCCAATGCTTGTTATTGCCTCTATTTTTTTGTGCGCTGTTAAATCAGCTGATGTGGCAGCACCGATGTTTTCCGGTGTGAGGTTAACATTTCCTGTTCTGTAATTTTTCTCAGCGTCTCCTTTGATCCCAGTTAAAGAACTTCCATTAGACCATTTTTGAACCAATTCCGAAGTAATACCATCTAAAACAGATTTATTATTATGAGAATGTTTTTTGTTATTTGCGTCATTCCATTTAGTTCTTTCATCGGATGTAATGTGAATAGTGTCATTTCCTGTATGAGTATCTAATTCATTTTGATTTGCTTTTGTTCCTATAGATTTATCTAATGCTTCTACAACAGATTTGTTTTTTTCGATGGCATCTGCAATTTCTTTCAATGTATCCATTGTTTCGGGAGCACCATTGATTAAATCTGCTATTTTTTGATCTGTATATTTATTTGAATTGGCATAAGCACCATCAATTGCTTTCTGTTGTGCTGTGGAAACAGGTTTATCAACATCAGAAGTATTATCAACATTCCCTAATTGAATCTGACTTTTTGTTGTTTTATGTGGGTTATCGAAATTATTAATGTGTCCAAGTAATGAAGAGATGGCTTTTTGAATTTTTCCAAACGCAATAGACAATTTTTCTCCACTAGAGATATTTTCAAATTCCTCGGCTTCTTCATATGTTGGTGTCTGATCGTTTGTTGTAACATTTGGCACATTGCCGAGTCCAACTTGTTCTTTATTTACTTTATGTGGATTCATAAAATCAATCAAATGTCGAATCATTTTTTGAATAATATTAGATTCGATGACAGATTCTATTTCTTCATCATTTATTACTGATTTTTTAACAATAATATTAAACTTTCTTGTAGATATAGTTTCTTTTGGAGTTATGAACTGTAATTCTGCTTCACAAATACCTGGTACACATGTTGCTTGTTCTGACAATATAATGGATATTGTACCATCATCATTCCTAAACAAATGATCAACATCATCTTCATCTATATATACACATGTATTGTCTGGTTTTGAAATTTTTAAAAGTATTCTTACTTCTGAAGGAATACTATATGGTTTCCCATTGTCAGACAAAGTAATAAGTATATTTCTTGAATCTGCATCATCTTGACTACAATACACATTCTGCACTCTTGATATTGTCAAGTCCAATGTGATTTTTTGATTAAAAACTAAACTCATTTATTGTATACATCTCCTTCCTAAATTCCAACTTTCCGAATAGGAGAGTAGGTTATTTTTATTTTGCAATCTAAATTAGGCGTAAAGGTGTTACACCGTTCTTCATAAGTATTAATAATTCGTGGGAAGAAATAGTTGAAGTCATTTGCTAAATTATGAGACGAGAGAGAAGAAGTAATAAGTTGATTTTTCCCATCAATTGTTATTACTTCACCAGATTTGCAATTTCTTAGTATAAAAAATTTTGTATCCATAGAATTTGTCAACTTAAAATTTCCTTCTGATAAAATAGTAATTTCCATATCTGGTCTAAGAGAATTGTTCAAATCTGTAGTCTCATCTGAGTTATCCCACAAATTAAAAGAAGTATCTGCCGAGCATTCATACTCAGTAGATACTTCATCCATAAAAGCAAATGGTGCATCCGTATATAATGTTAGTTCTAAGCCTAATATTTGGTCATTTAAGACGATTTGTTTTGAACTGAATGTTCCGTTCCAATATACGTGTTCATAGCCTTCCTTGTCTAATTTAAAGCGTTTGTACCCATCTTTACGACACAACCATCGTTGTATAGCTGAAACTTCCTCGAATGAAAGTCTCATTTCTTCTTGATTTTTTAATCGACATGGATTCTTACAAATCTGAAAAGTAGCTGATAAAGCTGTATCGTAAGTAGAAGAATATAAATTAAAACGATTGCTGCCGATAGGCTTTATCTGATTAAAGGTAACATCTGCTCCAGAAGAGACGGTTTCTATACCGCCTCCACTATCAAAAGAACAGAGCATCATACCATAATCAGATAACATTTCACCAGCATATTCAAAGTCTGTACATATTTTCATAATCATTCCTCTTTAATTAAATTGAACTGCATTAAAATTGCAAGCATCTGCGGAGAAATGGTAATATTCGATAATGACTTTGTTGGCACAGGTTTCATTTCATCAATATCAACTTCTTCTAAAAACAAAGCGTTCATTTTTTTGTTGAATTCTTTTTTATTTGTAATTTCTTTTACAGAACCATCATCATTTGTTACGATTTCACCATTTTCTTTTAGTGCATATTCAGATATTAATTTGTTTCTTTTTTCATCTAATACTTGTTTTGGTACAGATAAAATTTTTATATTATTAACAATCGTAACAGCAGCATTTAAACTCATTTCTTTTGTTGCAAGAAATGAGAATACTTCGCTTATATTTAATATGTCAATTCCTTTTAATTCCATTTCACATTTCCTCCTTTTATAATTCTTTTAAATTCGATTTTACTTTTGCTTCTAATTCGGCAACTCTATCTGCTAACAATGTCATGGAAATTCCAGCAATAATAACATCACTAGTAAACTTGGTTTCACTATCTGTAATTGTTACGGTAGTCGTACCTTTAGGCTGAAACTTTATGTTACCAGTTTTTGTGCGTAAATATGTATTATTACCACCACTAACATATGTATTTGAATTCACTGAATTATCATAAAGCCCACTTCCTATATGTAGATTGTTTGAACCGCTATACCCAAATATATTATAAGCATTAGAATCAGAAGAAGAGATTGTAATATATTTAGTTAAACCGAGATTAATATTACCATTAAAATAACTTCTACCAGCAACATGTAATAAATAATTATCACCATAATCTACATTACCAATTTGGACTTTTCCGCTTACTGTAATATTATTTAAAAAATCAACATTTTTTGTAAAACTAGCAAATCCCCAAGACACAAAACCAGTATCAAAAACAACATTCGTATTGTTACCATTAATGTGTACATGTACTATATCATCATCTGCTTCATCTATATATATAGCATTTATATTAATATCACGTATTTCGTCATATAGTGTTATTTGCCGTTTAACATTGAGAACATAAGCATTAATATTGCCCTTTATAGACATTCCGTTAGTAAGGTTATACATTAAAGCACCATTTCCAAAACTAAAAGAAGCTTTAGAAATAACAGATCCATCAGAATTCACGACAAAATTATCATTATTGTTTCCACCAATCCCAATACTTCCACCACGAAGAGTTGCTCCTGTAATTGTTGATTTGGAGATTACTGATCCGTCTTCATTTACAACAAAATTACCATCGCCTATGTTTATCTTTCCACCATCAAAGCTACAACCATTAATATTCCCAGTTAAATTCAAATTTCCATTATCATCTACATAAAAAATATCTGTATCGGATTTAGAAATTTTCAATAATTTTGTTACACTATTTGGATTGACAGTAAATGTGTTTATTCCATTTGTAATTCTTAAGCCATCAATATTAAATGTCATGGAATTATTCGTATTATAAATTCCGAGATTTTCTCCGATAAGTAATTTACCGACAATAGTGTCACCTATAACTCCCATAGTCGTTACTTCATTGCCAGTTTCAGGATTAACATAAATATACTTACCAATAGCAGCTTTTACAGTCTGCCATCCATCATCTGTGATATATAGACCGCTATTAATCCATCGAGACTGGCATAAATCATAAGTCTCTGTTAAATCATCATAGGCTCTACACAAAATACCACTAGAATCATATACAACATTTTGATTGTCAGCGTTATTCACGATTTTCGTTACAGTTGCATTCATTCCTTTTTGTACCCAATCCTGAACATATTTTGATGCACCTGTATTATTTTTTATTTTTTGAGTCGTGTATGAAAATGAAGAAGCAATAGCTTGTGCCGAATCAATGACACTTTTAACATCAGATGAACCAGACCATGTTCTCTCAACAGTCGAAAATTCAACTTCAATCTTTGAAATATCAGAATAGAAAATCTTATAAGATAATAATCTCAAATAATATATTTTTTCATCCACACATACATGAATCCAATTTCCTGTTTCAAATTTATTTACGATAGGTTGAAATTCTTTTAACGCAAGAAGATTATTAATAGTAGAAGAAACAGTATATTGTACATGACTTGCTTTATATAATTCTTTTTTTGCAGTATCAATAAGTTCTGTTGCACGAGTTACTAATTCGCCATTATCCAATCCATCAGAAATATAATTATCATTTTGATATGTATCTTCCATACGAAAAGCACAGAATGTAATCCACATATCTTTACCAAGATAAGATTCTAAATTCAATTCATCCTGTAATGAGTTTTGGATGTTATATACAGTGCCAGATTTATTATCATAGTTATATAATCTATGGACAGCATCAATTTGTAACTGTCTTTTATTCATTTCTGATTCAAGCCACCCAACTCGATTACTATACCAAGTCTGATATTTATTCTTTAATTCTTCCTGTTCAGATTCAAGAATAATACCTAAAACATTACCAAAAGAATCCTTTAGACTACTCAAATAGTCGAAACTGTAATAAGCCAATTCAGATTTAAAATCAGCATCAGATGTTTCTAAGTCTTTTAAGTCTTTATAATTCGTATCAAGCTTATTTAAACATCTTTGGATATTCTGTTTGAGATATGTTTCCATATCATTATTTACAATAATAGATATCTCATTTCCTGTGAGAGTAATTGTATTATCCTCAATGCTTGTGAGTTTAAATTTACCTTTCCAAGCATAATTTGTTTTGTCATATGAAGCATCTACAATTTCCACTTTATACAATGCAGTATTAATTAATGCTTTACAAGAACCAAGCACAGTATTTGATACAACACTTGTTGCAACCATTGATAAATCTGATTTAACTGCAACAGGCGATAAATTAGAAGATGTCAATAAATTCATTGTCTCTTGGATTGTCAAATTATCCATTTCTATTGTTTTACCCATAGAAGTCTGCAAAATTAATCCAATATCAATGCAGTCAAAACATAGCGAAGCAATATTTTTATATCCAACAATAGGAGATAAGATAGTATTATATCTATCAACTTTATTGCCGTCATCATCTATTTTTGGATAATGTTCATTTACATATTTGACAATCTGATTATATTGGTTAACTTCATTCGAAGAAAAGTTAAATGCTCTGCTATTTATACATTCTTGATAGTTTGCATTATATACTTTGATTTTCTCGACTAAATCTTCTGGCATATTCTCATACATTTCATCAGAAAATTCTACAATATAATTTGTACCGCTTGGATTTGCAATAGCAACAGCAGAAGTCATTAAATCATCGCCGCCAGTAATGTAAAAACAGTTCTTTAAACTATCTTCACTACTTTCAATAGAAGCAGAAGTAGATAAATTTTCCTTTGACACATAAATAGATGTGTCTTCTCCATAAGCACCATTATAGTTTGTGTTTCCACATTCAGGACACTTGTCATGAAAATCTCCACGATAACCACAATCATGACATGTATTACATAAATCATATACATTTACAGTTCGTGTATTGGAATCAAACTTGAATAAGCACTGATAGTCGTCCGATATTTCACCAGTTAATTCATCATAAATATTACTGTCACTGATAGAGTATTGAAACCACGATCTCAGATCCTTTAACGATGTATCTACATGTCCAATTTTATAATTAGATGCCTTGTCCAAAATGCGGTGTAGAAGAGAAGCGTTGTAGAGCTTCTTATACATTGTACTTCCTTCTGAATATGCAGATAAGTCACGATAGAAGATAGTAGGATAATCAGCATCGTAATCATCTCTTGCAATATCGTCTTCTGTATTAATCTGAATATTTCTAAGTTTTACATTTTGTAATTCACTAACTGGAAGATAAGTACATGTGACCGATTTTTGCGTTGTATTTTCTTCTGTAGTATTTGCACTAATTGAAAAATGCTCTTTGTATTCAGGAATATACACCAAATTGTAATTATTAATTTTATCCCATATTTGATCATCAGTTTTATATACATTAAATGATAATTCGGGTGCATTCATAGTATCTTTATACTCAATATCTGTAACATCTTTGAGTTTTCCGTATTTTGAGAAATCTCTTCGTTCCAATACAATAGTGATTTCATCTACACCAAAATTCTCATTAAAAACTATTTTTGGCATTTGTTTATTCTCCTCCTTCTTAAATTTTTGTAATAAAAAAGACACCTTAGTTGGTGTCTTTTTTTGTTAAATATTCTTTTGACTTTTCTTCTAATAATTTATAATCACAACATATATTATACAATCCTTTATCTTTATTTTTCTCATTTAACCTATAATAATAGATAATTCTCGAATCTGTTCTGATTTCTTTTTCTCTGCTTTTGATTATACGATATTCTGATTGAAGTAAATATTTATAATTTTGATCCGTTATTGAATTGAAATCCATCTTATGAATTACTTCGTCAATAACGGGTATCATATTATTAATTCGTAAAACAGCCATATTACCTATTTTCTTTAAACTCTTTGATTCATACATATTATCATATGTTTTAGGTTTGTATGAAGAAAGAGGTATAAAATATTTACAATCACGATTATGCATCATGATACCGATATATTTTCTTAAATATTTTCTATCTCCATCTTTAGTAGATAATATCTTACTATCAAATTGTCTTAAATAATCAATATAATTATCATCAATTTCATAAAAAGAAATCATTACTTCTCCTTTGTGTATAAAAATAGGAGAGATATATTTCAATCTCTCCGTTTTATCATTCTCATTTGCGGCTGAGATACACCAAGTTTTAACATTCGCATTAAGTAGCGAAACACTCAAGTTTGTTAATTCTCGCTTAATGGTTGAGATACACCAACAATCGAAATCATTTGATTTCTTACTTATATTATACACAATTATAGAAAAAATAGGAGTAGAAAATATTATAAAAATCAATGAAATATTTGTGCATATTTACCATGAAAATCCCACATAGGCTGTGACACCTATATGGGATAGAGTGGTTACTTATATAACCTCGCATTACCTACACCATTTTTACCAAGTTGCTTGGCAGAAACTGCTTCAGTAATACATTGTGTTGTCTTTCCGTTCCTGAGAATTTCTTCTCGTAATTGTCTACCAAAGGTTTCAACATCATTTACACCGTTCATTACGATATCTCCAACCTCAACAATCGTAGAAGTGCCAGCAGATTTTGTTATTTCAGGTAAATTCGGCATATAGTTGATACCAGAGGTCAATAAAGAAGGATTCATCTGTGCCATTTTCCAAAGATTCTCAGTCATCTCATTTGTGAACACTTTATCGCCAGGATTGAGTTCTGTTAAAAGTGCGCCGTCAGCAGCACGATAAATCAGTTCTCGTTTATTTTCTTGCGTCCATGCTAATTGACTCTTGTCTATGTGTTCAGAACCTTTTTTATAGCCATTAAATTTCATCCTATTAAGAATAGCAGTTTTTTGTTTCGATGTAACCGTGTCATCTGTTTTTACGCCTAGTATGCCACCTAACTTCTTGTACATTTTATTAGTAGGAGTTCTACCATAATTCTTTACAATATACTTCCATAAGTCAGCATGTTCTTTGTTCTCTTTATCAGTTAATTTCTTACTGCGAGATTTACCAGAATTAATGGCATCTTTAACTGCTTTCTTTTCAGTTTTTAACTTATCATCAATAGAAGTTGTATTTTTCTTTTTTGACTCCAAGGAATTATCAAGAGTTATAGTACCAACTGCTGTTGGTCGTAAAAGTCCAGTTTTATGAGATGAATTGATAGTATTCCGATCATTAGTAACAGTATTATTTACATAATCCTTTGCGCCTTGTCCTCCGTCACCGCCATTGGTAGTACTGGAATCAATCTGATCTTTTGTAGTATTTGTCAGACTAGAATCTAAGGATTTCAGTGTTGCAATAATACCATCATTGCCACCAAGAAGTTCTTTGATACTATCGAGAATTGTATTTGTATCATTGATTTTTTCATCAATGAATTCCTGATAATCACTCATCAGATCGTCAAGCATATCCTCAGTATCAGATATGAATTTCTCATACTGTGTATCTTTTAAATCTGATTTGGCATTCTCTAATTCGACTTTTAACTTCTGAATTTGTGCACGAGACTCTTCGGTGTCGTTATTACTATAAGGAATAAGCTGTTTTTGTAAAGAAGCAATCTGTTTTGTCTTTTCGGCAATTTCTTTCTGATATTTATAGGCGTCTAACTCGCTATCTTTTAATTTCTTGTATTTTTCTATCAGTTTACTCAGCGCATCTGTTTGTGCTTCATAACCCTGTTTTACAAGATCATTAATAGACTCTAACTCATCCTCAGCAGATTTCTTCGCCTCTCTATGAGCATCCTGTAAATCTCTCAGACGTTGAATAACATTTTCATCAGATGCAGACAATTCACCTTTCTCAATCTGTTTCATAATTTTATCATATTCAGACTGATATGCTTCTGCCTGTGCAATGTAACTGTCATAGTTCGTCTTATGAAGACCAATAGCAGCAATACCATATTCAGTGAAGTTCCCTGTATCTTTATCAGTCATATCTTTATGACTCAAAAGATCAATGTAGTAATCAGCTTCACTGTTGACACGTTTTACAGTTTCAAGAGATTTATCAAAAGTATCCCATTTTAATTGACGAAGGGCATTCTGGTATTGTTTAATTGATCGAATGGATTCATCTATGGCATTTGTTACATCATTGATTTTAGCGACCATATCATACCATTCATCACTGCCTTTTTTGATAGAACCATTTACAACAGACTCTTCTAAATTTCTCCGAAGTTCTTCACGCTCTTTAATGAGTTTTTTATATTCTCCATTTTCAGCAGAGATAAGTGACTTATAATCAGATACATTTGCCTGTCCACCAAATTCCTCTACGAGAGAAATTCTATTATTTATTTCTGTCTTTTTCTGCTCATTGCTAGAAATTTTATTATCATACTTGGACGCAATATTATCAAACTTTTCTTTTGCAAGAGTAGCCTTATCTTGTTTTGCTGTTTCTTTGTATAAATCAGCAGTAACTTTGTCGGCTTCTTTCGCATCTAAATAAGCGTTATACTGAATACATGCATCATATAGTTTTCCACCATCATTCAGTTTTGCGGCTTTGTTTAACAAAGATTGGGAAATACGTTTCCCAGCTTTAGCAGCTTTCTTGATAGAAGCAAGAATCTTCTTATTCTTTTTCGTAGACTTGATTTTGCTGATATTTTTCTGTGCTGATTTGATATTCTTATTATCAGTTTTAACCGCAGTATTATATGCACTCTGACGATTGTTAATATTAGAAATCTTTCTGTCAATCAGTTTATTCTTAGAAGAAGTAGAAGTAGCATTGTCGAGTTTAGCATCATACAGTTCGTCTTTAGAATCATATTTCTCAACTTTGGAATCAGCAGTTGTCTTTGCAAGACTCGCTCTCTGTTCCGCTAAATCAGCAAGTTCCTGTCTGATAGTCTCTCTACTTAAAGCAGCCGTTTCTTGTGCTGTGTCGTTGGCAACTAAAGCAGCATTGTAATTAGCACATGCTTTTGATAATGTAGAGTATCCGTCACCAGAAATTTTAGAAATTAAAGAAGCTGGAATTTGCTTCTTCGCCTTGGTATAATTCTGTACTTTTTTATAGTAGTCATTTACCGCAGTTCTTGCTTTCACATTGGGACCCGAAGCGTCAACGTTGTAAACAGATATATTATTATCCTTTTTCGTTGCAGTTTTTAAATCCTTAACCGACTGATTCAAATTACTTTGTGTCGTTTTAGCCGCAGACTGTGCACTATTATCTTTCTTTCTAGTAAGCTTCAACTGACTACCAATAATTTTACTCTTAGCTTTATCACTCGTAGCATTCTCAAGTTTTGCATCAAGTAAATCATTCTTTGCAGAAATCTTATCTAAAGCTTTTTCATACTTGTCGATCGGAAGATTAGCCATTTCAGATGCTAAATCAGCAAGAGACTGTGTGAGATCTTGAATACTGGAAGTATTCTCAATCATCTGGTCGTTATATTTTTGCCATGCTTCGTCACCATAAGTAGTAGTCCACATGAGATCGTATATTTCTTTATTCTGTCTTTCAAGGGCATCAATTTCCTGTTCATACTGATCCTGCTGATATTTCAAATCAGATTTGGAAGCAGATAAACCGAATGTTTCCTTTAAGGAAACTAATGCTTTTCTACGATCAATCAGTTTATTAATCGAATCTATTTCTTTTTCATGGGAGTCAATTAATTTTTCTGCATAATTAACAGAAGCTTGCAGACGTTCTTCTTCAAGACTCTCAATAGTGTCGTAACAGCTATTTAACTTATCTGAATATGTCTGATATTCGGATATCTGAGTTTTGAGATTTTCGTCTGTAATACTGTCAATAGAAAATGCACCTGACTGAATCTTTGCGATCCACTCATAGGATAAACCAATCTGATTTAACTTCTCTTGATATACCTGTGCGGCGGTTGTATTGTCCTGGATCTCGGATTCTATCTGAGAAATATAAGCATGGTATCTTTCTCTTGTCTGATTCATACCAAACGCTTTGTCGAAAGATTTGCTAAGCTTTTCTGTTTCCTTAGAAGCCAATTTTAATTTCGTTTCAATCCAGTCGATGTCTTGTGCGGTTTCTTTTGCATCTTTAGCAGAGTCCTTCGCTGCTTTATTGGCTTTATCTATTGCAGATTTAGTAGATGCACCACCAGAATAGTTAACTTGTGGTTTATACGCATTTGTTGCTTTGTTCACAGCATTTTGTAAAATCTGATCAGCCGCAGTAGTAGCATATTCTTTATAACCATCTGTATATTTTCCACTTGTATCCATTGCGATAGCTTTTAAGCGAGCAAACTGTTGTAGTGCAGTTCCTGCGACTCCAAGTTGCGAACATAAAGCTGTAAGATTTGCAATATCCGCAGAAGTGGTGATTGTAATACTTGCTGCACGTATTTTTTCTGCTATGTAACTTGCTAGAGAAGCTTTTGTCACATCTGACATATCTGCTTCCTGTGCAAATGCAACGAGTTCTTCCAATGTAGCATTTTTTAAGTCTCTGCCTGTCTGTGCAGCATACTCCTTGCTTGCGGCTAATTGATAATCAACAATTTCAGATGCATTAGCGACACCCATTTGCTCAAGCATAGCTACTGTAGCTGTTTTTGTCTCTTCTGTTACATTTTTTAGTGCATCAGAATTATAAATATATGCCGATGCAAGATTATCAAATGCTGATTGACAAGCCGACAAATCAGACGGAGAATTGCTTACTGTTTTGATAAAATTATTATATGCATTTGCATATTCTTCTGTAGTATTTTTTAATGACCCGAATTGTTCTTTGAAGTCGTCATTATTTAGAATAGATGACCAATCAAAATCCTCTTTGTTGTAAACATCAGCATAGATTTTATCTAATTGATCTAAACCTTCGGAGAGGGCTTGAACTTGTGAGATTGCTTCGGTAAAAGAAATCGGTGTTTCTTCTGATGCTGCATTTTTCGTTTCTTCGATTTTCTGTTTTAATTCGTCCCAAGATAGAAGAGTACCTTCTGGGATTTCAAGTTTACTTGCAACTTGTAAATCATCTAAAGACAATTCTCCGACTTTATCATCGAACTCATCTTTTAGAAAACCTTGTACTTTAGTTTTTAATGGTTCTACATCATCATAATCATCAAAACCAAGTCTAATTTTTAACTCAACAGGATCTTCATTTAGAACTTTTGCGATAGTATTTATATATCCATCTAACTTACTTTTTACTTCATCTACAGACATAGAAGAAAAATCTTCCGTAAACAAATCAACTAAAGATTTATTTAAATCTGGATTATCTCTAATCTTAGATGCTATATTTGCAACATAAGCACCAACATCTTCTTTTGTTTTAAATCCATTTGCAATATCTTCTGTAATACTATTTACAATTAAAGAAGCTGCTGTTTGCGACTGCTCATTAAGTTTAGAATAATCTTCATTAGTCATTAAATATGCATTCGCAAGCGTATCAACATTTTTTAATTGGGAATCAATTTCTGCTTTATATGTCTGTATAGTTGCTTGTGCTGTACTTTTTACCTTTGCTAAATCATCACTTGTAAGTTCTCCCCATTTTGGAGCATGTGACAATTCTTCAAAGCCAGATGATTTTAAAGCGTCTTGAATTTTATCACTATTCCAAATGTTTTTATACTGTTCATATAATTCGTTATAAGTGTCTCTGAATTCATCTGGTGTTAATGTACCAGTTAATCTAGTAATAATATCTATTGCATCTTTTGCACCACCTTCTCCGTTAATATAAGAAGAAGTCTTTGATAAAGATGATTCTTTACCATTTATTTGATTTTTATAATTAGAAATAATGTCATTACCATCAGAATCTTCACCAGATACAATTAGTAAATTATAAGCTTCTGTTTGAGCCTCTTTATAAGCATCTCTAAGTTTTTCAACATTTCCCTTTAAAGATAGAATAGCATTACCTTCATCTGTATATCCTGTGATAAGAGTAGGAAACATATCTGCAATTTGATTAACTATATCGTTATATTCAGAATATTCGTCAGAAGTTAATGACACATTTTCGCCTAAATTATTAACACCTTTTGATAATGTTTCATATCTATCAGCAAGTGATTCTATTGTTTTAGCATTAGAATTTGCTTCTGAAATAGCAGAGTTGTAAGATTCTAATAAATTCTCTGTTCTTTCTTCTACTTCTTCTACGGAATCAGTCAATGCGTCATATGCTTTAACTAAACCAAAAATTGCTGTACCACCGAGAATCGCCCACCCAACAGGATTAGTAATTAACCATTTGCCTAATGCTTTAATATTTGCCCATATAGAAGCTGTTAATAAATCAAACGAGATTGCTTGTGCAGAATTTGCGGAAGTCAAACCAATCGAAGAAATAATAGCATCTGCATCAGCACCGATAATGCCTTTTGTTGCCAATGCTTTTAATAATTCTTCTTTAGTACATGTAGCATTAGCAATTGCCTCACCAGTTGTAGCATCAATTAACCCTAATTTGGTTAATAAAGCTTCTTTTTCAGTAGCTGATAACTGCGTTTTTGCTAAAGCTTGAGAAATAGCAGAGGCGGTAATACTATTTTCAGAAGATATAATACCTGCCGCTAATAATACTTGTTCCTGTTGTGCTGCATTTAGATTTTTGGTAGAAAGGACTAGTAATGCTTGTTCTTTTGATAATCCCGATACGGCAGATGACATTTCCTTTAAACTACTCGTATTTAATAATCCAGTAGCTCCATCAATTATTACTCGTGTATTCGAAATATTATTTATAACAGATTGCACATCTCTTAAATCATTTATCCATGTTTTGAATGTCATACTATTTTTTTGATGCTGTTTGAATACATCGTTATTGTAAACTATGGTGCAAAATGTTATAATTAAATGAAAAAGGAGTGAGATCATTATGAGCAAAAAAATTGCAAGTATTATATATGTTTTTATTATTGTTTTGTCTTTATGCGGATGTGGAAATTCATCAAATAATATTGTTGAAAAATCTAAGAAAATGATTGAAAATGATTTATCAAATAGTGTTTCAATATATTATTGTACATATAATGAAGATAGTAATTTCGCATATATAAAATTTCATTCAGATGAACTAGGAAATGATGAATCGTTAATTGACTTTAGCGATAATAAAATTTACTATGAAAGTGTATATTCCTCAATTGATAAAAATGATTATGATAAAATAATTGAATATGGTGATTATACAACCGCAATATATCAAATACAGAATAATGATAAACAATGGTCAGAATTACCAATAGAATAGGAGGTAACGTCAAATGAAAAATACACAGAGCAAAGATAAAGACAACAATAAAGAATCAACACGTAAACCATTACCACAATCAAGCATAGTGGGCAAGCGTAAAGAAATTTTCAATCTCAATACTATAAAAGAAAAGAAGAGCGGAGATAACTAACTTTTCTTCCTATCTCTATTATTAAATTTATCACACTTTTTACGAGTTTTACCAAATAAATCCAAGCAATATATTTCTGGTCTTTTACCTATAATAGACATGCTTGGTAATGGAGGTTTTTTCTTTGAAGACATATGATAAGATCCTTTCTTTTGAAAATGATTTTTATAAAGAGTTATATGAAGACGGAATCAAACAACGCAACCAACTTAATAGCAAATTCACACCAACTATTACAATATTATCTGCTGAAATAGGTGGTATTATTTGGATTATTTTTCAATTACTTAAAAATATCGAAGCCAATAATAATGCTATTCATACATCTGATATGTGTGTATTTTTATTTTTAGGATTTACACTGATTTCTTTTGTCGTAGCAATAGCAAACTTCATTCTATGTTTCACAAATTATGATTTCTCATATCCAAAACCAGACAAAGCAAAAACATTTATTGATAATAATAAGAGCTGTCTTGGAGATTACACTGAAAAAGAAGTTCTTAACAATATAATCAGGAATATATCAGATGATTACATAAAAATTGCTATTAGTAACTGTGAAGAGACAAATAAGCATTCTAACTGGCTCAATAAATGCTACATAGGCATTGTTATTACTTTGAGTTTGATGGTTGTTGATTTTGTGCTTGTGCTATTTTTATAGATATATTTGTTTAATAGAAGTTTCCACGAGCCAATACAATATTTTGTAGAATAAGAGAACTAATGTTCCGAATATACTTTTGTCGTAGATTGTGATAACATAAAATATATAATAAATTAACTTACTGAAATGGAGGTATAAATATGTCAAGAGACAAATATGGTCACTATGTAAATGACAAAGGTGTTGAAATTAAGGCATCTACTTCAAGTTCAGGAAAGGATAAAATTGATATTTATGATAGTTGTCCTGCTGAAAATAAGGATCATGGTTCTATTCACATTAATTTTAATTCCAACTCTGGAACCGGCACAATAACTGATACAACAAGTGGTTCAACAGAAACAACAAGCATAGGATGTTATTTAACAACAGCATGTATGAGGCATATGCAAAATAAATTTGATGATAATTGCTACGAACTTACTACATTGAGATGGTTTCGGGATAATTTTGTGTCTAAAGAAGATATAGAATTATATTATAAGAAAGCACCTCTAATTGTTGAAGCTATAGAAAATACTCCTAATAATAATAGTGTATATAATGATATATACGAAAATGTTATTGTACCTTGTGTTCGTGCTATTGAAAATAAAGAATATGCAAGTGCATACAAAAGATATAAAGACAATATATTATCATTGGAGAAAAAATATATTGTTTCAGCTGTATAGTAAAGCTACTATCTGGTACATAGTGTCTTCTCCAAAAAGACTAGAGACTTTCATTTATCTGCAAACCAGTGCGAAATTAAAGTTGATAGTTCGTTCTACAAAGAGTAGGATTCTTCATTTTTAATTTTCATAATTCACATCCTTTGAGAGATTGATAAAGAGAGTAGGAGAGTAGTACAATCAACGAGTCCGTAGTTATCGGCTACGGACTCATCTATTTATATATTCTCTCTTTAATTGTCGTATGTATTGGTTTCAATGTTGCTTTTAACATTCAGTAAGAAACAAATACATCCTTGTTCCTCTAAATGCTTTATATCTTTCTTGGCGACTTCTAAATCACTATTGGCGTAGTTATCCTCGAAATAAATAGAAGAACAGAAGTCATCAATTTTTAATGCGATGAGTTTTATGTAATCCATCTAAGCCACCTCCGCATTATAATAACCGTCTTTGCGAAGTAGTTTCCTGACGTAATCCAATCCCTTTTTGGTAACATATGTAACAGACCTCATTTGACCATCATGACAAGGTGTTTCCTTTACAGCAAATTTACCTTCTCTACGGAAACGTTCATATGGTACATTCACCTTATCTTTATCATAAAAGAATACTTTTTTACATCTAAGATAAGCAAATAATGTATATTCGCCAATGCCAAGTTCCTTTGCAACAGTATTCATCTGCATAAGACCTTCAGTGTTCATCAAATCATCATAAAATTCCTGAAGTTGCTTATTCTTTTCGATAAGCTCATTCACGATCTGTCCCTGTAAATCTGACGAGAGAGAAGAAAAATAATAGTTTACCATTTCCTGTTCTCTGCCTTCTGGAATAGCTGCACCTGTAAGTCGAATAGATTTAAGATACTTTTTGATTTCCTTCTTCATCTGCTTGGCAATAGGCTTTCGGGACTGCATACATACTTCATATAATCCGTCTTCCGTTAAAAACCATGCATCTCTGTTTTGACCTGACAGGAATAATGTTCCCATCAGCTTTTCATCATCTTCTACGGACTTTACCATTTTAGAAGTTTGCGAGTGTTCGATCCATTCAGCAACATCACTCGCAAGAAAAAGTGGTGACTCAATACTGTTATACACTTTAATTTTCTTTCCAAGAATCTCAGTCTCTTGGACAACTGCTAAAGTTGTATCATCATTCATAATGATATCCCCCTTCTGAAAAAATATATTGAATGTTTCAAAAGGAACGTGTATAATATGTAATGTAAAAACGTGATATACACGTTCCTGAATCCTTACTAAACTTTGGTCGGTGGAGTAAGGATTTTTTATTTGACGAAAACGTCAAATATGTGATATATTCATACTATACTAAATAACAGTTAAAGTCAATACAAAAATGCATTATTTTCAAAAATTGTAATAAACATCAAAGAAGGGTGCTTATATGGATAATGAATTATTAGTAAAATCAATACGAGAAATTTGTAAATCAAATAATATTACTCCATCTCAATTAGAAGCAGAATTAGGATTTGGAGCAGGTCTTATAAGTAGATGGACAAAGAGTTCTCCATCTCTTGATAAAATAGTAGATATTGCAGACTACTTTAACGTTTCCATTGACGAGTTAATAGGGCGTAATCAAAAAACATCAGAAAGCAACAATTTCCAGTTTGTATATTCATTAATTCAAATGACGAAAAATGGATATGTTAAATGGAAAAATAGTTGCCTTATGTGCGATATTAATGAAAATTATAAAACTATTATAGATATTGATTATAGCATAAAAAATTTTAATGATTATCCGAGAGATAATAGAAGAATTGATAGTTTTGTTTTAGAATATGATAATGGCTTTATCACATTAGAAAGCAGCATTATTATCAACCATAATTCAATACAACAATACGACGGGCAGTTATTTATTCAGCCAGATGAAAATACAGAACCTGTTTATCAAGAATGTGATCAAACTCAATTATTAGAACTCTATAAAACTATCAAAAGATCATATGGAAATAAAATTCCAGAGGATTTAGCAGAAAATTTCAAAGAAAAATTATATAATGAACAAAATATTAAAAGTTTACAAGAATTTCGTAGAGATTTAAATAATGTAAATATACCAACCACACAAGACATTGATAACATGTTCAGCAATGATGGAGTAATAAATGCAATCGTTAAATTGAATGATCCATCAATAAAAAGTATAGTAGATACATTTACAAACCCACAAATGATAAAAATGATTAATTCCGTATCAAGAATGCAATCATATATGAAAAAGATATCGGATAAAAAAAAGAATAATGATGATTAATAAAAGAGCAGGAGATTAGTCCTGCTCTTAATTATTTCTTTTTAAAATAAAATTCGCCTATTGTATTCGCAATGCATTCTGTTTCTATTGATAAAAACAACGACACAAAACTTATAATATCGTTAATAATAGGATTTGCAATTACCGAAAAATAAAATACACCAATAACTAATAAAAATATACTAAAAACAATATAAACTTTTCTGAAATATTTTCTTTTCTTTTTCTTTATTTTTTCACCGAATACATCATCAGCCGCATTTAATAAATCGTTAAAATGATTAAAAGATAAATCTAAAATTATATAACAAACAAATAGTAAGGAAATAATATTTATAAAAGCTATAACATTATTTATATATTTTTGATTATTTAAAACAACCCTAAAGAATGAAGCTGCAATAAATGCGGTAACTAACATAATAAAATTTCTTGGCGAGCTTTTACTTTTGTCATCTTTAGGATTCATATCTATCTTTTATTTCCTCATATAATTGAATTGATGCCATAATAAATGACGAAATATAATCTTCAAATAAATCTGTTGTTAATTCATTTGTGATATCATTAAATAAAACTCTATTTATGTAACTTATAACAGAACTATTGTTTGGATTTAAATATATTTTACCCAAAGCTATTTTGGAGTTTACATTATTTAGCGCATTTAGTGTGTACATAACACTATCATTATCTTTTAATCTAAACAACGTAGGACAATATATTGTCAATTGGTGTTCATCAGAACAATATACAATTAATTTTAAATCAATATTTTTTTTGATTTTTGATAGCTTTATCTTAGGTGTTACAAGAAAATTAATATCTTCGTCATCATCAAATTCAATTTCCTTATATTCAATTAATTTTGAACCTTTAAATACATTGATCAAATGTTGAGTAATTTCATCATATATCTCTTTTTTCATAATATTTTCCTCTGAAAAATTTATTGTAATACGAAATGTCTTTTGACTTAAAAATTAAAACTCTAATTATAGTTCTATCAATACTTATTTGAATATCATCATTTTCCCATATTTCTGTCCGGAAATTTTTAAATGTTTTTTCCATGTTATATTTATCTAAAATATTATGTACTCTTTTTATATATTTTCTTTTGTTTAAAATTATGTAATTATTCATAATAGTATTATCACTTTCTTAAATCTTATCATTGTAATCGTCATGCATTTTTTCATACCAATCAACAAGATTAAGTGTGTCTTCAATTAAAAGTTTTTCTTCCGTGAACCTCTTTTTTATCTGACATGCAACTTCTTTTCTCTTTGGGGAATTCTTTTCATAAAATTCCAAAGTTGAAATTACTGTTGTTTTATCTACCTCCTGATAAAATTCCAAAATATCATCATCTATATCATTGTTGCATCCATTTAATTCATTTTGCAAACGATTTATTTGCTCCTCAATGGTTTCACGCTTTTTAATATCTTTTTGAATTTTTTTCTTTAATTTCTTTTTAATAAAAAAGCTGCTCGACATTATGCTCTCCTTGTATTGCTTTTTTACCATTATATACCAATAATCGACAAAATACCATAAGAACATGTGTTTGCAAACTTGTTGTATAAAAGAGTAGCCAACCGACTACTCTTTATCTTTTTTTTATTGTAATGTCTTTACGATTCCACGCCAATAATCGAAACGTCCTTTGACATTCTCTTTGCTACCTGTACCACTCTGGACATACTGTTTATATTCTTCGTTAAAATCATATGTTGCAATGAACTCAGACACCTTTTCAGCAAGACGAGAGAATGATTTCTTATCTTTAACAATCCTATAGCCGCTATATAAAATTTGTGGGATACTTGTAGATGGGATTTTTACTTCGCCATCAAATGATTCATTAAATCTATCCATAGCTTCTTTTAATGTGTCAGCTCTATCGAGATACTGATCTGCATAATCAGTTACATAAGCATCAATATCTTTTGTTCTAAAAGATGTAAATTCCTGTTCCTGATTAGAAGAAATAAGCATCATAGCTTGGATAATTGTATCTCTGTCTGTTCCATTCTTACGCTGTGTCTTTGACATGATTTTATCCATAAATGGATGATTAGCGAGAGAGTAGACCATTTCACTAAATTCATCTGACTCATGTACTACACGTAGCAATTTTCCGTTCAAAGGTTTACCTGAATTCTGTCGTGCAAACATGATTTTTACTTCTTCATCTGTATAATCAGATAATGTGCAAAATTCTAAAGTACAAGCAAGAAGTGTTTCTTTTACTTCGTCATCGAGTTTCTTAAACTTCTTTCCTGCTATTTCATATTCCTTAATGACTTGTTCTCCATTTTCTTTTACAGATATGAATACATGTGGAGTATCTTTGCTTAATGAGAATACGTCGTTGATGTAATCAATACAAGTTGATGTCCTCTGAGAACCATCTAACGGATAAATTATATTTTCTTCTTCTACGACATAAATTGGATTAACTGGGATACCACTTAATAAGCTATGAATCAATAGGCTTTTCATGCGAGTATTCCACTGCCCAGTCGGACGTTGTAAGCGGTGTTCAAAGGATATATTGCCTTTTTTATTCTGATTGTTTATCCACTGTAAAGTTCTTTCTTTGCTAGAATTTTTCATCGTGTTACCTCCTTCAAAAATTGAAAAATTTTCATATTTTGAAGATAACACAGATGAAATTTTTTGTAAAGATTTTTGAAAAATTTTAATTATTTTTCGTAACTCAAAATTCGACAAAACTAATGTTCTGGATTTATGTAGTTAGAATAATATGGTAATATAATACCAAGCAAACTGCGACTGTATTACCACATTGCAGTCCGTTCTGGGCAAATACAAATTCCTGAAAAGTTATTTTACAGGAAAGGATGGTAGAAGAGATTGTACATTGTTATATTATTGTGTGCAATCATCGGATTACTTGCGGTGCGTAGATATTTTAAATCACAAGATCATGCCATTGATCAGATTGCTAATCATCCAGAAATGTCCGATGAGAAAGCAGACGCTATCGCAAGAATTTCGACAAAACAACATAAAATCTTTAAGAAAGCTAATTAATTATCATTCTCCAATTGTATTCATATTCATCTCAATTATATATTCTCTATTTTGAGGGCATGTCTCACGACTGTCCTCTATTTTATTTATTTTACAAAATATCTATAAACTACTTTCAATTATAGAGACTGTGTGTTATACTGCGAACGGATACTTTCGTATTCCGCTATATAATTTTTCACTTACATTGTACACACCAACAATGTAGTAAAGATAACATCGTGTAATGCGATGTTATTTTTATGTTGTCATATATTTATTCTCTGTTTTTACTCGATTGAAATCGAGATTTAATTGACATTTTATATGAATAATCATATAATAAATTTATCCAACCATATGACTGAAAATTATTGACAATCATACGATAGTTCATAACTATTAAGCATTGGTTGGAGGTGATTCAATGGAGCAAATATTTAAATACACCACTGAGTGTAATTCTTTATATAATGTGGTTGCTTTATTAGTATTATGTACTCTACTTGGGTTTATATCATGGCTTTGCTATAAAGTTATAATATCTTTTGTCAAATTAATCCAATACATAGTTAATAAAATTGCAAAATATAAAGAAATACACACAAAAGCTCAGTACAGAGATGCTTCATTAGAGATTGATTTACAACAAAATCAAGATGAGATGGGGACTGAGTAGAGCAGTTCCTATTTTATTTATTCTCTTTTTATTGTGTGTTTCTTCAAACTTACGGTACACACGAACCCTACTGTTGTCCTATTAACAATGTGCTATTTAATAGGGTGAAAGTAGCAACACTCTTTTACGCTTTTATATCTCAGTCACGAGAGTAGTGCGATAACTACGCATGGAGTCCCTTTTACAAGCTATTAATAATAACTCAAAATCGTTTAGACTCTCTGAACACCTCCACTATAATATTCTCTATTACAGTAGAATCCGTTGCTGATTGCCGATTTAGTCCATTAAGGACATGATACTTAGGGTTTTCCCATATACCCAAATAACCTCCATTTCTGAATTTGACTTTTCTTGTTGTCACCAACATCCTTTCGGAATACATTCACGCTCGCCATTTCTAGCCACGTTGTAGTGTGTTATTTTATATATACGGTATATTTTATTTCTTCCCAGCACTGTGAGGTAGCAACTCACAATTACGATTTATTTTGAAACATCTATAGGTTGACTAGACCTAATCTTCCCAACTCTTGATTGTTGTCTTGAGTTAGGTGGGCATATTCAAAACAATAACAATGATTTGAAAAATTACGCACTCACGTAACATTTACCGATGTTTTTAAAAGCTAATACGCCTGTAATTCCTAAAGCAGCCGTTTTAAGTAATCCAAGATTGCCTGTTACAAAACCAATTCCTTCAGACAATTTAGTTAAACCATCAACAATAGTACCTAGATCTCCACGATCAACCATTTGCTGAATTGTACCAACCCAAGTTTCCTTGAGTGCGTTGATACGGTACTCTAAAGATTGCTCAATGGTTTCCATTTCCTTGTCGCTTGAGCCTGCACTTTGTTCCATTTCATCAAGAGCCTTGGTAACGCCTTTATAGTTCTGAATAAGAGCAGCACCAGCCTGAGCCTGTGTACGACCAAAAGCTTTAAGAAGGAAATCATTTTGTTGTTTCTGTGACATTTCATCCCAGATGTCAGCAATTTCACCAAAGTAATCAGTTAAATCTTTAAATTCTGTAGTAGAACCTTCTTTAAAGATAGATATACCTTGTGCGTGTTCTGCTGTTTTAGTAAGATCAATTAATTCTCCTGTTATATTGGCTAAATCTTCCGAGTATTCTTCTGTCGATTCGTCAAATGAACGAACACGAAGTGCAACACTACGAAGGGCTGTACCGCTTTTTTCCGCATTTTGCAATACCTCTTGTATACCTGAAAACATTGCTAAACCATCTTGCACTGATGTTCCTACAGCGGCAAGGGCGGCGGCAGAACGTTCCATACCTTCAACAATATCTTGGTTAGATAAAGCCATTGTGTTCAATCTGTTACTTTCCCATTTTTAATGGTACTGACCATAATTATATGGCGCATAGTCATTTCTGGCTATGTCTCACGTTTCATTATTAGATTATAGCGTGAGATCGGACTATATATTACACCCTCTTATTTATTAAAGTAGGGTGGATAACTTCGGTAAATACGCTTTTTATCACAATATAAACCACTGTAGTCTCTACGCATTCTTGATAATTACTCACAACAAAAAGAACTATCTTTATTATATTTTATACCTGTAACAGAACTCCATCTCAATCCAGATAAAATTCTACTTATTGTTCCTTCTGAGGTATCAAACATTTTAGATAGTTCTACTTGAGAATATTTATTTTGTTTTGATAAATCAACAATTTTCAAAACTTGTTCTTTTGTTAATTTTGCATTTGTGTTATTTTCACCAAGTTCTGATAAACGAATTTTATTTATAGACTCTTTAGAATGAATTAATCCATTTTGCCCTTCGCCACCAATTGTTTGATTATATCCTTTTTTATTTAATATATATGTATCATAATAAGAAATCCAATATTTTTCTTTTTCATTTAATTCTTCTGATGTATCTGCACAATCAATTATACTCCATTTTAAATTATCAACACCATATTTTCGTATCGCTCTATAAAATGGATAATTGTAACTAATTTCTGTTTTTATTTTAGATTTTCTTATATGTTCATTTATTCGTTCTTTTAATTCTCTATGTGTTTGTCCTATATAGCTCTTGCCATTGGGCAATAAACATCTATATATAATCATATTATTCACCTCCTATAAAGTGAATAATCATCAAGTCTTTGCTCGGTCTCATCCTTCTCAGGACTTTAACCGATATAGTTATCTACTATGCTATATTTTTATAGCACCATACATTACTGTATGTTTGGGCAATAATTTTACCCAGCTTATTTATAGGATCCATAATTTCAGATTTTACTTGATCTGGATCTATTGACCACGCCTTCATAATGCTGACCAAGCCACTCTGACTTTCATCAACACTCATACCAGGAGAAATAGAAGCAAATTGAGAACTGAGTTTTGCCATTGTTGTTGCAGCCTCATTTGTGGAAAATCCCAAACGGCTCCATGCACTTGCCTGATCAATAATTTCTTTTGTAGTAACACCCATCTGTTTTGCTACGTTATTAGAATCATAATAAAAATTCTCAAGCTGATTCTCATTCATCGCTGTAGTTTTCTTTAAGTCAACTAAAGCAGTATCAAGTTCTATAATAGTAGAAACGGCTTTTTTAACTCCGTTTATCATCCCATAGAATCCAACATACATACTTAAATAGCTTTGCATCTGACCAATGAAACCGTATGTAGACTTTGTTTTAAAAATATCCCAAAGAGATTTTCCAGCTCTACCAGCAGCAATTTCAGCATTTTCAATTTTAATAATTTCTTCTGTGATTTTTCTTAAATTGATACTTGGATCACCAGATTTTAATTGCATTAACAATGCGTTAAGACCGGCTTTGGCTTCCGCAGAATATTTTGTATTCTCTGCTAAATCTTTATTGATTCTCTGAATAGCTTTCTCAACACCGACTTTAATTGTACCTTTTTCAGCAGCAGAAAGATTCTTGAATTCTGTAGCAGCTTTTTCGCAATTCTGTGTTAATCTGTTAATCTGATTTTGTTGTTCTTTTGTAAGTTCAGTAACACCTTGCAATGAAGCTTTATAGTCTTTAAGTGCATTATTTGCATTATCTAAATTTGCAAGTTTTGTATTGTATTCTGTACTTGGTTTGAAATCAGATGGATACGTTTTTGCTTGAGTAATGATATTTTGATATTTATCAATAGAATTTTGCAAAGAATTCAACTCTGAATTTAGAGTATTTTTTAAAGAGTCTTTTAATCTATTAACCGATTCAGCCGATCCATTTGATGCCTGATCGAGCCGATTTATCACGTCAACATATCTTTTCCATGTATCTGTATCTACATTCTGAGGATTTATCATAGAAGATAAAACTTGTCTTGCATCATAAGCTTCTTTTTTTAACTTTTCAATTTCCTCAATTTGTCCTGCAATTTCATATGACTTCTTACCAGTACTTTTATCAGAAGCTTTAAGGTTATTAAGTTTTGTAACAGCATTCATGTAATTCTGAATTGCTTTTTCGGCTTGCTCCCATTTTGACTGGATTGCCCTTGCTTCTTGTTCCACATTTTTTGCAACTGCTTTTGCATTATATACTGTTTCACTTGCATTTAAGACTTGTGGTGTACTATTCTCACCAAGGTAATAAGAACTACCATTTCTCAATGTTGCCTTATATGAAATATTTGTACCGTCGACAGTTTGTTTAGTAGTCTTGACTATCTTTGTGATTTGTTCTGCCTGTTCACGAAGTATTCCAAACTTGGCAATTATATCATCAAAACCTTCTGTATTAGGGGTGAAACTGATATTGTCAAGTGCCTTGTCAGTTGCCACGGCTTCTTGCTGTACTTTTTGTTCAGATTGTGCAACCTGTTCTAAGTTTTCAGAAGTCTTAGGAAATGTGTCTTTCATTCCAGATGAAATATTCGTTTTCTGTCCAATCTTACTCTGTGCATCAGCCAACTTCTCAGCTTCTTTAGCAGCATCTTGATATGCATTACTAATATTCTCCACTTGTTTGACAGCACCACTCGTATTACCACCCATGTTGTTCATGTTTTTATTAACATTGAGAATATTCTGATTCAATTCAGCAAGTGACTTATCAATGTTCTGGATAGAAGAGAGTAGTGTCTTCGTACCAGAATCATCTACTTTACCAAAAGCCTTACTTAAACTTTGTACTTCGGATACAATACTTGATAACTCTTTTGATAAATTCTCGAACTGTTTAAAATCACCTGTTCCCTTACCAAGAGAGTCAAGCATCTTTTCGAGATTAGAAATTACATTAGATAATTTCTTTTCATCAATATTAAATTTAATTGTATATTCTCTACCCTCAACAGTATCTAATCTGTCTTGGACTTGTTTCATATCTTTAAGCAGTTTTTCTACATTTGATTTAATTTCTAAATCATACTGATATGTACCTGGCATTTCCTACCTCACTTTCTTAAAATTTGTTCTATTCTTTTATTGATAATGTCATCCAAGCGACCTCCAAATCCGCTTTCAATATCTCGTTCAACATACATATATGGAGGCAATGATTGATGTTTCATCCACTGACCATAACCGTGCTGACCACCCATAAACATATAATCAAATGCAAGACTGGCATTTAATTTTTGATGATTACCTTTTTTATTAGAATATTTCCCGTCTTCTCTTGGTGCATCATATGTATTTCCCCAACCATATCCAGCCCAACCGATATAATTATCCATTACACCTGAATCTACTGAAAAATGAAGGACATTTCCTTTGCCTCTTGTTTTTGTAGAATCAAGAATTTTCATAAAGTTGTATGTTCTTTCATATGACTGTGGAGTATAGTCGTTGTACCAATCTATCAATGAATATCTGACAGATTCTTTTAGCAGTTCATTTGCTTGTGGTGCGACTTCTTCTGCAATATGATTTTCAATTCTGTCTAACTTCTTTTTAAAATCTGCATATATATTTTTTGCCAATTTCATCACCTCCAAAAATTTCACTATAATTTCACTATTTTTACACTAAAATATGAGAGCAGTATTACAACTCTCCATAAGAAAAGCCCTATACGCTGTGACACGTATAGAGCCTAATATTTAATCTAAATATACCTCTGGAATAAAAAACAAATCATCTTTACTATTGTGTTCTTTCTTATAATCTTTAATAATATATTTTGCAGTTATTTTATTAACACATTTAGCAGCTTGGTTAATATCATCTGTAACTTCTGAATTAAACGTTAAATAATAGTCTGGATTTCCATTTGAGATACATATATACAAGTTTTTATTATCCATAATTCACTCCCTTGAAATTTGAATTTACTTATACCTCTTTAAATCCACCATTCTTAGCAAACTCAACAACCTTATCTAAATCTTCCTTTGGAATCTCATCGAGCTTCTTACTTACAACGTCCATAAGCGGTTTGAGAGTAGCATTTGCCAAATCAGAAATCCTTCCAATCTGTTTGCTAATAAACACCTGAGTAGTTGTCTCATTAAACTGAGTATCTGACTGCTTCATTGTTAAAATGGTTTTAAATTCACTTAATTCGCTCATAGGAATAAGTGGATCAGCTTTATCAGAACCAACCATTAAAATATCAAGTAAGCCAGATGATTTAAGTGCATCATATCCATTGATAAAACCTTTATCATCCTCATCAATCTCAAGATCGGTATATAATTCAATAACGGCACGACAAAACTGTACATACTGAGCAACAGAATTTACTCTAATCTTATCTGTTTTACGATATTTTGTTACTCCGTTATCATCATAAGATTCCTGCTCAAATGTTGTCTTATCTACAATCAACTGTGCATAAGCATCTTTCTTAATGAATGATACATATGGTGTAATTTTGATTGTCTCTTTAACAAATCTATCCTTTAACTGCTGATTCGCCATGTTATTGTATCTCTCTACAAATTCTAAAAGTCTCATATTCCTTTTTCTCCTTTAATTCTTATTTTTCTTTGCTTCTCTACGAAGTTTTTTCAACTGATCATATTCAATCCAACCACCATATTTAAGATTTCTACAAATAAACGTAAGGTTGGTTTCTGGGTACTTAGCCCACATCATTTTTCTTTTTAAAAGTGACATACTATCTGGATTACCCTTCACGTCAAAAACCTGTAAAGTGCCATCAGACCAGACGACATTAAAATCACTTCTATATTTAATAGGTAGAATTGTTTTACCTTTATATTTAAATTTATCTTGAAGAACATATTCTACTTGGCGTTCATATGATAATATTTCTCCACTTTTCATCTTAGGTTCTATATATTCTTGTAAAAATCTAAGCTCAGTAAGACTGTCATAAGTTACACCTTTATATGTTCGATTTTTCTTACCTTGTTCTGAAATATCTACATGATATTTCGATTTAGCTTTTGCTATTTCCTTTCACTCCTTTACATAATAAAAGAGCAGCTTCCGAAGAAACCGCTCTTTCATAATTCTTATATTCAATTGTCATATGTACTTGGTTAATTATTAATAATCATAGGATAAAGTTCCCACTTGGCGTTGGGATATTTTTCAATGTATTCACAAACAATTTTGTGTACTTCTTCCATATCACCTGCATTCTTGTCAATATGAATTACTTTCCCACCAGTTACTTCAACTTCTTCACATATCAAATTAAAATATGTTCTCATAAGTAATCCCTCCTATCGCTTAATACAAAATAGTTCATATAGATCTACTTGTAACACATGTGATAGAGAAACTGCGTTGGACAAAAGAATATCAGAAGTATATTCATTTTCCAAATTGGAAATAGCAGTGGAAGACATACCACTTCGTTCTGCTAATTCCGCAATAGACATATTATGTTTATATCTGTATTCTCCAACTTTGTTCTTCATGTATTTAGTATGTATAGAACTATTTTTATTATGCATATAATATAAAAGAAACTTATAAGTTGAATTGATAATTTATTTGATATGCTAGAATTGTTGACACTAAAAATTATCATTCCTTAAATACTCTTGGTATTTTTCAGAAATGAATTTCATACTTTCTTCTGCTTGACCATTCTCCATATTATGATCGCTTAAAAGCTTTTCATAATTCTTGTATGTTTTGAATACATTATTAAAAGCTTCCTTATTCTGTTTCTGACCATTAGAGATGGAAGAACAAAAATCTAAAATATATTTTCGCTTTCTTTCTAGGTTATTATCTAATAACTCAGATTCAATATTCTCTATACCTTTGGACATTTTAGTAATTTCTTTGTATTGCCAATTATCATGTTTTTCCAATATGGCTATTCTTTTGTCAATGGTTTCTTTATCTTCTTCTGCACCAGTTTTAATGCGGAATCTATTTTTAAAATACGATATAATTTCAATAATTTCTTTCGCCCCAAACAAAATTGCAAAAAATCCTAAAATTACCAACACATAATTAATTTGCGCTAAATTTTCTATTGCTTCCATACATACAAATTCCTACAATCTTTATAATAACTGAATGAATTCAGATGCAGTAACCTTTAATCCATCATCTCCGAATTTTTTCTTTGAAGCAGTGACAAGACCATTTCCATATGTACCTGGATATTCAACTCCATTTGGATCAAAACCATTAAGATATAATAATATCTCAAGCGCAGTAACCATATTCTGTGTTTCTCCTTTTTTAACATAATGAGAGCCAAGTGCTTTCCTAGTTGCAGAACCAAGTTTACCATCTTCAACAAGACCTGCTTTATAATCTAAGTTGATGGCGTGTTGCAATACTCTTACTTTCATCATATTTGTTTCTCCACCAACTAAACCATCGGTAACAATTTTTACACCTGTGAATTTAATAGCTTCACGTTGACCACGTTTTACTAATTTATTTCCAGATGTGACACTCTGGATAGTTGTGATAATTGTATTCTGAGATGTTTTAGAACCATCTGTATATGCAACAATTACATGTTTGCCAGGTGCAACAATAATATCACCACATTCGATATACTCTGATTTACCAAGATATTTTGATGCTTTTAATTCTTTAAATAATCCACTTCCTACTAAAGCACCACCAATGTTGCCAGAATATACAGCAGAAGAAATGACAGGTTTTCCATATGCAACATTTACAGTACATGCTGCTAATTCGGAACAATCAATTTCCACAGGTGTCTTTACATTTGCTACAATCCAATTAACGTTTTTTAATGCGTTATACGATGTAGTCCTGTGTCCCTGACAATAACCAAAATTGTTATTTAATGCAATAGCTTTGGCAGCCGCACCAATTTTAACTGCGTATTTTCTATCAGCACATCTATAAACTCTTGTCTGACCAAAATTATAAATATTTCCACATTTGACTTCTTTGCCAGTCTGATCACCAGCTTTACCTCCAGTTGTTTTACCATATTCGTTTGCAGAAGCCCATGCACATAATACAGCCATAACAAACTCCTCCTTTCAAAATTATTCCTTTGGATTTTTATAAGTAAGAGCAGTAGTAGAATCTCCAATACCTCTAGTCGTAGGATCAGTAATTGCATTAAATAAAGATACTAACGCCATTACAACGACATATGGATTACTTATTGCCTGTACAAACGTTTCCCACACCTTTGACCAAGTTGTTAAGTCGGATGCCTGTAATCCAAAATATGTAAGGATAGGAATTACAACAGAAATAATAACCTGTGTAATAAATAAAATATTCTCTTTGTTAAAACGAACTTTCCAGTTGATTTTGTTCATAAATTTTCCTTTCCATAGGAGAGTAGTAGCGACCTGACTATTGATTACGTAATCGTTCACTCACAGGTATGACATCTACTTTTATGCTCATTGTCTTGAGTAACCTATTTATTCATAATTTTTCCATTTCATATATACTTCTTTAGTATCATTTTTAAGAAAAATCATTACAATAATTTTTCTATCATTTTTAGGACTATAACTTGGATATAAATCAATAGGATATATACCAGAATCAATATAGAATGTTTGCTGATCTCTGTTATATATACGGATAATTTCTTTTTCGTTATAACTCCTTGGTTTTAAATTGCTTTCTATAGTCATTCCTTCTATTCCTCATATAACGTAAAAAATAGGGAACATAAAACCGTTGAATAGTAATTATGTTCCCTATTTATATTTTTCAAAATCACTATTCAACATTACCATCAGTCTTTTCCTCGACTTCCGCAACAACATCATTTTTAACAGATTCATTATCTGTTTTCTTTTCTTTCTTATTTATAGTTTTCTTTACCTGCGCCTTCATAATTGAAGCAATAGATTTCTGATAGCTCTCTCCAAAATTATCCTTTTTTGATAAATCAAGTTTGGACAGTTTCTCTTTTGCTTCAATATCAGTTATTCGTCCATCTTCATACGCAGAAGCAATTCTATCAATTTCGTGACAATTATCACTACACCAACAAAAGTACCATGTTGGTTTACTTTTGTCTTCTGGATTACATACTGGGCAAAAACTGTATTTTTTTCGGCATAACATACAGGTTCTCAAATCTTTATTAGCCATTAATCCTCCTTATAAGAAGGGCAGTGATTAAACTGCCCAAGCAATCTTATTTAGATATCTTCCTCTTCTTCATCAATGTAGTAAATAGAGAAAAGTTCAGAATCTGTAGAACATGCGTTAAGCATCATAGCTCCTTTGTAATCCATTGTCTGAGAATCACCGCCCTGAAGTGCAAGAGTAAACTCTGGACTTGGCATAAATGATGGAATGTGAATGATTGCAGCTCTAAGAGTTTCTGTATCACATTTATCAACAACTAATGCCTTGAAAAATAACTCATGCGCTTTCGGGAATTTCTTACCAGAGTTGGTAATCTTAGCACCGCTATGAATTGTCTTCTTGTATTTAACGATGTACTGTGTCTCTCCATCTGCTGTTGGTGGAGTTAATACATCGCTCGCAGGTGTATTGTCAGGTTCACCAGATGCATCTGTATGTACAATAGCAAATTCTGTTGCAGTAGCAGAAGTACCTTTTGTATATAATTCTTTACCCATAGAACCTTTTGGGGATAGAGAGTTTACAACAACAGAACCATCTACATAACCAGTAATATCAAGTGTTTCACCTGCCTTTACAAGCTGAATCATCGGCATAACAATACCTTTGTCTTCTGTTGCAATCTCTGCATCTGTGGCTGAGATAGCTTCGACAACTGCAAGATTAAGAAATGCATTAGTTGCAGTTACCTCGCCTTTTTTACCCGTATATTTTCTATATACAAGGTTTCCATCCTTATCATTGATATCAGTAGAATCTGCTGTAATATCAATATTGGCTTCTGTAAGCTGAGTTAAAGCATACAGAGGTGTACCATTTGCTTTTGCACCGTAACCAAACTGAAGTCTATCAACGATTACGTCACCTAATTTAAATGCCATATTAATTTTCCTCCTTTGAAATTTGTTATTTTTATGCAATAAAAAATGAGCGATTATAAATCACTCATAAAATTAATTAAGTCATTTGGGATATCTTTTGCACTAACCATGCCGCCATAAATACCATACATAGCTGCAACGCCCTGTTCATATTTCTGTATTCTTTGTACAGAGTCCATGAACTGACATATATTAACTTGTTTTAAATCATCTAACTTGTATTTAAAGCCAGGATGATTTATGCAAGCAGACACAAGAGGTAAGAGAGTGGAAGATCCTTTCTTGTCTTCGATCTGTTGTGCCTTCATTCTATCTTCTTGTAACATCCAATGCTTTGTGGTTTTACCTTTTGCCTTTTCTGTTTTCGGATGAACATTCATCATTGTACGAATATATTCCGCAATCTCTAAATATTCATCATCATAAATAAGGATGTTCTTATCTTCGTTAAATAGTGCCAAGTGGTCATATTCTGTATCTTGTTTATTTTTCTTTGCGGGAGTCAACACAAATCCATCAAAATTAAAATCTTTAAAAATTAAATTTAGTGGTTCTTTATCTTGTACAAGTTGATACATTATATAAAATACTTCAATGTCTTTGGTTTTGTTCCAATCCTTGTGAAAAGTATCATATAAGAAAACCCTAATTGATGTTGGGTTATTGAGAAAAGGTGATAAAGATTGATAAAATCTAGTTTCCCCAACTTCAAGAATATCTCCGATTGTTGGTACAGAAATTGTAATATTATTTATGGTATAATCTTCACCAAAATACATTCTTAATTTATCAAAATGATATTCTGATTTTTTATTATTAGATTTATTTTTCTCAGAATCTTGTTCTGCGGCATTTTGTAGATTGTCTAGCGTTTCTAATACATCCATTTAATCACCGCCTAACTCCATAATTGGTGATAGAAGTCTTACCATCAATTGTTTTGTGAATTCCATTAGTATCAACAACTTGGAATACAAGAGTACGAACGAGATAGTTATTATCTGTTGTGGATTCTTTAGAAGATATGAGATGAGTCTGCATACCAAATATATTAGACCAGTTGAATCGTTCTCTTATAATAGAAGCGATTAAATCATGGCGTGGAATACCTGTTAATTTATCATTTCTGTCATTACCATGAACAAAAATAGTAAATGTAATATTCGTATACTTTAATGTATCCTGATAGCGAGGCATTTCATCAAAAGATACTTGATAACAGATATAATGTTTTACCTCAGTCTGAGTGTCAGGAATAAACAAATAAGGACGGATATTGGATGTTCCACCAAAATATCTATCCCATTCCCCAAGAGGTTCATACTCTTTTGTATCTTCGTTCCATTCCCAGTTGATATTACCATCATCGTCAAAAAGTTCAGATTCTAATGACTTCTCATTAAGTGCATATAAAAGACATGGATTAAGCATAAGTGCTTTTTCAATCTTTTTCTTATACTGAATATTTTCATCATCAGGAGTAGTCTTATATGCACGAAGCTTATTTAACAAATTATTTTTTGTAACTAATTTTTCTGCCATAAAGCACCTCCTATTCAGTTAATTCTAACGACAAAATTTCAGAGTTAATTGTCAAGTTATCCTTAATAATTTCACACTTAACAGACAGTATTTTGCCGATAGTAGAGGTGTCGTTGGGAAACTTTGCTTTCTTTTGGTTGTACTCTGTACCAACTCGCCATGTTACTTTATCAGTCCAGTCTTCATTATTAATAGAGCAAGTCCATGTAAAGGTTGCATCAGCATATTCAGTTGTAATATCTTCATTGGAATCGTTGAATAGATTTACTGTAAGATTTTTATAAGAGCCACCAACTTTAATTGTTGAAGTGGATGCTGAAATTCTTGCTGTGATAGAAGATGGTGGAGTAGTTGGATTAGATGGATCTGTTGGGGCGATTTCTGAATCGAAATAGTTCGCATACATTTCACCTGTTTCAAGATTGACATAATCAGTATGCTCGTTCCAAAATGCTGTATATATAGTAAGCTTTTGAATACCAAATGGCATTGAATTTTCAACCTTGGTCACTGTCCATACGGTAGGATGTTCTGTTAAAGCACTTGCTACAACTCGCATATTTTTAGAATCTTCAGAAGTGTACCAAAACTTCTCTGTAATAGAGTTCATTGGCAACCATATCTTATCCTGATTATCTGTGTGCGTAAAATATCGGTCTGTGTAAGTTCCAATCGTGTAAGAACTTTGCTGTCTTAAACAACACCACATACGTCTCTTGATACGTTTATCATTATTCTTTTCAATCCATGTAAGTTCATAATTTACTGGTAAAATGAGATACTTTGGAAACTGATTTGCAGGTTCATCACGACAGATAATCCACTTATGATAAATTCCTCTATCATCTGGAACGTCCACGAAAAGTCCTATCGGAAATGTCGCTCCATAGCGTTTCCTAAAATCAGTCTCATAATAATAAAGATCATCACCTTTATTGAATCTTACAGGCTGACTTGGGCGAAACATAAGATAATATTCCACTTGATCTTTGTCCATTGACTGATAAGATTTGATAATAAACTTTGCATCTATCTTTGTCTTATTAGTATTTTCATAAGTCATACCTTCAGCAAGTGAACGTGTAATTCCATGTTCATCTGTGAAGAAGTCATCATGAAAGTAGTCATAAATGTAACAGGTCGTGGAAGTAATACTGTTATCCCAAGTTTCTTCCATCAAAAAATCAGATTCTTCTTTATAAATCTGACCTAAAGTTTTCGCATTATTTGTTTTGGCGTTAGCGATTCGCCGTGCTGTCTGTAAGCTTGGCATCACCAACACCTCCTTCAAACATCTGCTTAATGTAATTGTGACTATCTAAAATAGCCCTACGGAATGTCATGTAATCAAACTCATCGGATGTAACTTCGTCATAAGCGGCTTGCAAAGTAGCCATTAGTGTGACCATAATTCCATTGTTATTAAATAGAGTCTTTGTTCCACTAAATTTAAACATAACATTGTGAAAAAATATAAGAAAAGCTTCATCATTCTCAAATATTTTTTCTTCTATTTGATTATCCTTATAAAGTAATAACTTATGGACATCGTTGTGCATTGCATGTGCAGCTTCTTTAATTTGCCTTTTAGTGAACGAACCATATATATATTCCATAGTTATTCACCTCGCACATATGAATTATTAATATATCCATGACTTGCAAGTTTTCTACTAAATTCATGCTGTAATGTATCTAATCTACTTTGCATATCTTTATATGGATTCTGCATGTTTTTTTCTTCTTTTGTTCCTAATGCTCTAGCAGTAAATTTTGCAGAGTCAACCTGTGGTTTTAACCATTCAATTGTCATTCCAAGAGTGAACAATCCTATAACATATTCCTTATCTGCAAAATCGCTAACAGGATATTGCATCTCAAATTCAATCTGTTCCATTCCGTCATCCATATTAAATGAAGCGAATTTCCTAATAACTCGTTCATCACCTGCAACCATGTGTAAGCGTTCAGTCCATGTTTCATTAAGATCGTTTTCGTCAAGAGAAAGTTCTTTCATATCTGAAATACGTCCTCTTGTTCGTGAAAAAATTGTTTCATATGGAAGCGTCATTGTGAGCCTCCTTTACTACATATTCAATTTTAAAAGTAACTCTGTTCCAAAAATAGAATCAAGCGTCTGAATTCTCTTAACAGAATCAAGTGTTCCGTCATCAACCATACTTGTTGCAATAGTTTTTAATGCTTCCTGTGCTCCAATTGGAAGAGAATAGATTGCTTTTTCCATTTGCGAAGGAGTCATCTTTAAAATATCTCTTAAATCATTTGTCGAGTGAAGAGTAGAATATAAATCATCAAGTTCTGGATGTAATGCGATAAAATCCGCATCCTGTACAACAAAACGAGGTTTAAACATCATCTTGTCACCCTTTCTTGCTGCATAATCCAAATCTCTAAATTCAATTTCCTGAACGTCATCAATATCTGCAAATGTATATAAAGTATCTGATTTAAGTCCAACATAAAATAATTCTCCTGCGGTAAGAGACACACATGGAATCATTTCTGTTGGCTCAAACTTCTTTTTTTCTGATTTCTTTTCAGCCACATCAGTATTAGTATTTTCTATTGCTTTTGTGGTGGTCTTTTTTGTATATGCCATTTATTTTTCCTTTCTATCCAATATAAAAAAGAGTGGCTAGATAAACTAACCACTCAACCTTATTTACTATTCAAGAGTCCACTGACCAAAGTACTGTGGTAATACTACCTCAACACCCATTTCTCTCTGAACTTCATATTTCTGGAAGTCATCAGCGTGTTCACCCTTCTGAGTACCAGACTCATGAATCTGAGTTTCACCCTTATCTGTAAACCACACGAACTGTTCCTGATTCTTTGCAAAGATAAGAAGTCTCTTATCGTCAATAAGTCTCTTTGTTACATCATTGAAAGCAAATCTCTGAGGAATCTCAATAAGTTCTGTTCCTTCGTATGTACCGAGGCGACCAGTCTTTGCAACATCCTCTTTCTGAGACAAACTTCTCCAATCAACTTCTGTAAGACCATTAAGTTTCTTCAATGCAGTCTTTGTACCCATAATAACAACTTCTGCACTATTAGCAGTTCCAACATCCTCAAGAAGTGTATCAAACTTGTCCTTAGTAGAAGCAGATAAAGCACCTGTTTTTACAAACTGAGAGTTGTTAGGTAACTTAGTTGCAGCACCATAAATTCCTGTATAGCAAAGTTCCTGAACTTTATATACAAACGCTTCTGCAATCTTATCTGTCAGCTCAGTAAAATCAATACGTCCAAGTAAAATAAGATCAATATCCTTACCAATCTTTACACCATACTTCTTAGTATGAATCTTGTGTGCTGTACCTTCATTTAAGTACTGTAAAGTCAGATCATGGTGGTCACCACTAATTTCAGCAACAGCAAGCATAACCTTTTCTCTTGACCAAAACTCTTCCTCGTCGCCAAGTTTAACATTTCTCATATCTACAAAATCATTAAACCACTCAGATTCCTTGAATGCTGTATCTACCTTAAAATCAATATCAGACTCAAGTAACTCATATACTTCTGTGTGATGAAGCTCTAAGGCTCTTTCACGTCTCTTATTGGATCTAAGATCCTCTTCAGTAAGGTCGCATACCTCCATAATAATTTTACGGATTGCCTTATTTGCTTCATGTTTAGAAACCTTTCTCTGGTTTCCGTCATCATCGTACTCATAAATATCAATTCCGTGATTTAAGTTATATGTAAGCTTCTTAAAATTTTCATACTTATCAGCATCTTCAAAAACTTTTCTTAAATGTTCTGTACTAAATCTCATCATTATTCTATATCCTCCTTTCTATTACGCACCAATTTTTAATTTTCCACTAGAAATCGTTGTGATTTCAGCTCCAACTGTAGGTGAGCCATCAAAATTATCTTCTGTAAGCCAATAACGATCCTGTGAATGAAGCATGTATCCACGAACTGCACCGTCTGCTGGATCGTTATAGAAATTAGAAGCAAGTGCGAGTGAACGAGGACTCTCGACATTGTTGAGAGGTTTCTGATAGATAACACCAACCCCCTTTGGATCTCTAATTACAACAAGGTATCTTCCTGACGCATCTTTCATTGCGATATAAGCATCAATTTCAGTTGCAGCTTCCATCTCCCAATTATCAAGAGAAGTCATCTTACCTGGTTTGAAATGATATCCATTAGGTGTATCTTCTGTAATCTTTACAGATAAAATGTGCTCGCCATAATCCTGAGCAAGTAAATTACCAATTTCCATCTGTGGAAATTTTGTAGCAGCATATTTAATAGCCATTATGTTTTCCTCCTTAAATTTTGTTTTTTTTTGCAATAAAAAAGAACGCATAAAGCGTTCTATATGAAATGAAGTTATATTCAGTTTTTTAATCAAATAAGTTGCCGTAGTTTTTCTTAGGCTTTGATTTCTTATTCATATTTGTAAGTATCTTAACCGAATTTGTGTTTTTCTTTGTGTCAACAGAAGAGAAGTTCGCATGTGCAGACATATAATCTGAATGCATAACCTTTACTTTTGTTTCAAAGTCTTCTACGGAATAATTATCCATAGTCTTTACTAATTCAGCGAAATCAGTATTTACATAATTTCCTTCTGAATCTTTTTCTGTAAGAACAGAATAGTTATCAGCATTGATAATAGCTTCTTTTTGTGCATGAAGTTCATTCTTTTCTGCTGTCTCTTTAAACTCCTTAAGGGCAGCGTAATTAGAACGCATGGATTCAAGTTCTTTCTGCTCATCAGCAGTAACAAAGTCTACATAAACCTCTACCCTATCACCAGTAAGAGAGTAGTTATCGTCATTTGAGTCATAAGATTGTTTGTAATATCTACCAGACCACCAATCGCACATAATTACATATTCGTCATAGACTGTAACACCATAGTATGTATTATCTGCTTCAGCGTAAGTAGCATTTACTAAATCCTGAATTGCATAAATTTTATCCTGTAAAGATACGGCAAATTTCTTAACTTCACCATTACTTACAAAAGAATACTCAACTGTATTAGATTCGTTCTCCGTAATCGTTTCGGTATTTTCTTCGGAAATTTCTTCCCCAGTAGTTTCCTCGGAGGTTTCATCGACTGTTTCTTCAGATTCATTCTCTGTTACAGTTACTTCCTCCTCAGTGGTTTCTTCTTTTTCAGTCACCTCTACAGTTTCAGTAACTTCCTCTTCAAATTTTTCCTTATCCACTTCGATTGTTTCCTCCTTTCCGTTATTATTTATATTATTGAAACAAGCAGTCTCTAATTTTTTGAGCCTTTCTTGCATTTCAATCAACTGTTCAGAATAATCAATTGTTTCCTTTTTACTAAAATCAGCAATATCAAGCCTACTTCCAAGCATTCCTTCGCCTACAGACTCGCCAAGAAGGGTAATTCCTGCAAATGAAAAATCATTAATAACAAGAACTTTGTCTTTCCCTGACCAAGCCATATCGTAAATTTCGAGTTCTACAGAAACCTTTGTTCCATTTTTCCGTTTAATAATATCAGCAGTTTCATTGCCGTAATAATTAAAAATATATCCATTTACGATAGTATATGTCTTATCTTGACTTTCATCGTATTCTAAATGAATGTCATTAGTTTCTGGAACAATGCCGACTGGTTTTTCAATATAATGAGTATATTCATTGCCATTTTCATCTGATTCTATTGTAAACGAATGGCTACCAAAATCTTTTTCACCATTTTCACTTTCAACAATTTCAGCTAAAATTGGTTTATTAGCAAATGTAGGAAAGGCTTTCTTCATAACTTTCTCAGTAATTTTTGAATTATTTCTATTGATTCCACAATGACAGGCTTTAAGAGTAACAGCCATAAGAGATGGATCAGAACTTTCAGAATAAGAGATATTGCCAAATGTATTTACAACAATTGGTTTTCCTGATTCTTTTGAACTATAATGTGATAGTTTATTTTTTTTACAATAATCAATAAGACTATCAATAGTTAATATTCGATTGTCCATTTATTTCATCATTCCTCCTTTCTTAAAGTATTATTTAAATAAGTATATAGATTAGATTTTGGAATAAAATATTTTATATTAGGTTGGTTTTTATCAAATATCCAAAACCATTTATATCCATATGCTGTTTTGTTTATATGATTGCAACAATTACAAATAGCCGATATACTTTTTTTCTGTATAAATAATATCGCTTCTGTTGGAGAAATAAATGATTTGATAAATTCATCATCTAAAGAATACATATTTATATAAGGAAATACTATTGATATCTTTTTAGTATAATCGATATTATATTTTTCAAAATTATCTTCTATAAATCTCCATACATATTTATTTGCTGTATTAACTTTCCCAAAACAACAACTAATAATAGCTGCCTGAGAAGTTGTGGTCACTTGTGAAGCAAGTGAAACGCTCTGATATGTTTTGATATATTGACCAAAAATATCATATTGTTTTATAGCAGGGTACATACTATTTTTTAATAAATAAGTTCCATTATTTAAGCTTTTAATTTCTTCTTCTGTTAACATATCATCTATGTATCTCCATATATATTTTCCAGCAGTTTTATACTTTTGTTTTTGACAACAATAATTAATATTCGAAGAAGAAATACCCGTTATATCGGATGCTTCTTTTATTGAATTATATGATCTAATAAATTTACCATTTAGGTCATATTGACTTACTTTTCTATTAGATTCATTTACTTGATAAGGAAGTGAACCACTTTTCACAAAAACAAAGCCGTATGCAGATTTATTTGATATGGCAACTTCTGAAACACATTTTTCAATTGAAGCCCTTGGTATACCAGTCACAAACGAAGCATTTGCAATTGAATCAAAACTATCAATGTAATTACAATTTAAATCATATTGATCAATTGCAACCTTATTAAAATCCAATACATTCCCACCAATTGATATATTGTATCCAGACGGTCTTACAGTATTAAATTTAGAAATATAAAACTTTTCTTTTTTATTTAATTTTTCGATTAATTTAAGAAGCGAATCTTCTATAATTTTTTCTATGATTATAGGATGAAAATTATCAATTCCATATTTATTCATAGATTTATGAATTATCATATTGTCATTCCTATTTCTAGCATCATATATATGACAATTCCATCTTTCTTCTATGGTTCTTCTTGTTTGTCCAATATAAACCTTATCATTTACATCATTAACAATTTTATATATGTAACCTTCATACATACCAGTTTCTTTATTAAAACTCATTTAAAACCTCCAATCAAAGTGGAGGTAGAGGTGGGAGAGTATAAGCCATCCCACGTAACTCTTTACCAGATTATCCATCTGACCTCAAGTATATATTCTCTGTTTATGTCACGAGCTAGACATAATAAAAGTCGCCCAAGGAAGACGACTAAAATGTAAGCATATTTGTATACTTTAATTTATTTATATCTATATTTTCTGAAAACCGAAGAGTATCAGTATTCAAAAATACATAAATACCATTAGAATTTTGCACATGTTGATATCCTAATTGAGATAGGAGAGTAGCAGTATGTGCATCTTGGGTTGTTATAAATTTTTGTTTCATAATCCATCTACTCCTTATTTATTGTTCTTATCTTGGTCTTTTGTCTTGAGTCCTTCATCACTTAAATCTGATTGGTCTTTCTCTTGACCACCACCACCTTGATTATCACCAGATTGTGTATATGATGTGCTAAATGGTTTAAGCTTCTCGCCAAGATTTAAACAATCTTCCTCTAAGAAGTTCATAGCAAGAGTATCTTTCTCAGATACACCATTTAATGTGTTATAAAGAATCTTATTTGGTAATCCATTTTGGCAAGATTCCAAAATAGATTTCTTAAAATCATCCTTCTGATAGATAGAGACATCAAAGAATTTAACTTTACAAGGTTCAGATATCCAATTAGATAGAAGCCGATTTACAATTGCTTGAATCTGCGGAATAAGAGTTGAAATAGAAAATGTAGAATCTGCAAGTACACCATATTCAAAGGCAGTAGAGTTAGAAGCGGAGTTTAGATTTAATATTTGAGCACCACCAGCCGTATTGAGAATTTCTTTTGTAGCTTTTTCAACTTTTGTAACATCGCCAGTTGCATCATCTGGAAAACTTATCTCGTGCAATTCACCAGGAACAATAGCAGCAGAGATATAAGGCGGTAATGCTTCTTCAAGCATACGATTGAAATACTGAATCATTATATCTGGATTCACAGCCCAATCATCTACATCTTTACCCATTGTCTTCATTTCAAGCCATACTAATTTATAAATATTAGCCGCCTGTTGAACTGCCTGATAATCAGAAGCATCCATAAGATCAATCAATGATAAGAATATAGGTGTAAGCACAGGAACGATTGTTTCCCAGTCTTCAGACCTAAATTTAATACATACATTGTATTCTTCGGGAATTAACTGATATTTTTCATTTGTACTCTGATATGTATTCCACATACTATTGAATGGTTCTCCCCAATATTCAAGAAGTTCCTGATGACTACGGAAATAACTCATATCCATAGCTCCTGCAAATGAACCGTCAGGAAACATACCTGCAATTTTCATATAATCTGGATCTAATGGAAGAACAAACATTCCTTGTCCTTCTGTATAATAAGCACATCCATAAAATACATCTTCTCTTAAAGTGATAGACGCAGCTTTACGAAATTCATAATTTAATCCTAAAGTATCAACTATATTAACTGTTTCTTGATACTTTTGTAATGTGGATTGTACATCATTTTCGCCTGAGATTATAAATGGGGGAACAATATTACGAATTGTAAGATCAATCTGATTTGCATAATATTTACAAAGACGATAATAGATTTCTGAACGATAATAAAGATAACGAGATAAGCTTCGTAGATTCTTTTCATTAGAAGAGATATTCTTTATGTATGATTTTACATCTTCCTTTGAATAGTTACTGATTGACGTATATCTGGATGATTTCTGAATATCTCGAAGACTTGTAATAGCACTTGTTGCGTCTTCATAACGTTCAAGTCTACTTTTATTTTTCTCATACCATTCACGCATTTCATTTGCGGTTGGCTGTTTTGGAGTAGAAGAAGTAGTTTTCTTCTGTGAATTATTTATTTTAGCAGGTGCATTAGAATTTGCATCTACTTTCTTAGGTCTAGGCATATTTGATAACGCACCTCCTTAATTGTATTTTGCTTTACGGATTGTAAGCTTATTAATGAAACTTGTAGCATCTTCTTGTGGTCTTCTTTGTCTTACTTGATCTTGACTTCTTAATGTAAATAAGGCGTGTCCCATTAAAGCGAGACAGTACGATCTATCATCATGAAGAATGTTCTCAAAACCAGGAGCAAGATCATATCTAATATTTCCATTAGAAGATTTGTATTTGTACATGTGAGTTAATTCTTCCTTCATGGCATCAAGCTGTTTAAGACCAATTTCTTCTTCAAGAGATAATTTATAATTCTTTTCAACAACCTCACCATTTTCTTCTTCAAGCATAGTAAGATTTCCATGATAATCATACTCAGCAGTAAAACTAATCAAGTCTTGATCAATCATCTCGCATAACTGTGAATACATAATTGCCTTATATTTAGCTGGCTCACGCATACGAATAATATCAATAGCGTCTGGATATCTTTTTACATATGGAACAGCATAATCATAATTCGCATCAATCAATCCATGATGTTCATAATCTTTTTCGCCTTTATGCTTTGCTTCATAGAAATTATCAAAAAGTAGATCACATATCTGCGTCGCTCCACCACCAGAACCTGCGTCAATGTATACTCCATGAATATTTTTATAATCAGGAACACCGTATCCGTTATATCTGACTATGATATCTTGAAGCATTGTTACCTGTTCAGGGGTAGTAAGTGGTTTTTGTGTTTCTTTATCAATCAAATTGATACCATTTACAACGTCTAATAACCAACCACGCTTATCATCTCTATGTAATTTACCAACCAACACAAAGCTATTATCTCTTTTTTTGGCAGGATCAAAACAGATGACCATAAGAGAATTATCATCATTAACAAGCATTGGCGGTCTAACAACGCTATTTCTAAGCACTTGTGATTTCTTAACTGCTATATCATCACCAAGGTCTGAATCAAATTTATTCATATACTCACGAGTAGCCTTAGTTGGATTCATCTTCATTTCTGAATCAATCTTTGCTTGAGTAAGTAGTGGAACGGGATATACTTTTCCATTATAAGTAGCATGAAGAATTACTTCACAATCTATATCTGCACAGAAATAATTCTTATCACCTGCCATAGAGTGCATTGCAGCTTCTTTATATCTTTTATAAAAGACATCATCCATAGAACCTGCTGAACTTGCACATACAACTTGATTTGGGAAATTTGGTGGAAGTAATGTTACATCAACATCACCACCAAGAGCAAAGTCACTGTTCTGAGTGACGAACGGAAGAGTAGCAGCGAACATATCTTCAGATACATACGATGCTTCATCATAGAAATTAAGTCGGCTTCTTCGACCACGAGATCCATCAAAATTTGAGTTGACCGTAGCCAAACTCGATCCTGAATAAAGTTTAAAGGAGTAAGATGCTGGATCGTGCCGAAATCCCTCACTATTTGAACTTTTAACAAGTTCGTTTAGAAATACATCTGTCAAGCCAGTAAATGAAGCGATTTCTTTTTTGGCAATAGATTCAATCTTCTTCATCATACCTATACTTTGAGAACCTGTGCTTGATAAAATGTACCCTTCAAATTTTGGCAGTAACATTGTTTTAGCCATCAAAAATGGGCTACCTAGAGTTGTCTTACCAGCATTACGACTCATACACCAAACAACATTTGGTGTAATCCATGACATCATAAATACATATTTCTGATAATCAAGAAATTCGATGCCGAAAAATCTTTCACAGAATTTTACTGGGTTTCTGCGTCCCCACTGAATTATTTCAGAGAATTTTTTCAAACCCTCTAACTTTAATTCAGACATATCATAATAAGTAGGTTTTTTGAAAAAAGTAAAATTCTTTGGAGTAAATTCATTTATAGAATCACCCATCAGGACAATTTTATCATCAGCCATCTTCGATTACTTGCCCTTTCTCATCTATAAGACCTTTTTCAAATAAGAAATCTTTAAGGTCTTTATTTTCCTTTTTCAATAACCTACTAAATTCAACTGCATTATCTCTTTCTTTTTGAAGATTAAATAACAATCCTTTTTGATGAATAACTTCTTTTTCCCAATCGTTTTCATCAGGATTTAACTGTTTTAATTGGTTCTGATGATTTCTTGTCATAATATCTTCGATTGCCATATTAGTTTCATAATCGAAGGTATTTACCTCAGAACCATCTAAATCCATTTCTTGTAATTCTTTTATGATACCAGTAAGAGTACCAGCACCTTTACTTTTTCTATTATTATTATTTTCAGATATTCCGTTATCCTTTGCTAGTGCAAGGGCAGAAGATATCATTTTTTGCTTTGTTTCAGCTAAAGATTTAATTGTTGATATAACACCTGGATTACTACCAAGTTGTTTCTTGTATTGTGAAATAGTATCATTGATTGTTTTTACATCCTTAAAACTTTGCACAATTTCAATTACAGCTTCAAGCTTCAATCCGTCATCTTTTACAGACTCATCAAAATATCCAACAAGCTTAGAGTAAAGAATAGGCTGTTCTGAAATTGGTTCATTTTCAAAAGGATCATAACCTAAAAATCTAAGAACTGTTCGTTTATTCTTTTTATACATTTCAACGACATCTTCAGATAATTCGTCTTCTTTATTCTCTTGTGTAACTTCTTCATCTTTGTAAACTATTTTCTCTTTAAACATGTCGGAATCCATGTATCCCATACCAACATAATTTTTCATACTGATATTTTTAATGTATGAAGTCCAGACGTTTTCCTTACCTTTTCCTGTAACCATATTTTCGGATTCTTGAATACTTGCATTCCATACAGTTTCAAGAAAAGGTTTGTTAAGATAATATAATGCTTTCTGTACGCTCTCTTTCGTTGGTTCATGTTCTTCGCCTCGTTCGTCAACTCGTAATGCAATTTTACGAGCACAATCACGACAGATTCTCGAAAAACTTTTTCCACCAAGTAAAGGATCTGTATCATAATAAAATTTTGTTTCTATATCCTTATGCTTATTACACATAGGGCAGTGAGCAGTACCTGCATATTTATCAAGCTTGTACTGTAATTCTTCAACTTTTTCTCTAGCTTCAGCAGCCGTTAATTTAACTGGTTGCGTAGTGCTTTTTCTTGTAGACAATTAACAGCTACCTCCTTTTATTCCAATAAATTAAGCACTCTCTGCAATAACAGTAAGAGTGCTTTCCAAATATTCTACATAATCGTAGTTGATATTTATTTGTAAATTGTTTTTCTTAAACCATTCGTCAAATTCCCCAATATCAATTCTATATACAAAATCTAAGAAGTCATATGGAGAGAATTTAGTGTATCCATAATTATCATGAAATAGTTTATGTACATCTTTATTTATACACGCTCCAAACCCATAAATTATATGTAAATCCTTTAATTCGTCTCTTAAATGTTGAAACTCATCTTCACTATAATCACATACTTGTTGTTTGACTTCTATGCCAGTCAACTTAAAAACTTCATCAACAATATCTCTAAAAGCGGTAGTATGATGTACATTATCAAATTCTCCACCAGTAATTACACATTTATAATTACAAAATTCCATTGATTCATTAAACCAATCTTTTGTATCAGAGCGAAGTTCCGTATATGTAGGTAAAATACCGCCTTTCCAACGACCATTAAGTTCTCCATTTAAAGGATTAATATGTCGTGGATTCTTGTCACCAGCCCATTTACCTTTCATACGCTCACTAATAGCTTTACATTGTTCAGGACTTCGTTTTCTTCCTTTCCACCAACTATCATGGGTTTTGTAATATTCTTTTTTGGTGGCAGAAATTTTATCTCTTGCCTCTTGTGAAATAATTCTTCCTCTTAATTTTTCACTGCATTTTAAACTCCTTGCAATATTAGCTCTATTTTGTGCTTCATAATTTTTACCTGAAATTCCCAAAACACCTGCATGACATTCAATTGATCTTACGGTTCTATTTGGAAAGAATATATTATGCAATTCTTCACCTGTAAAATCCTTATAATTTTCATACATTATTTTATCTTCAGCTTCAGACCATTTTTCAAAAAACGTATAATCAGGATCTAAAAATCCAGATTCTTTTTTACTACATTCTCTACATACATTTCGTAATCCGTCTATACAAGCTAAATCAATTGGAAAATATAATTTATTATTAGGTAGATCACGTCCACATTTTTTACAATGACGAGTACCAGAATAAAATAAATCTTTTTCTTTATTTTGTTCAATAATTTTTAATCTTTTTTCTTTATTGATTATTGCTTGACAGTTTTTACACACTGCATTCAATCTACCAATTCTCTTATTTGCATAAGAAAAATATTCATTTGTATTTGGATATTCTGCATTACATTTAGTACATATTCTTGTTTTCGAATCAACAGTAGTACCATGTGTATATCCCATAAAAATCACCTATAACCTTTCATCCTAACCTCAAACAACAACTAAAAATAGCAGTAGAAGTGGGGAGGTTAGGTGTAAAACCCACATACACAAGAATGATCAGTTCTTATGTCTACTGCCATAATCCAACCATCTGCAATCGAAACAGTAACAATCCTCTCATAGTTGGCTATGTATTTATTCTCTTTTTAAATTCCATCACAACACAAAAAGAAGCCACTTCATACGAAATGACCTCTCATAATTTCCAATATTAAATTTCCAATGAAAGTGCAATTCACTTCACTTAGCACACCTTCTACGATTTGAACATAGACCTAACGATTTTGGAGATCGTTGCTCTACCAATTAAGCTAAAGGTGTATATACAAAAGAGCCATCTCTCATGAAATGACTCTTTCTTTAAAATATTTACCAATCAGTCGCCAAACTGATTATAACTGTATAGGGCGGTAGTAAGTGTTGAGCTTACACACCTAAGTTTCGTATGCATCCAAAAAATAGGTTTTGACATCAGGTTTACCGCATGAAAAGATTTCGGTGAGAGTCGAACTCACGCTCTCGGAGTTGCAATCCGATGCCTTAACCAACTTGGCTACGAAATCATCAATAGGGCATAACGGACTCGAACCGATACTCACGGGATGAAAACCCGTTGTCTTACCTTTTGACTAATGCCCCATATTTAGGGTGGAAAGTACCACCCATTATTTTACAGAATAACTTCTGTTTCACCTTCAAACTTAGTATTTAAGCTTCTTACTTCTGCAAGTTTCTTTGCAATTTCAGCTTGTACTTTTGTTGCAAATACAGTAGCATACGCTTTACCAACTTTTTCTACCGTGTCAAGTAATGTATTTGTTTCAGTAGTAGCAATCTTTGTAACATCAAATGGCATAACAATATTCATCTCATCGTTTATAGGATATTCTTTGTTGATAATTTTCTTTAACTCAACAGAAACAATTGTGGAATCATTAGCTTCTTCATCTGTTACAATTGGATCACCATTTTCATCCAGTTTTACATTTGCTTTAAAATTTATATCAGAAAAGCGAACACTTCTTGGGAAATCTGCCAATAATGATTTTTCCTCATCAACTGTACTTGTAGATGTACCTAATGAGGCAACTGAAATATCTACAGTAATAATATTATCTTCGATTATTTTCTTGACATTTAATTTCATTTATTTTCTTCCTCCAATTCATTGTATATAGTTTTCAAACTTATAATAAGATCACGTAAAGTATCTTTCGACATATTACATTCTAATTGTGGCAAATCCAAGTTATTATCCGTTACAGAAAAAATAATTTCCTTCAAATTATCACTTGGGGCAAACTGAGCCTTAGTGGTAGGAGAGAATAGCAACTGAACAAAATCAATAAATGTGCCACCATTTGATGTTATAGTTTTAACTTGACCTAATTTAATCTGGTTTTCTATAATATCTAATTTCTTAGTCATGAAATACTCCTTTCTTTTATTTTTCGTTTTCCTTTTAATCTAACTGAGGTAGTAGGATTCGAACCTACGAATTTAGCAGTCAAAGTGCTATGTCTTACCGCTTGACGATACCCCAATGTTGTATTTTTCATAACCTTTACAGAGTGCTTTGAAAAATATAAAGTCAAGCATCTCTAACGAATCGTATGGGACTTGAACCCATGTTATTCTACCGTGACAGGGTAGTGCCATAACCAACTAGGCGAACGATCCATAAAAAATCAGCATAAAGCACTAACTAGCTGATATTGGACTGTACGCATCCAGTTTTTTAGAATTAGGTCGCTTATCCGCAACCTAATTCATGCTTTCACATTTTACTCATTCCTAACTCGTGTGTCTTACACGTCAAATGCATGATATGTATATGAGTAACCGTTTACCATATTATTCTCCATATATTTTCAGTCTTCGGAGCAAAGACCAATTGATAAGGTTTAATGACTCTTATTCGTCAAAAATCCAATTTTAATACACATAAGCATATCTCCTTGGCAAAACCTAATGATTTTTCTAATAATTAATGGTTCTCATTAACGCAGAGAAGCACGAACATCTTCTCATTTCTAAGGCTGAGAGAGCAACCGATAATCCTAGATGTCGGTAGGAAAGAAGTAGGACTTACAACACTACATGAATAGCAAATGCCAAGATGTGATACTTATATATTCTCTGTTTGGTTACCTATTAAAGGGTTCTTTTATTTATTTTCTACATTGTCGCCACCTTTTTATATATGCCTTTCGTGCCTGTTTATAAGGACTTTATTTGGATAATACAGTTATATCGGTCTGTTAGTCCGTCTGATTTTCACAGAGCCTTGGTGAATGTGTAACTCAGAGCATTCGGCTTATAATTATTCTCCATTTAAAAATAAAAAAGATTAGGGAATTAATGTCGGTTTACGTTGACATAGGTTTTACGCTATTGAATGCCACCATCCAACATGTCTGTAAAGACGCAACCTAATCTTTTTATATAGTAAGTTTTTTCAGATTTATTTACTTTCTGCCTCATTTTTCTCTTTTAAAGCATTGATTTTTTCCATAACTTCTGCCTTAGTTTTAGGTTTACAATAGAAGGAACGGGTTGTTTCTGTCGATTTGTGGTTGGCAAGCTCGGCTGCTAATGCTAAATCACCAGTCTCTTCATAAACCAAATTTAGACGGGATTTTCGTTGACAATGCGGACGATAATCAGAAATTTGAATGATTTCACCATATTTTCTCATTCTGTCTCTAATAGCACTGTCACCCATAGGTTTATATTTTCCTTTATATTTTGTAATTAACAACGAATCACATTCTAAATGGTCATAATCATTCTTTCTCATCTCAAGCCACTCTTGAATAAGTTCTTTTGCAACACTCCCAAAAACAACCTGCGTATGATAACCCTCTTTTTCCCTTATGTCAACAAACATATTATGTTCCAAGTCAAGCTTAGATAATTGTAGTTTTAACAACGCACCAATTCTGTTTGCAGAATCGAAACTTACCTCAAATAAAATCTGATCTTGAATTGAATATTTATCATTTTCAGATAACTCTCTACGAATTGTCTGAACTTGTTCTTCTGTAAGAAAATACGAATTTAAGATATGTTCCTCATTAGCTTTCTTCATTCTATCGAGTTTTCCATCAAAAGGATGATATTTTACAAAACCACGCTTCATAGACCAAATATAGAATGAACTAACAGCAGAGATTTTCATGTTAATAATCTTTTTATGATTCAGAAGTGTTTCTTGACAGAACATAATATAGTTCTCCATAATATCAACGGCATTCTCCATAAACTCATCTGAATATAAATCTAAATCACCATAGTTTTCTCCTAACCACATAAGAAAATGACGAAACAATCCTTCATATCTTTTATATGTAGTGTCTTTAACATCCTGATTTTTAATAATATTTGATTGGAGATATTTCTTATATTTCTTCAAGTTATCAGGATTTATGAATTTCTCCTTATCCTTGGTAAAATATTTTACCCTTGTTACATGTGCCACTAAATCACTTCCTTTCATAACAAAAAGAAGCAGTAATATCATTAACTAACCGCTTCTTGTCGCATTTTTATATATTCATCATAAATCCCACCATCAGCTATGACACCGATCATGAGTAAATATATTTATTCTCGGTTTCCATTCACAGAAACATCAAATTAGTGGGCAGAGATGGACTCGAACCATCGAAGGTAAAACCGCCTGATTTACAGTCAGGTGTAATTGCCGCTATACGACCTACCCATACAAAAAGAGTGTGCAGTACAAACCACACACTCTAAATAATCTAAAATCCAAAAGCCTTTAACATCTTTTGAATATCTTCATGACTCAATTCGTCGCTAGAGTAGTAAGAATAACTCATATAAGAGTCGCCATCTGACCTACTAGCAGTAAATCCGTGAGCATTTCCATCTTCATCTTCAGAAGTATGTAAATAACTTTCATCATGCGCAGGACAGTTTTCACACTCACGATCACATTCGCAGTTATCTTCCTGACCAAACAGAATAACTTCCTTATCCTCGTTTACACAGTAATCAATGATATTCTGCTCGATATCACCATCCATATCAATGTAAAAAATATCTGTTTTATCAAGAATACCAAAGTCCTCAATAGGAACAACGGTGATTACACCACCATCATCAACAGATACAAGATATTCATTGACTTCCATATAATCAACAAGATCAATCTCTTTAATACTTGTCTCGTCAAGTCTAATAAGATTATCCAAAATATATTCAGCAATTTCTTTATTTACAATTACACCAACTGTTTTATCAGTATAATATAATCTATTGATATAAATAGAGATAATGTCATCAACTTTATCCTCAAGATCAATCATCTGAATGTCTTCATATTTATTTTTCTTCAAACAATTCACGACCTTTCAGATTAGAGCTGCTTTGCAGTCTTTGACATCTTAAATGTGATCTCGTCATGCTGTGGAGTTACATATTCCTCACCCTTGCGATCACCCATCATAATTTTTCCTCTACGCTCTGGAGCTGTCTTAACTTTAAATTTACCAAGCTTACCAACTGCAACTGATTCTGCGTGGTTTGCTGTTAATGTCTCTGTGATTACATCAGCAAAAGCATCAAGAATAACTGCGATGTCCTTCTGTGAAGCTCCCTCAACTTTATTTGCTACTGCCTTTAATACCTCGTTCTTTTTCATTTTAATTTTCTCCTTTTCTCAACCATTTGTTATTTTTTAATACAAAAGATGGTAGCGTCTCCTTTGAGTGCACTCCCTCTGATACATACAATTGTGACAGTAACATCACAATTTCTATACAATCGGACTAATTTAAAGTAGAAAATTAGCCCAATTTTCATAGTTACTTATGCATAATATAAAAACCAAGTCACTCGTACTTGGTCTACTTTGTCATGAAATTAGTAATAATTCTTGTCTTGGAATCAATAATGTTACCATCTGAATCCAATGCAAGATACATAAACCCGTTCTGATTTGGAATTATAAGTTTACCGTTGTTATAATCTAGCTTATCCAAATCACACACGCAACCTTGCTCATACATTTTTATTCCACCTTGAGTAAAACTTCCTACTTTATGGGTATGAGCCATTACGATTCCAGTAAATGTGCGATCTACACGCAAGAAATAATTAACTGCCTTTTCTGTTGTTTTTAACATGCCAGATGAATAATTTAATGGGTGACAGAAAATTACATTACCTTCTTTTATCCACCATTCTTTATCATAAACGATTTCAATATTCGAATCTTCAAACACTTCACGAATAGAAGAGTATTGTGTCTGGGTTTTATTTCTTTCATCATTAACTTTGAATCCATCGTCTACAATCATTCCTAGCGGATCTGTTGGGATTATGCCAAGTAATTCATTTGATAATCTATCAGAACAGTATCTTTGCATACGGTATTCATGATTTCCCATCACAAACATTACCTTTTTAGGTGTAGTCAGATTGATTAAATCAATAATATACTGTCTTCCTAAAACAAGTTCTTCATCAAGATTTACTTTGAATTTTTTAGGAAACGCAGAACATGAAAAACAATCCAATAAATCACCATTGACTATTAAAGTGTCTACAATTCCCTTATAGCTTGCAAAAATATCAATAGGTAAATTAAACGGAATATGAACATCTGACACACATAAAATTCTTTTAGATGCACCCTCGCAGTTGTGAATATAATTATCATACTCTTCATATCCAACAGCCTGTTTTCTAAGCTGATCTGGTGTAATGTTCAATCCAAGCATATCTCGAATCTCAATCCAATCCATATCTGTTTCCTTGCGCTTTTTTGCAAGACAACATCTCAATTTCCATTCAAAATCTGTTTCATTTTCCAATCTATGTAAGTCGATTATAACATCCACCTACTCTCTATTCAGCAGATTCAGACTCTTCATCTGAAATCTCAATACTGATTTTAATATCAAAGATAGTTGTACCTTCTGGTAATTTCTCTGCAATACGCTCTACAATAGAACCTTCATCGTCAACGAAAGTTCCATTTTCAATTCTTACTCCACTTGCTGTAATATTCTTTTTAGCCGCACTAACAGTTGCTTTCTTAATTTTACTATCTACCATAATCCTTTAAATCCTCCATAAAATTAAAAATTCCCACCAGAACGTTTTCTGCCAGGATTGTAATATACTTGTTTTCTTTTATTCTGTTTTACTTCAATATACTCACGAATCTTCCTAATATAATTTTCATCATAACTCAAACGAATATGTGATTCCAAATAATAACATCCACAACGAGTTGGAATTTTATTTGATAATACATTGTCTATGAGCCTATACGATGGATTAAGATTCGAGAGATGGGTATGCTTTTCTGTATCTTCTTGTCTACAGATACGATAGCCATTTTCAGTCTTGTCTATATAAAAACCTTTATATTTAATTCTATTTTTCATAGGCAGAACCTACTTGACAAATTTATCTTCGATGTAACGCTTTTTAGCAACACCTTTAGTACGATAATAACCGACTGAATTTCCATTTTTGTCGATATATCCTCGTCTTGTGTTTCTGATTACACCTTCGGATAATAGCTTTTCAATTTCATTTTTTGAAATGTACTTAATAATTTTCCCTTCTTTCTTGATTTATTTCCTGCTGAGTAGCAGAAGAGTAGCAACGGCAAGATTTGAACTTGCGACCTTCAGATTATTACTCTGGCGAGATAGACCAAACTTCTCCACGTTGCGATAATAGAGAACAATCGGCAACCATGCTGCAAGAATTGTAGCACAGTCACCGACACATATAAGAAGAGGAGTACAATATGAATATGTACCAATCTTAGAAATGATTTTTAGAATTGTTCTGTTTGAAAACGCCTCGAATCGTTACCCATAGGTTTGATTCCTATATATCTTCCACAGAAATGTATGGTACAGTCTCGCTTGCTGAACTTAACTGGTTTTGCACACCATACACAAGTTTTTCACATGGCTTCACAGCAACTAAAATATATCCATATGTTAGACGAAATATTATAATGTCTATCGACAATTATATATTCTCTGTTTTATCAGCCAAGAAAAGCTGATTTCATTGTTTTATATTCGGGGCAGATAATGATACGTCTGCCCCTAGTATACTTTTTAAACTTGCAAGCCCTTATTTATTACACGCATTGGCAATGGCGTGGGAGTTTACTAACGCAACTCTGCGGTTTCTTCCCTCCATATTACGGACGTTAAGTTGAACGCTAAAAGCCTTGATTTTACTATGTTTTTGGTAAAATTGCACAATTAGTTGCCGAAAAAATTATACACATTTATCACTATTGAAACTTAGCATAAACTTTTCTTTGTTGGTTTTATACAATAGATTGAGAATTTTTCTTGTATATTTTTCAGGCGAATACTTCCTCCTTTTAGATGCCCCCTCTTCATTGCTTAAACCAAGTGCTATCTCAATCAGTCTATTTATTGTAATTATATTACCTATTTTAATTTTCTTTATTGATTCAGTTACTTCTTTTGATTTTTCACAAATCTGTTTATTATACTCTTCATCATCATCTATATATTTTAATTTTGTATTTTTTACAAAAGAGTCATATTCCTGAACTAATTGCATAATTTTTGTCATTTGTTTATCATTAGCCTTCCCCTTCATTTTAATAAAAAAAGATTCGGTTGATAATGTATCCGAAGTAGAGGCGTTTTGAATTTTATTTATCCAATCTTCAAGCCAATTCATAGGACATAACAATTCTCTATTAATACGACTTTTAAGTTTGTTTTTTGATTCATCAACTTCCTCTTGCGGAAGTTCTTTACCATCTTTGGTATATTTAATTTCTCTTGTGTATTTCATAAACTCAGGGAAATCGTGTTTCTTATACTTTGGTTTACCAGATTCAGTATAACCGACAATCTTTTTAATACTCATACAAGAGAGTTTGCTAATTCTATCAATTTCCTTATTACCATCAATTTCATATTCTCTTTTACATCCATCAATAATAACCTGTGCAAGAACAGACAAAATGATAAAATTATCATAGAGTTCTTTAAGTTTTTTCTCATCAGGACTATCTTTTTGTAATTCTGTCCAATAATAGGTCATTGCCAACTGAGCCAAATTACTTGAATATCCGATTCCCATACGTGATTTTGAAAACTTATTATCCATAGCAGCATAATCTTTTTTTGTGTTATTGTAGGTAATACCAGACTCTTGTAATGCATTTACGATAGTATAAAAATCTCTATAACATCTTTCTGCACATTTGACAATTGTTGATTGATTTGTGACAAGCATAAAATCCGAGTCTTCATCCATCCCATTTGCTCTATCTTGGATATCCGTATGAATACAATTAACTGCTATGATATTTTTACTAAATGCAAAATACTTATCCATTTTTTCTGAATAGACATTATGCAAATAACATATATTATTTGGGGAATTATGTGGGTTTCTAAACGCTGCAAGATATTCATTGTTATCGAAACGTTTAGTATAACACTGAATACAATTATATTCTTGAGAAAGTGTTGGATCTTTTTCAAAATCTTCACCAACAGAATAGAGCAGAAGTGCATAAGGATTACCACATACAGTCAAATTATCACCATTGACCATAATTTTTCCTTTTCTCATTCTGTATACATAATCAAAGATGATTTTCTTTTTTTCTTCTCTAAAAAATGTACTATTTCCAAACTCATGATTTTGAGCATATAAATCGGCAAGCATCTCATAATGATTTACCTCATTTGCATTCTTTCTAAGAAACTTTTCAAATTCATCATTATCACGCTTAAGTAATTCAACATAATCAATGCTAATCTGAGCAATATCTTTTACATTATCCTTCGTACATGGAAGAGTATTAATCATCTGATAACTCAACTGTTGATATTGTCCTAATTTACTAGGGTGGTCAGTTTTTACAATGCCCCACATATCACCATCAGAATGAATTCTTTCGCACCAATAGTCATATGCTTCAGTAATATTATTACCCATTAAGTCTTGAAATTTCTTCCATTTAATCGCATTATCAGTGGTTATCATCTTAATATCTTTTAAATAATGCCATTTACCAAACATATCTTGAACCTGGTATGTATTGTAATTATATCCATTTTTATCACACCAATCTTTAAAGAATTTTTGAAGATAACTCTTAAAAGCACATGCTTTAAAAAGGTGATTTCTGAGTAATGCCATTCCGTTAATATACGATGGGAGACGAAGATAATTATAATCAGCTTCGATTAGTGCCATACCATCCCAAATTGTATTTTTGACTTGACGTTTTTCTTCGGATACAACACATTTTTTACGTTTTTCAATTACCTTTTCGTTTTTGTTAGTTTCTTTATTTTTCTTTTTGACTTCTACTTCGTATTCTTCTGCTTTAACAACTTTTGTCATTGTTTCAAAAAAGGAATCCTGATCTTTGAGAATTAGAATATCCTCAACAGGTATATGAAGTGTACCAATAATGGTAGATGTGGTAAGTGGAGCATAAGCTGACATTTCAACGATTTTCGCATTATCATGACTCATTTTTTTTCCAAGTCCAATTGTTAGCCAATCATATGCAATGTCATATAATTTACTATTTATGAAAATAACTTGTCCAAGTTTAGCTTTGGCACTTGTACGAAAAAGCATCTCATAATGAATTGTTTCTTCTTTAATTGTTCCGTCTCTGCGTTTGCGTTTATATGTAACATTAACACCATTCTCATAAAAATACTCTCGAATTTCATCTCGTGATTTTTCATCATACAAATCTTTTCTATCTTCAACTTTTTGTAGTGCCTGTTTGATACGTTCTTTGGAATCACCATCAATATCATTAAATAACTTTTCTAATCGAGCGTGTTCATTATCATAAGAGCGACTTCCGAATTCATAATCAAGACAAATTATATCTCGTGTACTTTCATTTTTTTTACCAGATTTTCCTTTATAAATATTTAATCCATTCTTTTGTAAGAAAAAACTAAATAAGCTATTATTAAACATAGCATCAGTATATGTAAAATAATCCCGTGTTCCAAGATTAACATCATATAGCATACCAGCACTGATGTTTTTTATTTTAATTCCATATTCACTCATTCAGTATATCATCACCGCCTTAACCTAAATTCTCCCAAAATTCATCTTCAGAATCATAGCCACCATAATCTAAACTCTCTGCAAACTCGTGAGATGATTTTGTAGAAGCTTTGTCATAACATTGCTCCAATTCAGAACATTCTTCACATCTAAAATTGTTGTCAAATTCACATTCCGAAAGTTCATCTACAATCAATTCTTTCATTTCTTCAACATTGTCAAAATTATTACTCATATAAAATTTACCTCCACTTATATATTCTCCAAATGAAATTTCTATTTACTTTACAAAGCTAAATAATTTGAATAATCTTTTCGTGTTTATTTTCTTCATTTCTATCTCTTCCTTCTGCATTCTTTCTACATTGCTTATCAAAAGCAAAATCTTTAAAAATTCGATCTGCAACAGAAGGTGCTTTGTCTTTTCGAGGGTAATCTGTGCAGAAATCATATTCTGTGATTAGTCCACCATATGTATTCTGGTATTTATGGTTCTTTGATGTAATTGTTACTGTTCTGTTCATTAATTAGTTCTCCTTTTCTGTTTAAAAATAATTTGTTCATTTTGCATCAGCTCCTTTGAGTGCTGCGTTTATAGTTTCTATATTTTATTATTCTCCAAAAGCTCTATCTGTTTTTTTATTTCCTTATCAGGACTATATTCTTTATCAATTCTTTGTTCATGTTCATCGTGAATAAAATGCCTATAATCAGCAAATACCTTTGGGGTAGTAGCGTATTTTTCTTTACCATCCTTAATATATATTTCTCTCTTCATAGGCTGACATTTCACAATTTTGAGTGCTTCTAAAATATTAACTATGCGACTGATATATCTTTCAGAAAGTCCAATATCTTCTGAAATAGTCTTAAAATATCTATAACAACATAGCGGTTTGCCATCCATTCGATTCAAATTAACACGAATATAAGAGAGTACAAGTAGAATATAAGCTGATGATATTCTTGCAGTATCAATCTCTTTATCCTTCAATTTTTCTTTAAAATTTAATATTGCATACAACTCATCAAAATAAATAATTCCAAATTTATCAGGTACATCAAATTTTTCTATATTAAGTTTTACTTGCTGATATTTGACCGAATTGGTCTTTTCTTTTAGATTTTTCTCAAAATCTGGACACGATTCAAAGTATCCATAATGAGAGAGAAGCAATAGAACTTCATAATATTTCTGATTTATCTTTCCATCTCTGTAATTGGGTTTCAATTTAGACCAGTGGCAAAGTTCTGTTATAGAAAATGCCACTGTGTCGTCAAGTGAACGCCTTGCACAAAGATATGAGAAGATTATTACACGCTTAGATGAGAGATCCTTATCATAAATGATTTCTCGTGGAATTTTTACATAGTTTGGCAAGACGTATCACCTCGCTATGTTAATCTACGTAAAGTTGGCAAGCAATTTTAAGTAAAACATTTCCTTGTTGCATATCATTAACTATAAAGTCAACCTTTGGATAATTCCAATCAGGATGTTCAAGATTATTTTCTTTGAATTTTTTATCTGCCTTTTCCCAATCTTTATAAAAATTAGGAAATGTCTTTGAAAATTCTTTATACATTGGAGTCCATTTAGCGGAACTATTCATGCCACAAATTCGCTTTACCTCCTCTTTGTAATCTTCTACTCTTTTTACAGAAACGTTTTTTCGAGCAATTTTATATTCTTTTTCTTTTTTTTCATATCTGATAATAGACTCCCTGATCTTATCTTGATTACTCTCAAAATATGTAATGATGTCTTTACTAAATGTGATTTTTTTCTTTGAAATATGAATATAATTAAGTAATTCTTTATCTACAGATTCATAAAAAGTTGACTTAATAAAATACGAGTTTCTAAATTCGTTAATTTTCATATCAAAAATTCCATGCTCATATAAATAATATTTAAGATTAGTAGGAGCAAACCCTGGAATATTTAACTCTCTGCATAAACTGCGAATATCAAGAATATCATTGACTTCTGGTGGTTTAAGTTCTGAATTATTTAAGTTATTGACAGTAATTTCATCTTTTTTCTGTTCTTCTAAGATAGAAATTCTCTCAAGCAAATTCTTGATAGCTTTATTGATTTCGTTATTTTCTTCTTTATGTTTTAAATTGTAATTACTAAGATCCAAATGAAGTTTGTTTACTTCTGCTTGAATTTCTTTATTTACAAATTGATTGATAATTCCTGTCTTATTGGTTGTAGACTCATCTACAATTCTTTTGACATCCTGTTCATTTACAATAAGTTTACCCATTAGTTCAATTCCTCCATATCAATTATATTTTTGTTTGTAGTAACACCGATTGTTTCAGCCATTGTTTCACACCAATCATTCACCATATATATAATATTCTCTAAATTTTTTCTTAAAGCTGTATTATCTTTTATAACAGGTAGAATTTTGGAATATCTTAATGGCGATAGAGTAGTAGATAATAACTTTTCTATTTCATTTACAAGAGTTGTAATGTCTTTTGAAATCTCAATAACGTTATAGTCTCCACTTGGATCTAAATTCAAAGTTGCTATATCATTTTTCAATTTTATGTATTCTTCGGATTCTTTTTTATATGATTGCAAAAGACTTTCACTAGATTCATTAGAAGATTTTAATGTACTATTCATAATTTCCAAGTTATTGATTTTCGTCTTTAAGTTAGAAATTTGGGACATAGCTTCTTTATATTTATTCTCTAAATCATAATCAGTTTTATCAATTATTTTTTCTTTGGCAGATTGTGATTTTAGCTGATTTATCTCGTTAATATATTGTTGTATTTGTTTTTGAGTATATTTTTGAGTAACATCTAGTTTAGAAATTAGATCTTCTTGTTCATTCTCAGAAAGAGAAGCAATAACATCTGATGCAACAGTTTTTGAAATTACTCCATCATCAAGCAATTGTTTCATTGGTTCTGTGAGATTTCGCTCTATAGACAAAGCTCTTTTGAGATTTGTTTTTGAAGTCCCAAGTTGATTTGCAATTTCTTCCAAAGATAGCACATGTCCAACTTGGGCTTGTGCTTTTCTATCTCCTCCGTTTCCATATCCACACAGTTTTACATACTCAACTGCAACTTTTCTCTGCTTTTTATCATCATTTTTACTTCTTCCAAAATTAGCAGCAAGTAAAACCTTTAGTTTTTTATCTTCATCAATTAAATCTTCTCTGATTCTAATTGGTACTATTTTTATTCCAAGTTCTTTTGCAGCTTTATAACGCTGATGTCCTGAAATAATAGTCATATCAGGTGAAACAATAATTTCCGAAATGATACCTTCTTCTTTTATAGAATTTTTAAATTCTTCATACTCAGAACCAGAAATATCATCAAAAAATTCGGTATTACGTGGATGCACCTTTAAAATATCAATAGAGACATTCGTTATTTCTTTACCCATTTTCTTTCCTTTCTTCTAAAACATAATTTACAGTTACAATTTGTGAGATGAGAGTGTAATAAGTGATTCAATAGTATATTCTCCATTTGAATTCACAAAAACATTAAAAGTTGCACTTGCATGAAATTGTTAAAAATTCATTTAGGTACATACAGCATGTACCCAAAAGTGAAAATTTACTTCATTTGGGTACATCCCAGCTATCAATTTTGTGCAGTCTATATCTATATAGACTCATATTATCAAGAGAAGAATATTCCGTTTGTATTTCGCTTACGCTACATACAAACTCCATAAATTTTTGGTTGGTTGTTATTGATTGATTTAGGTACATGGTGTTTTGGATTGGTACTTTCATTTGGGTACATATATGATGTACCTATATTATTCCTGATGCTGAAACATATTATTTATTTCCTTTAAGTGAAATAGCATATAACATATTTCTAATATTGAAAACATATATCCAAAATATTCAAGATTTTCTCTTATATAGGGATTTGATAATTTTCTTATAACAGATTTTCTTGTTCTTTTAAATAAAATTGACTTCTTCATAATATCATTCTCCTTCTGAATTATTCTCCGTATTATTCTCTCTTTCCAAATCAACATACTTCTCTTTATAAATATCCTCTACAAAGAATACTGGCAATTTATCATGGTACTTTTCATATAATTCCTCGTCAGGAATATGAGAGTAACATTTACCTATTGGAGTATCTACTGTTCTGATATAATCTTTTACAATAGATTTATTTTCCTTGAATCGCTCATTTATTTTTCCACAAATAGTACAGTAGGTATATAAACCTGTATTAAGATAGGTTTTTCCTATAAATGCGAATCTATATTGGATTAAACATTCTTTATATTGATGTTTGTGCTTTGATTTGCGGTTACTCTTTGAAATATTACTTTCTGTTGATTTGAGATACTTTGGCATTTCGTTTTCTGTAATCATGTTTGATTCCTCCTTTTATATTTTTGGTATTGATTTAGTTGAAGATTGATATTTATATATTCTCTACTTGAGATGTGATTAGTAATGAAATATGTCTACCCAAAATTATTTCTTCCTAACGTCAGAAATACCGTCCCTATCAAGGGACTATTTTTATGCTGTCTCATAAGATATTTGGGATGATATTCTAATTGATAGTTGGTAAATATGTATAGAATTGTAAATTGACATAGTTGTAGAATTGGTGATATTGTACAAATATATGATTCGATTCTCTTTTATTTGACGTTGTAAAATGCCCATAAAAATGATTTTTATTGTGTTGGTGGAGAGCTGCTAGGGTAAGAATTAAAATGGCTTATTTGGGCTAATATGAGCGTCAGAGAGTGTAGTGGTATATTTTTGTATAAAAATAAGACAGACTGAGTAATCAATCTGTCTTAAATAATTAATTTTTATTTAGAATATAACCAACTAGACTCTGGTTTAGCTATGAGACGAGCATTATTATATGCCATATCAAGTGTTAAGCATGTATATCCTTGATAACAATTATCTAATTTTGTAACTGCAAGAGCTAAATCAGGTTTTCCTTCGTCTGTGTCTAAACATAAAGGAAGTAATAATTGGATTTTATCTTCATAACATTGTGGAATTGCTAATTTATAATTTGCTGAAACTCTACGTTTCATTAATTCAACTGCGCCTGTTAAGATACACATTTTATTTTCTTTTTCTAAAAATCCTTTTGGTAATCTTTCTTTATTCTTTTCATCTTCCAAAATATGCTTGAAATGTATGTCTATTGGATAATGCCAATCAAACAATAGAAGAGAAGGATCTTCAAAATAATTGGCTTTTTGAGGACGTTCAGATATTCCATGTTGATTTAATTCATGCCCAGTAAGAAATGATACATTATACTCCTGATCAGAATATGCATATATTGATTCATAATATTTGGTAAAAAGTCCTGTATTAAATAAAGCATAATTATCTTTTCTTATAATTTGTCTTTCTGCTCTAAGACGTTTATAGGTATGAACTAGATAATTAGTTAATATACCATTATTAGGATAAGTCGGATTTGACCAAATTTCTTTATCTGCTTTTTTAGATAAAAGTTCAGTATATTCATTCCAGTTTACATTAAAATGTACCATATGTTCAGCCCCTTTTGTATTCTTAAACGCTTTTGTAAGTATATCATATTTTTGAGATTCTGGAAATGGGAAAGTAGCAGTGTCATCTGGTTTATATAATTCAAACGGGTATGATTCATACTCTGGCAATTCTTGAGGTATATATTCTCCTTGTAAATTATTACAAGCTGTCTGATACGCTTCTTGTGGGGTGCTGGCATATACAAGATAAATATGGTCATAAGGCTCATAACAATATACTGCTGTTGTTGGTATTAAATATGTATTCATTTTGTGTTTTCTCCTTTAAGTTGAATAATTATTTTTTGTATTGGTTATATAGTTATTCTCTTATTGGAGTGGTTTTGTATGCAGTTTTTAAGTACCCCCTGTTGGAAGTGTGGCGAGAGTATGTTTTGAACGATTTTTGGATGAAAAATCGTTATCGGTAAAAGTGCTTATAAATAAGGAAGATTTTGGATTTGTGGGTGAATTTTTGGCGGGATGATGGTTTGATTTTTTGGTTGTAAAGTGGGTGAAATGCTTAATTTTAGTGGGTTTTGACGATATGGAGTACGATAAAGGATAAATTCTATCTGAATGACAGATTTACCTTATTTTTATGGGATTTTTGATAATTAAGAGGAGATAAATTTTTAGAGTTGGTGTATAGAACAACCTGCTATGTACAATCTGATAAAATACAACTATCTTTTTAGTTTTTGCCACCCCCGAACACATGTTTTGTTACGGTTTTTCTACATTTTTCCGTGGGATTGATAACAGAACAAATGTTCGATAAAATCAGACTGGACTATTTGAGCAGAATATATGTTTGTGTTATATCTGATATAGTTTCAAACTATGTTTTATCGTTTACCATAGCTTTTAACTATATCAAACAGTTTATAATTTAATAACAAAAAAGTGTTGACAAAACACAAACAACATGATATATTATAGTCACAACAAAACAACGACAACATGAACCAACATTACAAAAGTTTTTGTTGACAATCACAATACATTGTGATAACGTATAATCAATTTAATAAGGAAGTAACAACACTTTAAACTACTTTGTTAGCAATCCTTAAAAACAAGTTATTGACAACCACAATAAAATGTGATACAGTAATTACAACAAATAAACAAGCACTCGACAGAAGTTAGTCGTTAAAACTTGAAAGAAGGTGTCATTCACTGAAAAATGTATAATCCAAAAGGGTACTATGTACCTAGTGGATATATGGGTTATGTATCAGAAGAAAAGAGTTATATTCTCTTTTCAACTGAACAAGAATATCTTGAATACATAACCGACTAACTCACACAAATTGTATAGAACTAGTCCCTCAACAAGTCTATTCTATCACAATTCGTGAGTTAATTCCACACCAAAAATATAAACAGTTCTATCCATGTATAGGTACTGCGTCACATTCCTAGAGTGTGATACAAAAGACTAGAAGTGTGTAGGGTTGCTAGTGGTTTTAATATCCAACGTTTCCACTATACAAATTGCATAAAATGGTTATATGGTTTTCCTAGAAAAAACCTAGTCTGTCAGCTTATTACTTTGCGGACGAACTTACAATATTTTGTAAGAATAGGGTAGTTCCCTTTAGTGGTATAGGGTTCACGTTCTTAGATTATTTTCTAGGAGTGGTCAACGATAGAATAAGCAACCGACACATAAATAAATAACTTACGCTAACAAATAAAAGCGTACTCTTATAAGGTTCAATTAAAAACTTACTTGTAAGAAGAAATACATAAGAGACAGACACAAATATAAAGTGGCAGATAGTAGGGTAACACCTACTATTCTTGATGTTGGGTAATTCCAACTCACATGACCGTTGTACCTCTGTGTTCTGTATAATTCAGGTTATACATAGTTAGAAGAGCAGATCAGCACTACCAGTCTGCTCTTTTATAGTGTGCATAACACTATTACAACAAATACAATAAATCATATTATAGCACCGATTGCATTAAGTCGGAGAAAGAGGTACTTTATGAAAACATTATCAATCAATTTCTATGCAAAGAACATTACAGAAGAGTCTAAGTCTGAACTTATGACAGCAGTACAGCACGAGTCTTGTAACATGAATATTCAGTTGCTTGATGATACAATCGCTAAACTTGAGAAGAAGATTGCTAATGAGAATAGCAACTATTCCGATGAAGAAGTACAAGCTTTCCAGGTACAGTTAGACTCTGCAAATGAATCACGGACTAAGTTTGTTGAGACACAGACTGACACATTAGAAGTATACAATAAAGTTATTTCTACTATGTCACAGAAAAATGCTGATCACTTTGGCAACTCTGCTGATGTTGTAAAAACTGTACTTCGTGTACTTGGTTCATGGGATAACTCTAAGCTTGTAAAGTATGCAATTATTCCTGCTTTTGAATCACCTGAACTTTATGAAGCTTTACAGGCAATTCATATTAACTCCAAAGCAGGGGATGACGGAAATCTTGTAATGAGCAAAGAGGTAAAAGAAGCCTATAAAAAGGCAAGCGCAGAACTTGAAACAATCATCAAGAAAACTTTCTCTCTGCCTTTTGAAACTCCGTACACGGGCAAGACAAGAGTGAAACTGACCGCAGAAGATAAGAAACTTTTAAACGATTGCTACATTAAGGGATTTTCTAACAAGTTTGATGTAGACGATGAAAAGGGAACTGTATCATTTAAAAAGCGTCAGATTAACACGCTTGTAAAGGCAAAAAAGAACCGCAAAACAGGTGAAATCACCTATGATTATAGTGGACTTGCAAGCACTATTAGCAATATTGTAATTAAACACTACTTCGCATAACGCAAAATAAAATGTATAGTACGAAAGGCAGAATTTTGGTTCTGCCTTTTAATAGTGTACATTTTAATAAAAGGAGAGTGAATGCAAAATGAAAATGCAAATTAGACGAACACTTGGAAATGAACTTTACCACGGAAAACAATTCCCGATCAATACAATCATTTTGCGTAGTGAAAACGGAGTAGAGATTTTCTGCTCTGATTTTAGAATGAGAAAAGGCAAAATTACTGTGCTTATTCATATTCCAGGTAGAAAGAAATTTCTCAAAACTGAAATGCGTAATGAATATACAAAAACAATGTATGACTATACACAGCAATTCAAAGACGATTCAAAACACTTGAATTATAAACAAATGATGTCACATGATCGTAAACGGAAATGCGGATCTGGTGGAGTGCGTTTAGGTAAATTCTGTGGTCAAATCACAGACTATGAGTGTACAAAAAATCCTTTGCATGATTTTAGGAGAGTGTATTGCTAATCACAAGATTTTGTGATAGAATGGAGGTGTAACAACGGAAAGGAGAATAACAAATGATTGTATATAAGAAATTAGATAAATTATTGCAAGATAAAAAAATGCAATGGAAAGATTTATGCGATGCGGGTATATCTGTTAATATGCCTCAAAGATTTTCACAAAATAAAACAATGAATACTGATACTCTAAATAAAGTCTGCGAATATCTCCAAGTCCAACCTTCAGAAATTATGGAATGGATACCTGATGCAGAATATAACAAGGCAAATGAAGAAATTGCCTCAATTGACGCACAAATAGCGGAATTGATGGCAAAGAAAAAAGAATTACAAAAATAAGGAGGATACAACTATGTCAAATAATATAGAGGAAATGCGTCAAAGCATGGCACAAGCAGGAGTATATTCAAAAGCAGATATAGATAAAATCTGCGAACTTGAACAACAATACATCAATGAATGCAAGGAGATAGCTGAACAGTGTGAAGCTGAAGGTTATCCAGCAAACGGAAGTAACTATGAACTCCGTTGTTCAGAAGCTCGTAAATACTATGACGAGCAAATAGAAATCATTGACGCAAATTATAATTTTGAAGAGTAACAATGTGTCAAATATAAACGTAACCTAAAAGCACCCAATTTCCGGGTACTATTTTATTATAAGCAAAGAAGGGAGAATGTAACCATGTATGAAGTAGTAGATAAAAACAGAAGAATCTTGTTCATGAGCAAGGAAGATGCAGATAATTATGTAGATTATATGCATCATGGATTAAAAGTCATTAGAACGCAAGGCAGAACATATTATTTCAATAACGGAGACAGGCTAATTGATGTAAGTTATTTAGGTAAAAAGATTTATGTTCTGGAAACACGAACAGGAAAAAGAATTACAAGTGGAAAGTTACAGAAAAGACATATTGCAGTAATTTAAGCATCTAACGGAAATTAAAATCTGTTAGGTGCTATTTTTATACCCAAAAACGCAAATTAAAAGGAGGAAACAATCATGAAACACAAAATTACATATCTTATCACTACAGTTGCACTCATTACGAGTGCATTTTTTATAGGCAAATCTGCCCAGTTAAACCATTCAATTCCAACCGAAGATATTGCCTGTTATTATACAAACGCAGACGGATATATCACAGTTGAACTGAAAGATGTAACATGTCAACTTGATAACAAGGCAAATGCAAGTTATACGGATCTTTTGAAAGATATTCCGAACGAAACAGAAGCCTATAAAAATAACTGGGAAAAATAAAAGGAGGACAAAACCATGTCAGAAAAAGCAAAAGCAATTCACAATGCATATTGTGACTACGAAGTAGCAAAGGCAAAACAGCCGTCACGGATCTATAGTGTCCGAACAGAAACACGGAAACCACAGGGAATTAAAACGCATAACATGAGTAGAGCGATGTTAGCAAGACAGTTGGCTTTGCTTTATTAATGTGGTAGAAAAAAGAAAAAAGGAGGAATCAGCATGAAAATGACATTACTGGAAACAGAAAATGGCGCAAGACATGTACACTTACTAGACGATGTACCAACAAGGAAAATCGAAACGGATGTATTATCCGAACTCTCACGGAAAGAGTTTGAAGAGAAATTCCCGGACAAGTCTACATATAACTTGTCACAGTTTCCACCTGTATTTCTTGAAAACGGAGAAATACTTCTCCAGAATGAATGGAACGGCGAAGCTTATCATACGGAAAATGCAAGATATTTCCCGATATACAACCAGATAGATGAAGATGACTATGAAATCATCGGATATTATCAGAACTAAAAAGAGCCGCCATTTCTGACAGCTCACGTCCGATCATTCGACCATAAAGAGGGGAGGAGGAATGAGAGAAGTTGTTATAATAACATATTAAATCATTAAAGACAACTTACAATTTTGTGAGCTGTCTTTTTTATTGCACAGAGGAGAATATATAAATGCAGAATTTAAAAGATGGTTGGTATGCAAAAAAAGAATACCGTGACGAAAACGGTGATTGGCATACCGAGATTTCAGATTATATGTCGAAGGCAGATGCGAAAAGAATCTGTGATGCATGGAACAATACACACGACGTAATCGAAGGTGATTGTTCTTTGTACTACAGCAATGATTTTGATTTAGAGGATGGAGGTATAAGCAAATGATTATAGTGGCATCAAACGGAACAGAAGTAATTGATAACAGACCAGAAGCAGAAAACGCAGATTCACTTGCAAAACATTTTGAAAATCGGTATGCAAGGGAACAGAAATGCAAACTTGCAAAGCGGTTACATAAAAACAAGCATCAATTCGCACAGAAATTATTATCTGCTTGCGGATTATTATAGAATGGAGAATATAATCATGAATGAATTATCACGAAATCAGATGTTAAAGCCAAATTACTACGCATTGCTTTTAGCAGTAGCGAAAAATGTATCAGCAAAAGATGCACTTATTGAAATGGGAATTAGCCCAGATAACGCAAACAAGGAGGTTGTTATAAATGATTAAAGGGAAAGGATACGTAGTTCCAGATGGATATGTGGGATATGCAAACGGTAGATATCAGCTTTTTGAAACAGAAAAAGCATACTATGAATATCTTCTTGTAGAGGTGGAATTATGAGTGAAGACCAGATAAGAGAAATTAAGAGAAATCTTTGTGCAAACTGCGGTGACAGATGTTGTTGCCACGGAATGGAAATATGTGCAGATGCGAACAAACATATTGCGAAGGGAAGTGGCGAAAATGTTAGAATACAGTGACTTTTACGACATTGCAACATACGGAAATAATCATTGGAGAGGCAAATTTACCCCAAAAGAAGTTGCCTGTTATGCTTATGATTATTGGTGCGAATTTCAGCATTCAAAAGCAAATGGTGTAATGACAAATACAATATTAGTTTTAATTGAAAATTTAAGAGAAGATGATACAAAAGAAGCAAATGAATGGATTGAAAAAATAAGAAGGGAGATTATCTCATGAATGAAAAAATAAAATACCCATGCAGGAATTGTGCATATTATAATGCATGTGGAGATTCTGATAGGGCAGAACCTTGTAAAGGTAGAGTAGTAAAAACTGAAACTAAGAAAGATAAAGCGACCGCAAAATAATGTGGTCGTTATTTTTATATAAAAATTAGAGTAAAAAGAAAGGTTAAAAAGGTAAAAAATTATGTGTTATTCAAGAAAAGTAGAGCCATCAGTAATTGAAAGAGAAATGCAGGAATCACGGAATAAGGAAGAGTTTACAGGTAAGGTTGAAGCAATCACAATCAAGCAGATTGTTGAAAACGCAAAAGTAAACTCACGATTTGGCGACAAGATACTTGTCAATATTAATCCTTTGCATGTACATATTCCATCATGGCAAAGAATGTGTGATGTAGTTGCAGCAACGGAAATTGGAATAAAATACAACAAGTATAAATGGGAAGTACCGAAACTGTTATATCTTAATGGAAAACTCTGGTGTGTAGATGGTATGCATCGTATTTATGGAGCTTTTAAAGGCAAAATCGAAGCAGTTATTTGTGAGATTATTGAATGTTCAGAGAAAGATGCAATTAGTTTGTTCCTTTGTCAGACAGATGATAGACGCAAAATGTCACAGGTTGATTATTACAGAGCTGCCGTTGCAATCGGAGATACAAATTATATTAATTTAAAAGAAATCTGTAATCGTCATAATGTAGCTGTAAAGGGAGATCCAATTGAAAACCAGGTAGGTATTTTTACACCTATTAAAGATGGTATTAAGTCAATTCGTAAAAACGGAACGGAATTGCTTGATAAAATTATTACTCTTATTACTGATTTACAGTGGAACGGATATGCAGATACATACAATGGAAAAGCATACACTGCAAAGTATATTAGAGTGATGCATTCACTATATGCGTATTATGAAGGCAGAACAGAACAAATGGAGAATATCTTAAAAGAGAAATGCATTGGCACAGAGTTCTTTGTTGAAAATATTATGAACTTGGAACAGTGTGCAGTATTTGATTATTTGTCTGAAATTATTCGCTATGAAATGGAGTCACCATTTACGGAGAAAAAGCGCAAGTCAACAAAGAAATCTACAAAAGCGAAAGTGATGTAGAGAATAAAAAATCAAACCAAATACATACAACATATAAATACGAAGCTAGGATAACGGCTATACGGTCACAATATAATAAGGAAAGGATTGGTGAATATGTCATATAGAAAAACAAAGCAACTCCGTGAATTTGAACCCATTTTGTATAGAAATGGATACAGATTTGCACGGTGCAAGGGAAGTCATTTTATTTATATGAACAGAACAACGCATAAAATTATCACTGTAAATAAGGACTTAAATAAGATAGTTCGAGAGCGATTAATCAAGGAGAATAACTTAGTGGAGGTGTAAAATGTCAAAAGATTTAAGACTATACAAGTTAATACAAAAATATGCCATTGATTTTGGATGGATGGATGAGGGAAATTCATTTTGTATTTGGGTTCCACTCAGTGATGTGAATGATTTTGTACAAGAACTTAGAAAAATTGTAGGAGATGAATATTTTCAGGATGATGGAATGTGTGTAAAGATCCAATTAGAAAATGTAATTTTTGAAGAACTTAATATGATCTTTGACGAACTTGATTTTGAAGGTATGTTTGATAAAACAGAGTAAATGGATATTTCTTATAGAAAGGATGGGTATTATATGAAAAAATTTACATTATACTCCTTTAGTGCAGACGATGAAGGTGGCTACGGAATTTGCAAATCCGATGATTTTACACCTGACTTAGGTTATGAACCGTTATCAGGATGGAGAGCAAAGAAATCTACAAAAATTGCTGATTTTGACACCGTAGAAGAATTGGCAATGATTCTCCAAAAAGAAGAAAAGGAAAGTAATGATAAATATTTAGAGAAAAAGAGAAAAAATACCAATCCTCGTGTTGTTTTTGGAGATGTAATTTATCATGACTTTGAATATCATTTTTCTGATGCGGAGACGATGATGGAAGACTTTCTATCAATGTTGGGTGAGGAAGAAGAATGGTAATCGTTAGAAGTGCGTGTTTCATTAGAAAAAACGGAGGTAACGGATATGAGAAAAATTACGGTAACAGAAGACAATTTTGAAAAAGTCTTAGAAAAATTACGGAAAATGTGCGATAAATACAAAATGCTTGAATTCTACAGAGCTTTATCGGAAGATCTTACAGAAGTAAAATGTAAGACTAATTCAATGGGATTACGAAGTGAGTTTGATAAAGAATGGAGAGACAAGAATGGAGAATATAAGTACAAGGTAAAAAAGAAATTCTTTATGTATAGCAAGTATGTCTGTGTTACAAAACATCCTTTTAGAAGAGATTATGAAACTGATAAGGAATCATATAATGCAAAATATATGTATCCTAAAATGAAGAGTTTGATTCACCTTGATTTATCAGCTTCGTGTGCTTTAGTAATTAGTGAAGGAGATAAGGTGCAGTTTTTTCCTTTTGGTGGTTTCATTATATGGACAGATGATGATTATACGAGATTTGATAATCCACTTACGATATATAAGCACATTTATATTCCAGATTTTATAAAAGGTAAGATTAAAAATCTTGAACAGGAAAAGGAAACAAGAGAAAAGGAATGGAAATGGGAAGAAGAAGATGCTGCATGGTGGGATGAACAATATGAAAAAGATATGGAACGTGAAATGAACGAATATATGTAAGAATAGAAGTAGTATTTGAAATTCGCATTTCAAAGGAAAGGAGCAAATTATGGATAGATACTTAGTTGTGTGGTTAAGAGAAGGCAGAGAGAATGTTGATGTCATTGATAATGCTATCACTCCGCATGAAGCGGCTAATAAGGTAAAGGAAATGCATTTAAATGCTAACGTAGTAGCAGTAGGCATTATGTTAGATAACGAACAGTGGAATTATCTGTAGTAGTTAAAACTAAGATTTCTTAGGAAGCAGGTGAGGGAAAATGATAACGGAAAATACACGGAAACAGTTAGCAGATTACAGAAAGCATGGTAAGAAGCTTAAATATCTTATTAATTATCTCATGGGAATAGTTGAGGACGAAGATGATTTCGAGGAGATAATTATAAGAGAAATGAAAGCCCTTTCATTCAATGAGGATGAAATTGTTGAATGTCTGGAATATGATTTCGGATTTGATATGAGTTGGCATCCAATGAGTGTAAACTATGGAAAGAAATGAGGTGATTAAGATGTTTAAAGTTGGTGATTTAGTGTATGTATCTAACCCAGATACAGAATATGAAAAGGAATATGGAGAAAGAACACATAAAAGTTTCTTTGGTACAGTAACAGAAGTTACAGAATATACAAATGAAATTTGTGTAGAAGTGAAATTTCCTGCAACACCAAACGGATGTGCAATGGAATGGAGTTATAATGCAAACGAATTATCACTTGCAAAGAAACTTAAAGATATGACTATTGAAGAGTTGAGTAACAAATTTAACCTTCAGATTTTTGCAGAGTATCTGTAATGTTTAGCAACTAAACAGAATAACGCAAACGCAAAGGCAGTTAGGAGAATAAATACCTAGCTGCCTATTTTATTACAAGGAGGAAACGAATTATGAAATTACGGAACAATTGGTACAAAGCAGACAAGGGAAAGCATTTTGTACTTACAGAAAAAGGCAAAGAAGAATGTGCAAGTTACAAGTATAAAACAGTTGGTGAACCTGTAGACGAATATGATTATGAAGCAGTTGAATGGTCAGTTGATAACGGATATGTGATCGAAACTGATATTCCAGGATGGACAAAAGGACTTAAGGGATATGAAGTTGTGTATTACAACGGAGAATATAGATTATCAGCAGGTAATCCACAAATCTTCCCAACACGCAAAGCAGCAGAAGTTTATAAAAAGCATTATGAATCATATACATGGTTCAATGAAGATTTAGTGATTGAAGAAGTCGAATATGACGGTGTTCCATTAAGCGAACCGAAAATGTACAAGGGAAAGGAAGTTGTAGATAAAGAACACTATTTTGGACTTGATGCACATGAAGTTGGTGAGTATTTCACAGAAGATATGGTTGATTTCTTTATGGATTTATTACCACCAGTTTGTATGAGAAGCGATTGTTCACAGATTGGTGAACCATGTTCAAGCAGAATTGATGAAAACGGAGAAGGCAGAACAACATATTCCACATTCAAAAAGGTGAATGATGGAATTTGGGAATACTGTGGTGATTGTTTTAGAGGTGAAAATTATATGCATGGAAAAGATATTCCATATGTGAGATAAGGAGATGATTGTATGACAAGAACAGAATTTGAAGAGAAATCATTTGAAGATGTAATGAGTCAGCTTAATGAAGAATTGGATGAGATTACAACACTTGACAGTTTAAAGGAATTTATTAAAGAAAAAATTGATGAAGACAACTTTTGTATTGCAAGTCATTTATGTAATGCAATTTGGAATGATCCTAATCCGTCAATGAGTGAGTGGTATGATTATGATTATTCTATGGGAACACTTGATACGCCAGTTTGTTTGAGCGAAAAAGCACACATTGAGCATTTAATTGATGATTAGAAAGGCAGGTTGATTAGTATGATGAAGTATGAAATAGAAAAAAGAGATTTTGGTAGTACATGGGTACATGTAATTGGTAAGAATGCAAAGCAGGAAACAATGGTAATTGAAATTGTGCATTGTGAAAATCCAGGTGGAAAAAATTCATTACCTTATGCGTGGTATAAAAATGGTTGGACTGATAAAGTAATGGAAACCTATATTGGTTGCCATACTTATGTACATGATTCAGAAAATGGTTGTTATGGTGGATATAATGTGACAGAAAAATTTGATGGGAAACGAAATGTGATTAACTTTGATTGGTTGCTTGAAGATACAGAAGAAAACAGAAAGAAAATCATTGAAGCTTGCATCAGATTATTTAAATCTGCCACAGGTAAGAGTGCAACGGAAAAGAAACTTGAACATGTAATGGAAGTTGCAAAAGAAAGAGGTATGGAAGTTGTATCTAAAATACCTGAAGGTTGGAAGAAAAATCCACTTATGACAGATCCTTGGGGAGCTGTGACTATTGACAATGGAAAGTCGATTTTCGTTAAAGTTGGAGATAGACATAAAAAGAATCCAGAGTATAAGAGAATGTTGTTGATTTAGGAAGGAGCGTGATTGATATGAAATATGTTTTGAGAAATGAATATTTTGAATTAATTGATAAGCTTGGAGTAAAGAAAGTAGAAAGTGAGTATGAAATTGCAGACTTAGATTTATCAGTATATTCATTAAATGAAGATACAAAGCGAATTGCAAATGTAAACTTTATGGAAGAGACAGAAGATAAAAACGGAAACTATATGTTGGGTGGACATTGGATGTCTGATTTAAGTTATGCATTTGCAAAGAAATGTAAATTCGATTTAGTGCAGGTAGATGGTTATAGTGCCTATGCTTATTCAGATGAACAGATGGCAATATTCACATATACAGAGGGAGATATTTATCTCACGTTGTTTACTGATAAAACGAAATATGAAGCTGAAAAGGAAAGAACAATTAAATTCTATGAGGAGGAATATTGATATGCTGAAAATTGAAATTGAAACAGGTGGCGCAGCTTATAGAGATGAAGATGGTGAGCTTGACAGAAGTGCATATGAGTTAAGACGAAATTTAAAAGAGATTAAAGAAAAACTCGAATATGGATATCAAGCTGGTTACATAATGGATATCAATGGAAATAAAGTTGGCAATTGGACTTTGGAAGATTAACAGGAAATTGTAATTTACATTGAAATTTTAGAAAGGTAAAAGGTGAATATTTATGGCAGATACAAAGAAAACAAAAAGATTGCACATTGGTATGGCTTACACGTATGTAGGAGACACAGGAATTGATATTCCTATGGAATTATTAGAAGGTAAAACAGATGAAGAACAGTTGGAAATTGCTTGTAAATATGCACAGGAACACATTGACGAAATTCCTGTTGCTACTAATGCAGAATATATTCCATACTCGGATAATTTTGAGATTGATGATATTGATTTTGAAGATAACGAACAGTAATACAGCGAAAAGGAGATTAAAACTATGAGAGTAAACGAAGTAAGAAAAACAGAAACAATCGAGAAACTTGTAAGAATAGAGTACATTGCAGAAGACGGCACAGTATTTAGAAGCGAAGAGGAGTGTAAGAAATATGAGGAATCAGCATTATTTGTAATCAGCAAAGAGTTAAAGAGACTTGATAATAAGAAAAATGGAGCTTCTGAATATGACATTTATGATGAATGTTCTGATGAATATCTGGTAGAGATTTTCAATGCAGAAACAGAAAGAGATATTGAGAATATCAGAAGATATGTATATCTTAAAGCTCTTTTAAATAGTTCATATGCGAGAAAGGAAGATGTTGATTTACCTAATATCACAGCAGGGCATGAAGTAATTATTCATTGGAACTATGACGAGGATAGTTGTTGGACTATTGGAAATGGAAGTATTGATGCTTTCTGTGGCTATATTAGAGAGAATCTTATGAGCTTAATTACTCCAAAGGAGGAAAAATAATATGAATGGATATGAATTTAAAAGAGAAATCGAAAGAATTTTTAAGGTTGCACGAAATATGTGCCCTAATGTAACAGATGAAATGCTTTATACAAACGGAGCAATTCATTATATGAACGGGAACGACAGTACACCGTTTGATTGGAATTGCAATAACAGGTTATGTGAATTTTTCATTTTCCATAAAAATGAGATGGGCTTTATCAAGGCATTCGTAAATAGTGACAACACAATTGATATGTACATCTATGAAACAGACGATGCTATGCAGCCGACTTATAAATTTACAGAGGAAATGGAAAAGGTAAAAGCAAGTAGTTTTGCAAAGATTATGAACTATATTGCGGATGATAATGGATTGTGGGATAAGCCGATTGATGAACTTGATTGGGATGTTGATAGTTTAGAGTGTGATGAGATTGATTAGAAATAAGAGAATATATAAAGGCAGATGCAAATAATTGTGTCTGCCTTTTGTAATGGAAGGAGAAAAATGACAATGAAAATTAAAGAATACAAATTATACAAGACAGCTAAAAAGACAGCAAAGGAAAACAACCTAGAATATGTCGATTCATTTGAAACTGGTAAGAGAAATATCTTGTTTGATTTCTCATTATTAGATAACACAGATAAATTAACAAATGAAGAGAAACAGTACATTAGAGAACACGCATTACGGAATTTACATGCTAGTGATTGCGAACAGTTCTATGGGAAAGAGTTTGATAATTTTACAGTTTGTAATGGTAGAGCATTATATTATCCACATAAAGTTTATGATGAACATGGTTGTGAACGCAGATATGTAATTATGCAGCTTGCAAAGATTATTCATGCAAGAGGAACACGAAAGAGTGTTTATGATGACTATGAAACAACGGAAATTAAATTGGATAGTGGTTATACAGAACCAATAAGTGATTATGAAATATAGAACGGAGGTTGATTGATATGACAAAAATTAGAATAGATAACACAGGCGATGGAACATGGTGGTTATACAATAGCAATCAGAGTTGGAAAGATTATTGTGGTTGTGAAAATTTCGATGAACAGGTTGTTCTTACAGGCAATAGAGATTTTGCAGGCTGTACTGAGGCAGAATGGTATCAGAAAGCAAAAGAAATCTTGGATGATATTGATTGCTATGACGAATATCCAACGGATGTATCTGATGAAGTGAATGCAAAATTAAAAGAAATGTATGATAAATGCAGATGTACAGAAGATATTATTGTTGATGTAATCAGACTTCTTTATCCAGAAGACACCTTTAAAACTGGAACAATCAGAGGGTATAGCCAGGGAGATTGGCAAGATTACATTGTCATGGGAGATGTGGATACAGGTTTACTTGAAGCAATGTATTTTGGAAAGATCTCTGATATTACCGTAACAACGGACGAAGAAGAATTTGGAGATGTAATCACTCATGATGAACTATGGAGAGCAGAAAGAGAAGAGGGATTAAAAGAATTTTTCAGAAATCATTACGAACTTGATAAGGATGAAGAAATTCATATCTTACAGGCAGACGGATATAAGCAAGTAGTTGATTGGAAAGCAGTTGGATAAATTCCAAAGGAAAGAACTGTTTCTTGAAAAGGAAGTGAGGTAAATAATTATGCTGAGATATGGACGGAAATTTAATATTACACAGGAACTTATGGACATAATTGCAACTTATATGAATGATGACATAAGAGAAGATTTACATTTCAGACTTGCACCATGCGAGCCTGATTTATTTTTAAGAGAATATGTAAAGAGAGATCCTGAATTTGAGAAACTTTTATATGATGAATTTGGAATTGAAATGGAGGTGCAATAATTATGATGACAGAAGAGAGATTTAAAGAGACAAATTATAAAATGAGTTACGAGGAATATAAGAAATGTTGTTATCACAGATGCATGAAGGAAGATTGCATTCATAGAGATGCATATAGAAGATTACCAGAAATTGATGGTGGTCTTGGTTTGTGTCCTAATTTGAAGGGAGAGTGATTGATATGTATCAGCATATAGAATTTATTGATGGTAGTAATCCTTATATCAGCAAAACGGAAAAGGATTTCAAATGGATGTGTGAACATTATGTTCTCATTCCGATTGCAGAAAATTTCTGGAAAGCAACCGATAGAATTTATTATAAAGTAGTTGGCTTTGCGGATAAAAATAAGATGGCTACTTTTAACAGAAATTACAAATCAAAAGCAGGTGCAATGAGAGTAATTTGGAAAGCAATTAAAGAGAATAAATTTGAGTGTATTGTACTTAGAAAAGAGGTTGAAGATTTACGGAATGATGAACACTTTGATATTTCAGTGAGTACACCTATTAAAACATGGAATTTGGGATAGATTGGAGTAATGAAAATGACAAAATTAGAAAGTATTAAATGTGAAAAGTTACTGAATGAAGCTATTGAATATGCGATTGATGCAAAAGACAAATTGGATGTAGCTGCAAGACATCCTAATGCAACGGAAAGATATGTTCTGGAAAATACCGCACATAATCACAGAGGTTATGCAGAAGGAATTAATCAGTCACTTGCAGTTTTAGGATTTAAGCATGAACGGATGGTAGAGTTAGAAAAATTGATAGGTTAAGAAATAGCAATTTCATAAGGAGGTTTGACATGAGATTACATCTATTTTGGCTTGATAAGAATTGGAAGAAACGTGGTGATTGTGCCAACAATTATACCTCATTGTTGATATGGAAAATAAAACATATAAGGTATATACGAATGCTTTTTATGGATATTATCATCCAGAAGATATTGAGGTTAAAAAGAAATCAGATATTGAAGATTACATAGAGTATTTAAAGAGAAATGGATTTACAGAAATGGAGTGACAAACATGAATTATACTTATTTTGGAAACAGAATTGAAAGAAGCCCATTAGGGAATATGGGGTTACAGTTATTAGAAGCTCAAGAGAAATTAGTTTCTCAGGAATATGAAGTTGAGAATCTTAGAATTAAAGCAGCTATGTATAAAGCATATTTCTTTCGTAATTCCATATTAGCAGAAAAATTAGAAAAGCAAAGTGAAGAAAACAGAGATGCACTTATCGGAGAGTTTGATGGTTTTTCATATGCAAGTTGGAGAGCTAATGCTGTATATAGAACGCTTGAAAATATGTACGATGAAGGACTATTAACTGAAAAAGAATATAGAGAATGCAAAGTATGAAACAAGAGTTTCTTTCGGAATAAAAATAAGGATGGTGACATAAATGAAATATACATGTTATGATTGGTATGGAAATAAGAAAGTAGACAATATTGATAACTTAAAAGATGCAGTAAGAGAAGCACTAAAATTAGATTGTGAAGTCCACGATGGGAATGGAGACATCATCTATTCAAAATGGGATGGTTGGAATGGAGATTACCCAGAAATTGAAAAGAGATGGTTTCCTGTAGCTGATATGGAAATGGTAAACAAAGCGAATGACTTTATTGAAAAAACAGGAATGTTTTATGAGTGGTGCAAGTTCCAAAGAGATCAGTTTTATAAATGGATAGGTAAAAGCGAATGGCTGCATAGTGACAGATGGAGTGCAACTTATGATTGGGTAAACGATGGAAGATTTGCAAATGTAGATATTCCAGAAGATATTGTCAATTGCTTAGTCGAAGAATGGGAAACTAATGCTATATCTTTAAAAGTAGGAATTTAAGGAGAATATATATGAAGATGCCGGTGTATGAATGTTCAAATTGTTATAATGAATTTTCGGATCAACTATATCCAGTTAATATATCAGATGTTAAATGGATAAATCTTATTTGCGATAAATATCCGAATGGATGTATTCAAATAACTTGTCACGATGCTCAAGAAAACGCTTATTATGCAACAAGGCTTCTGAAATGTTATGTGAGTAAAAAAGGTAAATATGCAATTTGGGGTAAACACAGATTTTATGAAGGATATAGCGGTGGTCTTATATTGAGAGGTGTTCCATATAAGTCTATTGAGACTATAAGAGATGCGGCTAAACCGTATGGAACAATAGTAGAATGAAACGATGATTTACTAGGAAAGGAATGATTGAAATGAAATATGTAAAAACCGAAACCGTCCTTGATGAAATAGATTGGGGCAATGGAAGAAAATTCAAGTGTCATTCATATTGGAATGATGATACTTCCTTTGCATTGGATATTGGTGATGGAGAGTTGACCGATAAAGATGACAATCCGTATTTTATCCATTGCGAATATAATTGTGATAATGGAATGTGGCATCATATCTTTGAAATTTGGTTTGAAGATGATGATATTTGCAGCATCTATGACATTCCAGAATCCGATAGAAACGAATATCTCTCAGAAACAGAGATCGAAGAATTGCGAGGTATTATTTACAACTTATGCAAGGATAAGATAAACCTATGAATCGGAAATTTACTTGGTTTAGAAAGTGAGGTTAATTTTATGGATTATAAATTGTTAGCAAAAAAATATATTAAATATGGAATTAAATGGCTTGAAGGTGAATTTGATACATACAAAGGTATGACAACCATAATGGAAACAGAAGAAAACCTAAATGGAGAACAATTAAGAATGTTGTGTGACGAAATTAAAAAAGACACTAGAGTTAAAATGGCAATGATTGAAAGTGAACATGAATATACTATTACAATTATGTTTAACCGATAAATCAGAAACTTCAAATTATTTTAATAGGATACAAGACATGATATAATATAAAGAAAAACGGAGGTAATTATTATGGCAGAGTTGATTGGGTTTGTATTAGCGATATTGATTTATTTATGGCTTTCAGGTGTGTTTAGCGGAGAAAATCAAAACAATCAGAAATTTGGTGATGGAAAAAACCGTTACGACTTTAAAGATTATGTTGACAATAAGGCAGATAGGTATAATAAATAGGAAGGTGGTTGATGAATATGCTAGTAGAAATGTTAGCATTGTTAGGATTAAAAGGTGTTGCAAGCGTAGGACGTGCAGTTGATGATGCAAAAACGAAAAGAAATACGACAGCCTTAGATTCAAATGGAAATGTAACTTGTATAGGTAGAACAGGTAAGTATTATGTCAATGGAGAAGAAACATATAGATGGACACAAGAAGACAAATATGGAAATCGACATGATCTTACAATAGGTGTAAATTCCGGCAAGGTTTACCGGGATAATTTTGACGATGAAGTAAAACGAATGTCAGCTAATGATGAAAAAAATAAACAATGGAGCTTAAGTCATGGATATCTTGCTTATAATAAGTATGATCCACGATTTCGAAGAAATGTAACAACAGAAATTAGCACAGGAAAAGTAATCGCTACATTATGTGAGGGATATGACAACAACAGAGCAAATGGGCGTTATTATAAATTTTATTATAAAGAGAAATCGCCACACTATAGAGATGATTTTAATAAATCTGCTCCTGGTGATTACGGAATTGAAATCAGTGAGGATGAGTATAATAAGTTAAATATCCCGACAAAAACATGTGGCGAAATACCAGATGATCCGAAAGTATTAAATAAAGTATGGGGTGTTGATTGTTTTTAGATTGGAGTAGCAAAATGAATAAGAATAGAAGAGAAAAGATAAATATGCTCAAAGCAAAACTTCAAAGTACACAATCTGAACTAAAACAGATATCAAGTGAGTTGTCTTCTATATTAAGCGAAGAACAGGATGCATTTGACAATATGCCAGAAGGATTACAAAGCAGTTATAGAGGAATGTATTCTGAAGATGCAATTGATAGTATGGAAGAAGCGAGTGAAAAACTTGATGAAGCGATTGAGTTGTTAAATGATATTGTGTAGAATGTAGAAAGGAGAATAGTATTATGAATGATACGCCAGTATATGAATGGGAAGATGCAATAAATTTTATTGCAGAAAGATGTAATATTGACAAAGATACAATTGAGACAGTGCTTACGTTAGAAGAGGACTATATGAAAAGTATTGGAATTATCATGGAAGAACAATCTAATTTTGAGATTGATGGTCAACAAAGAGAACAAAGTAAATAATAGATTCATTGGAAGATTGGAGAGAGAATATATGAAAATTGTGAGTATTGAATGGCTAACAGACGAAGTAACGGAACAATTAAATAATGAAGAAACCTGTTATTTGTCAAGTGATAAAGAATATTGGTTATTTACAGATGATAATGTGTTTAATAAAATTGGCAAAGAGTTACATTCGATTTCTGTTGCAGAATGGTTGTATGGAAAGTGTGAAGACAATGATTTATCTACAACATTTATGAATACACAATATGATTGGAGTGATTATAATATGGATGCAGCCGCCGATGTAGATGTGTCTAAATGCTGCAACAATCAATGGGATCAGGTTATGATAAACTATGTGAGAAATGTAGTTGAAGAATCCATTTCGTATAAATTAGAAGAATCGTTAAGAGAAATGGTGAATTACAAATTTGAAATGGATTATATAAAAGATGCTATAAAAAATGTTCTGGACTTAGAAGACAAACAATAGCTAATGAAACCAAGTTTTCTTGTGGAAGGAAAGGAGTAGTTGATATGGAACAAACTTTTTATATTGGAATGAAAATTTGTAATTATTATGCAGTTCATATCAATGATGATGGATATGAACAAAAGGAAATGGTTCAAGAAAACGAGATTGATGGATTTATACATTGTCTAAAAGTTTTAGGATACAAGGAAATCTAAGTTTACTTGTGAATGGAAAGGAATGATAAGAATGGAATTTGCAAAATATTATAATGTAAGTAATCTCGTAGAAGAGATGAAAAAAGCAGAAGAAATTGACGGTTATCCAACAGGTGATGATAAATTTGAAGGTGTATATGTTTGTATGGATACAAACGATTTTTGGATTAGCAGAATTAACAAGGGATATAATGAAGAATATGAAAGGGAAGATGGAAAATATCTTGTAGAACGCAACAAAATCAGTATCTATGATGTAATGGATAAACTTCATGAACTATATTCTAAGAAACTTCCTGACTTTAGGAAAAATGATTTGCAATTTGAAATGAAAAATAAATGTCATGATTTTTTAAAGAGATTCAAAGCAAAAGACATATGTAAAGCAGTTATCCTTTTAGATGATTATGATGGATTATCAAATTGGGATTGTTGCGAAACGGATTCGTTAGAAGAAGCTATTGAAATTATTGATGGTGGATATGGAATTTTGCCATTAGTAGCATAAGAAATATAGGTTTATTATGGAAGGAGAATGGAATATATGGCAAATGAATATAAAGTAGAAGAAACAAAATTTGGTACTCGAACAAGCCATCCTAGTTATGGCACTTTGTTATTTAACAGAGCTTATGGTGGAAAGACACCATTATTCGGAAGCAGCATTGAACATAGTAATGTAATTACAATGGAACTTAGACATGCTGATATCACAAGAGGATTAAATCGTGATGATATTTTTGGCAATAAGCCTATTGTAGAAGTTGAAATGAGTTATTCACAATTTGCTGAGGCAATTACATCTTTTGGACAAGGAACAGGAATTCCAGTAACAATTTGCTATACTGAAAAAGATGGGGAAATGCCTCCGTGTGATTTTGTTAGCAAGAGAGAACAATTTACAGGAGAATTTAAAGAGCAGACTGATAAGACAATGGAAAAGTCAAAAGAATTAATAAATGAAGTTGCTGAATTGTTTTCTTCAAAAAAGACACTTACAAAGGCAGATAAAGAAAATATTTTAAAAAAGCTCAATATGTTAACTTACGATATTGGAAGCAATATTGGATTTATTGCAGATCAGTTCAATGAACAGATGGATAAAACTGTTATGGAAGCAAAGGGAGAAATTGAGTCCTTTTGCCAGAACAAAATCAATGCAATTGCTAATGCATCATTGGTAGAACATAGAGAAGAGTTTCTAAAATTGGAAAATCCAGTTGATATTGAATCAGAATAAGCCAAGTAAATTTAACTTTCTTTTGGTATAGAAATGGAGAATATTATGTTAAGAAGAAATTTATTTATAGGTATTCCAAATGACAAATTAAAAGAATGCTATGATAGTTATATTAGAGTTAGTTGTAAAAGAGAAAATAAAAAAGAGTTATTTTCTGATTTAGTAATAGAATATAAGTCTTTTATAGAAAGCAATCATCCTAAAGCAGCGGAAGCAATTTGTGAAAGGGATATGTTTAATGAGATTGCAAGAAGATATTTTAAGATAGCTGATATTATTAAGGACAAAGATTTTTGTGAGATATTTGGAATTGAGGTGAAAGACAATTAGTAAATTAATACAGAAATTAAATTGGGATATGCCATTTATAAAAAATCAGTGTATGTTTGTATATGCAGATGCTGATTTAGATTCTAATCAAAAAATGCAAGAACCATTACAAAAACTGTATCAGTATGAAAATCAGCCAGATATGAGAGAAAAGATAAGAGAATATATTAATGAGCTTGATACAGAAATTGGCAGACTTGAAGATTTATTAAAAAATACTGATAGTCCATATGATTTACAGATTAAAGGTAGGTTGAATGCGATAATTGAAGTAAAAAATGATTTATTAGGAAGATTAGAAGAGGTAATATGAATGAAAAATAATAAAGCTATTTGTAGAAAAACAGACGACCACTTTACAGAGGGCAAGGAATATGAATGCACCCCAGCATATGCAAAATATGAAAGTGCAGTTGTAGATATTCTTGACAACAATAAAGAACTTATCACAGTGGAAATAAATGATAAAGATTTTCAGTTTATTTTCAACTAAGAAAGAATGAATTACTTGGAAGATTGGAAGAGGTGATATAGATGGATAGAAAACGAAATAATCCTACATGGTGTTGTGATCAAATTGAAGAGAAGATTAAAGACTACAAAATATCTCTTACAGAAATTAAAGAAGAAGAGGTAAAGAGGCAGCTGGAAATTGTCATTGATGATTTAGAATCAATTCTATACAAGTAGATTAGAGGGGGTGATATAAAATGACCAATGGCATTAAAGAGAAAGACATTCGTGATATGCAAAAATGCTTTGATAAAATGGAATATATTCTAAAAAGGATTCAGGTATATAATCCTGAAGCACGAATTATTTGTATTGAAAGTGATACAATAGCTCTAGTTAATTTCAATGGTGAGTTTATTGATTCAGCTCCACAAATAAAAGATGAACATATTGTTGCAAGTCAAGACATACCAGCAATGGATAACTATTGTTAAAAGAAATGACGATTTCTTTTAAAATTTGGAGGTAATTACCTATGACTTATGAGGAATACTTAAAAGAAATTGGAATAGATAAAAATATTCCAGTGGAAATTAAATGGAGTGAAACCGCAAGAGGAGTTTATTGTCCTACTTGTTTAACTGGTGTCAGTATGGAATCTACAAAATGCAAATATTGTGGTCAGAAGTTAATTCCATATTTAACCCGATGAGAAATTATTTTTAATTAATTCATAGAATGGAGATGATTAAATGAAGAAAATAACAAAATTTAAAGATATTCCACAATTGACAAGAGCTGGATCATGCAACACGAATATTCCATTAACTCACATGTTAAAAACGATTTCAGAATGGGAACAAGATGAATATTATCAGTTACAATTGAATCCTAATTTTCAGCGTGGACATGTATGGACGGAAAAACAACAAATGCTATTTGTTGAATTTTTACTTCGAGGAGGAAAATCAGCGAGGGTAATTTATTTTAATAAACCAAGTTGGCAAATGACGAAAACCGTAAATGGTTATGATGATTTTGTATGTGTTGATGGTTTACAGAGAATTACAGCGGTAACTAAATTCTTAAAAAATGAAATTAAAGTTTTTGGTAGTTATTACAAAGATTTTGAAGATAAAATACCACTAAGTATAGATTTAATTTTCAATGTAAATGATTTGAAAACTGAAAAAGAGGTTCTTCAGTGGTATGTGGATATGAATGCAGGTGGAACACCACATACAAATGAAGAGATTGAACGAATCAAGAAGATGATAGAAAATTTATAGAGCAAAGAAAAAATTGATTTCAAACGAAAGAGGAGGAGGCGATATGGAATTTAAAAACAAAACAGAGTTATTAGATTTTGAGAAGCAAAGGGAAAATTTTATATCAAAAGAAATGGTAGAAATTCATCGAAATTCATTTAGCTGCTATTGGCAAATGTTAAAATATTTATTTAATAAAAAAATATAGAAACTTATCAAAATTATATTATAATTATTCAGGTGGTTTTTACAGGCAAAAAGATGGAATAATTTGTGCAACAACGATTAGTGCCGTTGAAAACGTTGTTGAAAATAATGATATAGTTATATTTATATAGATAATGAGAGGTAAATTAGAGGGAAAAGTATGAAGAATGAATGTCCTAAATGTCCTGAATGTGGATGCCCGTTGATATTGTCGGTCGATACGACTGGGAAGTGGAGTAGAAAAATTAATAAAGATGGGGATTTATGTAAAATAATCAATAAATCATACGGGCGTCCTAATGGAGCTTCTTGTCTTGAATGTCCAAGATGTAGATTTTCATATGATACTGAACATGCATCGTATGATGAATCTATTCCAGAATTGGATGAATGGATAAATGAACATAAAAAAGAATTATGGTATTAATGTAGATATAACAAGGAATAAGATATTTTTGATTTTAGATAAATAGGTTTATAAAACGAATGAGTTATTTCAAAAAGGAAGGTAGATTCAATATAATGTATTATGGCACAGAAAAAGACTATATTCATGATAAAATAATATTATTATAGATATTATTAAATGAAGTACAAATGAATATAAATAATTTGATCACTGGAACTCATAATATAAACCAGAGAAAATTAGACGAGCGTGCTGTCATAAAAGACTTAATAAAAGAAGGAATAGTTTGTTATATTGATGATAATGGAATAACAACTATAGATAATAGAGAAATTAATTACGAATACCTTTGATAATCCAAAGAAAAATTGCTTTCAAGTGGAGGTAGATATGTTATATAATATTGGTGATAAATTAAAATGTAAACGTGAAGTTAATTCACAATGTCTTGAGATGAGTAATCCAGATTTTATAATAAATATTGGAGATATTTATATAGTAACCGATAAAGATGATTATCCTGATGATAATCATTGTCATTGGTACGAATTAACTCAAGAAAAAGATAAAACTGTTATCTTAAACGTATGGAACGATGAACCAGAACACATGATTATAGATGATAGATTTGAAAAAATAATAAAATAGAACTACAGTATAATAATATTAGAGGCAGGAATCAACTGCTTCTTTTTTTTATTACAGAAAAGAGGTGACGAAAAATGAATATGGGAAATCCAAAGAGAAGTTCAAAATTTTTATGTTTAAATTGTATGAAAATAAATGAACTTGGATCTGGAATTCAGCGTGGAGGTCATCAGCGTGAAAAATGGCATATAAAGGATCTAGCTTGTTTTAATAAACCTTGTTGCGGAAAACAAACTAAGAATATAGAAATTAGATGGTGTGACGATTTATTGGAGGCATATGATAGAGCCGAACAAATTAGAGATAGATACTATAAAAACGGAGAATAATACATATAGAAAGAGAGGTTATTTAATATGGCACAGACAAGAGATTATGCGACTAAGAAAAAAGGTAAAACAGAGGTGCAGCCATTTTGGAACATGGAAGATATCAAGAATGTTATTGAGTGGTTTGAAAAAAATGAAGAATGGGACGGATATCTTATTACATTATTAGAATTGCTTCTTGGTAGACGAATTGGTGATACAGTTATGATGAAATGGTCGGATCTGTATTACGAGAACGGAAATCGTAAGAGTGAAATTGATACCATCGAGGAACAGAAAACTGGAAAGATCACTAATCTTCCTGTAAGTAATATGGTTTGGGAGGCGGTTGACAATTATTTGTCACACGTAAAAATTGACCCAATGGAACATTATAATGAATATATATTCAGTTATATACCTAAAACATTATGGCTGTTAAGACATCCTAATACACCTTTTTATATGAATATTGAAACATGGTGTGGTTATTTAAATAAAGATTTTTCTGATAAGAGAAAGCAGAAAATTTTGGATGACTTTCATAAGCAAAAAGAATACAAGAGTCTTGGAGATTATTTATATTATATTATAGAATACAATGATGTTGTAAAGTGGCAAACAGATGATTATAGAAAGAAACTAAAAAAAGCGGTTGAGGATGTTGGTATTCGATATCCTATATCAAGTCACAGCCTTCGTAAAAGCTTCGGGTATTGGATTCATAAGACACACCCGTTTGATCCTGATTGTCTTTTGTCATTGCAGAAATTGTTCAATCATACTGATTTACAAATGACAATGAATTATATTGGATTAACAGAAGAGAAAAATAGACAGTTGATTAATGACCATGGAGAATTCATTCATAACGTGCTTGCTGGTAAGGGAGATGAGATAGTTAAAAATATGCCAGTTGTCTCATTAAAGTCTGATGATTTTGGAAAGATTATAAGAATGCTTACTGATGATGTTGATAAATATCAAGCTGCAATTAATATGGCAAATGAACTGAGAATTTTATAAATATGTTTGCGATATCCTATAAATATGTTTGTGATATTCTATTGACTTTTATGAATCTTATGAATATAATAACTATTAGTTAATGACAATAAACGACATAAGATTGGAGGATTAATATGAATCAAATAGGTAGGGCTTTCTTAAGTAAAACAAAGTTAGACGTGAATAACAGTGACATTGTGGCAATTGTGGATTTTTTATCCTCGGCAGATTCCATCAATAAGATGATAGTGGTGTCGGATTTGGGATTACCCGCGCTTACGGGAGTTGTGAAAGATCTCGAAGAGAAATTTGCAAATTGCAAAGGTTTTCCTTTGAATCATGACGCTCCCGATCACAATGCTCCAAATAGGCGGAGTATAGGATGGATGATTAAATTCATCATGAAACAAGTTGGGTATTCGCCGGTAGATGGTGGATTAAGTGAAAGAGCAAGATTGCGAGATTTTGCGGGGAGCAAATATTTTTCAACGAGTGCAATTTATCAAAAAAATTGTACCCCAAAGTTTAAAATCAATGTTGAACTGGCAAATGTTAGTTAACAAAATGTAGGATTGCCAATGTAATAAAATAAAAAAATAGGACATACTTATGTGATTTCGTCCTTATCAATGAAATTAATATCTAAATAGATATTTAATGCATCGCATAATTCGAGTAAATTATTGATTGAAATATTTTCTTGCTTAAATCGTGACGTTAATGCAGCCTGTGAGATATTTAATTTTTCGGCAAGTTCTTTTTTCTTTATATCTTTTTCAAGCATTATGGTCTTAAGTTTAAGAAGAATTTGTTTAGTGTTAGCTACTTCCATTTTTGTCCCTCTATGTTTCAAATGATTAAGATACATCTTAATTATATAAGATATATACAAAATATACAAGATATAAGTAAAAAGTTTATACATTATTATATCTTGAAAAATTAAGATATATATTGACTATTTAAGATATATGGACTATAATGCAAAGTATCAAAGGTAATCCAAGTACATAAATAACAAAGAGAGGAGGACGTACATATGGATTTACAGAGATACGATGTTATAAAAGCGAAAATCAAATATCAAGGCGAAGGATCAGTCCAGACTAAAGAACGTCCATATGTTATCATAAGCAATCCAATAGGAACAAAACATGCTTCTATAATTACAGTGATGCCTTTGACAACTAAGCTAAAAAAAATAAACATGCCTGTTCATAGTTGCATTAATGCAGATGATGATAATGGTTTAACAGAGTATTCTATGGTGCTCGGAGAACAAATTATAACAATATCCAAGGACGAAGTTATTGAAAGACTTGGAAATATTACTGATGCTTATGAACGAAAACTTATAGATAAAGCTTGTTTCAACGGCTTGTTTTTTGGAACTGAATATAGATTAGAGGAGGCGAGGGCGTAATGTATGTAAGTAAAGAAAAGGCAAAACAGATAATTGATGAAGCTCCTGGTATGATATGGATTGATTCTTTTAATGGAATGACTTTTATTCATACAAGACCAAGACAAATTACTATTGATGAGGGGAAAAGAATAATTAACAAGGCGAATACAGTTGACTATCAGAATAATGATTTCTTTGGATTGCTTTCATTAGAGGGAGTACAGGAATTTATGGTACACAATATTAAATTTCCCCAGATAGAGTCCTGATTATAGGACTCAAAATATGATATAATAAAAATATCGAACAAAAACCGAACATGATACAAACACCTGTTCGAAATAATGATTGACAAGAACATTTGTTTGGAGTATTATAATTTTTGTAAGCAACAAAAAAAGATAGAGCCAAGCGATTCAAACGCTGCGCCAACAGCTTTCTACTTGACTCTATCAACCAAATACATACAACAGCATTAAGCCATTGCAGAAGCGAAATATCGCTTGTACTTATTTTACATATATTTCGAAAGAAAGTCAAGTTTCAAGCGTTTTCTGCAATTAAAATTCCTAATTTGCACAATTGAATATGGAGAATAATATTATAGGGCATTCGCCAAGTGGTAAGGCACAGGATTTTGATTCCTGCATTCGTTGGTTCGAATCCAACATGCCCTGTTATGGGGATTTTCTACCCAGTAAGTCCTCAGAACGCAGATATTTTTTCTGTAAGTGCAGTCTATAAGCTGCATAAGTTCTTATAGAGAATAACTTACTAACGAGTTACATAACCGACATATACTTTTGTTTCGTTATTTGATATATACCTTCCATATGTCGGTCTGGATCATTAGTTCAGTTGGTTAGAACGCTCGGCTCATAACCGAGAAGTCGTCTGTTCGAGTCAGACATGATCCATTAAAAAATAAAAGAGAGGAGATGATATAGTTGGATTTTGTTATAAAGAATAATAAAAATGTATATATCCGACTAAGTGAAAATGGTAAAGCTGAAACATGCAAAGAAAAAAATATGGGGAAATTTACAGAACAGAAAGCAAAGAATATTCTAAAGTCGCTTCCAAAGACTCTTAAAAATCTGAATTTTCGGATAGAGTGCATTCCTGATATTAAAATGGAAACACCTGTTCAGAAAATTGTAAAAGAAGAGTCGAAGAAAATTATCGAAAACACAGATTATCAACCTTCTGACAATATTACACAATGGGTTGAAAAATTTGGTGCATGTTCAGACATTTTTAAAGAAGCAAGAGAAAGATACGTTGAATTGGAAGATGAGTTACATACTTCTGATGCGGCTTTGATGGATGCTTTACATAGTATTGAACTTGAAACACCGAAGGATCTTTATTCTGCTTGGCTTGTATATAAAAAGATAAGAGAGAATAGAAGAAATAGAAGACAACTTAAAGATGAAATGTTAATCATACATAGTATTTTAGAAGAAATTGATGATACAAAAATCAGTAGAGAACGGACGCAAAAGGCTATTGATGGATTATTTGATCGTAAATATACATATCGAGTTGTGGAGGTGGACGAAAATGGTGATTTGTAAAAGGTGTTACACATCTATGATTGGTGTGATGTCATTTTCTAAGGACAAACATGAAAAGTTTTGTAGATGTCCAAAGTGTCATTCAGAGACAAAACATAGTCAAATCAAAGATGATGAACTGGATTTTAAAGAGATATTAAAGACTAAAATGATTGGAGACATGCGAAAGTGACAGCAAAAAAAATAAATTTATCACCCGATCAGTTAGCAATAGTTGATAGATATTGCAGTAATGATTTACGAGAATTAAAGAAAATTTGTTTGCCGCTAATATCCATGAAGGGTGTTGCAGATATGGAAATTGATGATTTGTTAAGTGATGCGATGAAGGTATTGCTTGAGACAGTTGAAAATTATGATTGCACAAGGAATGATAATTTCGGAGCATATTTGACAACAAATATTAAACGTTCGTATTTAGATTGGACAAGAGATAGAATGCGAGATAAACGTGTTAATTATGCGAGGGATAGAAATGGAGATGTTATTTATGAGTACTACGAAGAGAATGGGGAGAAGAAAAAAAGAAAAGTAATTCTTAAACCATTAACATTAGATGTAACGACAGAGGAAGGAAAAGAAATTAGAGATACGATAGCTTCAGATTTTCGTGTGGAGAATATTTTTATAAGAGAAACAAAATCTGAATGGCATCAAGAAGTTAATGATTACTTAAATAGTTTGTCTCCTTTGCAATACAAGATAATTATGATGCTTGCTGATAAATACACAAAAGAAGAGATTTGTGAAATCTTACATATTGAATCATTTCATTATGACAATCTTTTAAAAAAGATTACTTCTGATGAAAAAACTAAGCCTTTAAAGAGTTTGATGGGAGGAAAAATTCTATGAAATTAATAAGAGATAAGGTAAAAAAAGATACCTGCATGGCATCTAAAATATGTGGAATGATTGAAAGAGAAGATCTGAGAAATGATCATCCACAGCAGAGAAAATCTGGTCAATGGGAAGAAGAAGTTAGAGATAATTTTATAGTAACCGTTATTCAGAATGAAGATTTTGATCCAATTAAAATTTGTGAACAGCTTACAGATAATGGTGTTATCTTGTGGCTGATTGATGGATTACAGAGATGTACCACAATAGAAAATTATAAAGCAGGTAAATTTGCACTTGGCAAAAAAATAAATCCATCAGTGATTGAGTATCAAGAAGTAAAAAAAGATGAAAATGGAAAAATTGTTAAAGATGAAGATGGTAATACAGTATATGAAATCGTTTCTTTTGACTTAAAAGGGAAAAGTTATGCTCAATTACCAGAAAGATTAAAGGAAGATTTTAATAATTGTCCAGTAGAAGTAGTAAAACATCTTGATTGTAGTGATGAAGAAGTGGGGCGACATATTGTTAGATATAACAGTGGAGCGAAAATGAACGTTGCCCAAAAAACAATCACCTATATGTGCAATGTTGCAAAAGATGTTAAAGAATTATCTGGACATGATTTCTTTAGCGATTGTGCAAAATTTTCCGATGTTAAAGATAGAAATGGGACTATTGATAAGATTGTAAACGAAACAATTATGGGTCTTAACTTCTTTGAACAGTGGAAAAGAAATGCAATGCAGCTTGGAAAGTTTTTAAACGAGAATGCAACCAAGGAGATGTTTAATAAGTTCAAGGAATATCTTGATAGATTGTACAATATTGTAACACCGACAACAGGGAAATTGTTTAGTGAGAAAAATGCACTTATATGGTTTATGCTCTTTGACAAGTTTGATAAAACAGGATGTCCAGATGAAAAATTTGGAGAATTCTTAAACGACTTTGAGAAGTTAAAGAACGTAAAAGTTGTTGTAGAGCATACTAGAAAACCAAAAGGAACTGAAGAAACAAACAATTTATCATTTGCGGAAATTGATACATGCAATTCTACAAAGGATAAAGGAATGATTACAGACAAATTACATATTTTAGAAACACTTTTAAAAGATTTTTTAGCTAATGAAACAATGATGACAAAAGAAACAGAGAATATTAAAGAAGAAGATGTCGAAGAAGAAACTACACTTTCGTTTGTTCAGAAAAATGTAAATTCAAATGTAATCGAAGAAGACATTGAATGTTATGAAAACATGATTGATGATTGCGTAAGAGTTGATTCGGAAGTGTACAAGCAGTGTAAAACAGCGTTAGTTGCGCTTATGGCTTATGCTTGTAAAAATGAAAAAGATATGGATTTTGAACGATGGATTCAAAAGTATCAGAAAAATAGCTCTGGTTTTAGTAATGATCAAAAAAGGAATTATACATATATGAGAAACAGTTTTGATAGCTTTTTGAAACGTGGGTAATTTGTGAGGCGAGAAGATGCAAATAAATATTAGTTATACATTATATACAGACGGTGATTACAGTTTAAGGAATGCCGAAGATTTTGGCTGTACTAATAGAGACGTAGTAGTTGATGATTTTGAATATTATGATTATGTTGGTTCTATGGAATTTAAATATGAAGAGGAGTGGCGTTGTAAAAGCGAAGCAAAAGATTTTCTTTGGAGATTTTTATGTGATGGAATTCATATATCTTATACACATCCTTGGCTACTTAAAGACTTTTATGACATTATGGAATCTTTAGAGAATGTTATTAATGAATATCAAGAGGGAATATCTGTAGTCCAAAGGCATATAACAGGTAATTATGAAGGAACAGAAATTAAAATAGAAATATCAAAATAAAGTTCGTTTCTTTAAGAGAGGTGAAAGATGAAAATGACGGGAACAATTCGTAGAGTTGACGACTTAGGTAGAATAGTAATTCCGAAGGAAATTAGAAGACTGGTGTTTGGGAAAACGGATGCAACTGGTGAACCAATGGAAATATTTATTGACGGAGAAAATATTGTATTACGAAGATATAAAGAAATGCAAACTTGTGAATGGATAAAATATGATTATAGAACGATTTGTCCAAAGAATCATGATGATGCTGATGATCCATATTGGAGGATACCTGAGAATATGGCTAACATAAAATATTGTCCTTATTGTGGCAAAGAAATAGTTGTTGTAGATAAATAACATTAAAGTTCGATTTCATGTGGAGGTATAAAGTATGACGAATTTAATAGATATTTATAATGAAATTGAAAACAGTATTAATAGTTTATACGATTTTGACTTGAGTTCCCAATATAAAAAAATGGTGGATGGTTTGAACTCAGCAATAGAAGATTTATATAAATATTACGGTATTAGAAGATTAAAAATAGATATAGAACAATTTCATAAGAATGAGATTGTAAAAATTGAGCAAGGAGAAGGTGGTTGTTTCTTACTTGGGTTAGATGAAAATGATTCAAGAATTGTTGACTTATACGAACATATGGACTTGTCGATTGATGAGCTATTTTTCTAATCACAAAACAAGGAGATCGGTAAAAATGGAAAATATAAGAAGATGGTTTGAGAATGACAAAGTAAACAATGGTCAGGATTACGAGATTTATGAATACGAAGGTCATTTAGAAGCAAGAACAGATACAGTTATTTTTATGATAGTAGAGCCTCATAGCGGAACTAGAAACAGATGGTTACTTAGAGTTACAACAGAAAGTGCTTTTGACAGATGGGCTAATTCAACTGCTGTTGAAAAGTTTTTCAATACAGATATTGAACTATGTAATTATTTACATGAACATCAGTTAGATATTTATAAGGATTTAGTTGGATATCTTTCAAGAGAATATGATGATATAGCAGAGGAATATTAGTCAGAATATATAACTTTGAAAGGAGCATACAAATATTATGGAACAGATTCAGGAAAATGAACAGTGGAAATTGAATGGCAACTGTAAAAAATGTAGAAGAAATAATTATTGTTCAAAACCATGTACTCGTCATAATAGACGAATAAGAGCAGAATTTAAAGGTCTTGTTGCAGATACAATGAATAAAATGACAGGTGGTGTAATGAGAGAAGCTATTGATAAGACAGTAAATGGAATTTGGTAAATTGGAAAGGAGATTTATATGGTTACAAAGACATTATATACTTGTCAGTTCTGTAATACTGATTATGCAGATAAAGAAAAAGCAATGGAATGTGAGAAGAATCACAAGGCTTTGGAAACAGCAACAATTATAGGCGATTATAAATCATTAAAATCTATCCCAGATGGATGTCCTACGAAGATTAAAGTGAAGTTCAAGGGTTCAGATAGGTGGATAGAGTATAAGAGATAATTAAGAGGAAACAAATGGAAATAAATGTTAATACAAAAGCAATATGTACTATAGATATTGATTCAGCAGAAGCATTTAGAATTTTATGTGAAACTTTACATATAGGTTTTGTTCTTGATGAGGATACTGATTACTTTGTATATAAAAATTCCGATGATGAGTTAAATGTATTTAAGACAGTTGATGGACATGATTCATGTGTAGATGAGAGAGGGGATTTGTTTGTAGCACTTCGTAATGTTGCTGTAAATATATTTCCAAATATATTGTTTAGAAATGCTGACTATATCTACAATAAGTAACAAGAAAACTTCGTTTCATGCGAAATTAAGAAAGGAGACAATATGCTAAATGTTGGAGATTATGTAGGGCAGATCAATAAAGATTTATCTGGTGTATGGAAGTTATATAAGGATAAGATAAATAAAATCACGACAACAAAGAAATATGGTAGAAGATATTTTACCAAGACAGTGTTTCGACCATTAGACGCAGATGACGTAGATAACAACACAAAAGAAATGGAAGAGTCGATTGGTAAGGGATATATACTTACAAGAGAAGTGTTTGGATTAAATAGTAAAACTGAATCTTATGCTGAAAGATGGATAAAATGGGCTAATGAGAATCCAGATAAGGCAACTGGTTTGATATAAACGGAGAATATAACAATAGAAACAATTAACAAAAATAAATATAAGAAAGAAGAGGTACAAAACATGGATGGATTTATGATGTTTAAGAAGGCTTTACAGAAGCACTTCGATGAAATGCAGAAAGAGGCAACACATTTATTTGAGGTAAATGTAGATAAGGATGAATTATGGAATACATATCTTGATAGCTTCCCTGCTGGTACAAATGAGATTTTCAGAGAGCGTAGAGAGCATGATTGTAGTTGTTGTAGACAGTTTATTAAGAATATTGGTTCTGCTGTCACTATCAAGGATAACCAGATTCATACGATTTGGGAATTAAATCTTGGTGATACAACATATCAGCCAGTATGTGATGCACTTGATACTTTTGTAAAAGCTCATACAGTTACAGATATTTATACAACTAAGTTCCCCAAAATTGGTACAGATTTTAACTTTGAGGAAATCAATGAAAAATCTCATCAGTGGGATCATTTCTTCTTAGAGCTTCCAAACAAGTTCGTAAATAGAAGTAGTCGTTCTAACGAGGAAGTTAAAGGACAGTTCAGAGATACAAGAAATGTATTTAAGCGTTCTCTCGATGAAATTACTATGGATGCACTTGATACAATTCTTGAACTTATCAATTCAAATACACTTTACAAGGGCGAAGAGTGGAAGGGTGTACTCACAGAGTTCAAGAAGTATAAGAAGGAATACGATAAGCTGACTTCTGATTCAGAGAAAGAATTATATGCTTGGGAAAAGTCGGTAACAGCAGGTATGGCTATCGGTAGAATTAGAAATCATTCTATTGGAACACTTCTTATTAATGTAAGTGAGGATATGGATCTCGATACAGCAGTTAAGAAGTATGAGCAGATTACAGCACCGAGCAACTATAAAAGACCAAAGGCTATTTTTACAAAGAAGATGCTTGAGGATGCAAAGAAGACTATTACAGAACTTGGATATATGGATTCATTACAGAGAAGATTTGCTAATCTGAATGATATTACTGTAAATAATGTACTGTTCTCAAATAAGAGTGCTGCAAGAAAAATGGTTGGTGCAGATGATATTTTTGGTCAGATGGAAAAAGATGTTGCTGTAAGTCCTAAGAAGTTTTCTAAGGTTGAAGAGATTTCAGCACAGGATTTCATTGATAAGGTACTTCCAACTGTAAAGGAGATTGAAGCTTTTGTAGAGAATAAACATGAGAAGAACTTTGTTTCTATGATTGCACCTGTTAATTCAGACGCTAAGACAATGTTCAAATGGAATAACGGATTATCTTGGGCTTATTCAGGAAACATTACTGACTCTGATATGAAGCAGAATGTAAAAGCTGCTGGCGGCAATGTCGATGGTGTACTCAGATTTTCTATTCAGTGGAATGAAGATGGTCATGATAATTACGACCTTGATGCACATTGTATTGAGCCAGATAAGAATGAAATTTTCTTTAGTAATTGTAGAAAGCCAAGTGTTTCAAGAATGGGTGGTCAGTTAGACGTTGATATTATTCATCCAGATGGAAAGGTTGCAGTAGAGAATATTACTTGGGAAGACTTGTCAAGAATGAAACCAGGTGTTTATAAGTTTTTTGTACATCAGTATTCAGGAAGCGTAAGGCATGGATTTAGAGCTGAGATTGAATTTAATGGAGAAATTTACAAGTTTGATTACGATAAGTCGATGAGAACTGATGAAAAGGTTCAGGTTGCAGAAGTAACACTCGATGAGAATGGAAACTTCTCAATTAAGGAGAAATTAGCAGGAAATTCATCTATTTCAAGCCGTGAGATTTGGGGTGTAAATACAAATCAGTTTGTTCCTGTATCAGTAATTAGTTATAGTCCAAATTATTTTGATGAGCAGGATGGAATTGGTCATAGACATTTATTCTTCTTCCTGAAAGATTGTGTGAATAACGAAAGTCCTAATGGCTATTACAATGAGTTCTTAAAGAGTGACCTTGAAAAGCATAAGAGAGTATTTGAGGCTTTAGGTGCTAAGTGTCATGTAGAAGATACTGATGATCAGCTTTCAGGAATTGGATTCTCTATGACAAAAAGAGCAGATTTAGTTGTTAAGGTTAAGGGCGCAACAGAGCGTGTAATGAAGATTAAGTTTTAATTAGAAAAGGAGATTATTATTATGACAAACAACGAATTATTTATCAATGCAACAAGAGCAAACTATCAGTTCCCATTCAGAGGAATGATTAACGTAATTGATTTGTGGGATTTATCTCTCACAAATCTGGACTCAGTATTTAAGACACTCAATGCGGAAGTAAAGAAGTCTGAGGAAGAGAGTCTTCTGAATACTAAGTCAAAGGAAGATGAGGAGATTTCTAACAAGATTGAAATTGTTAAGTATATTGTTGGCGTGAAGTTGGATGAGAAAAAGAAGAGAGAAGACGCTAAGAAAAATGCTGAGATGAGACAAAGATTGCTTGAAATCAAGGCTAAGAGACAGGATGCAGCACTTGAGAACATGTCTGATGAGGATCTGGATAAGGCACTTGCAGAATTAAGTGAGTAATTGTTACAAATATACCATATATAGTATTAATAAGCAATATATATACTATATATGGTATATATTTTACGCTAGAAAGAAACGCACATTTCTTGCGGATTTTTGGAGGTGAAATCTTTTGAAAGTTGTTGGAAACAAAGAAGATGTTAATCGAATAGAATTGTCACATAAAGGTTTGAATGTCAGTTTTAATTGTTCTATGAAGCCATTGCCTTATGATTATAATATTGATATATCTAAACCTAAAACAATTGAGATAATATTCAAAGATTCTTACGAAATAGAAGCTTTGATAGATGTATTAGAAAAATTTAAAAAAGAGTGTTTTGGGCTTATTGGAGAATGGAGACAATATTATGACGAATAAAGAGCAAAATAATTTAAGCAAATACATAGCATTAATTCTTAGACATAGACCTGATGTTGTTGGCATCACATTAGACGAACATGGCTGGGCTAATGTATCAGATTTATTAAAGGGAATCAATAAAACTCAGACAATTACAATGAAAATGCTTGAAAAAATTGTAGAAGAAGATTCTAAACAGAGATATTCATTTAATCGAGAGAAGACGCTTATCAGAGCAAATCAAGGTCATTCTGTAAAAGTCGATGTAGAATTGAAAGAGTGTATGCCACCAGATATTTTATATCATGGAACAGGTGTTAAATATTGCTCTTCAATCAATAAACAAGGGTTAATATCCAAGAGTCGTTTATATGTCCATCTATCAAAAGATATTGAAACAGCAACAAATGTTGGCAGTAGACATGGAGAACCGTTTATTTATAAGGTTAGAGCAAAAGATATGTATAATGACGGATATAAATTCTTTTTATCTCAAAATGATGTATGGCTTACAAAAGAAGTACCAATCTGTTATTTAGAAGGAGAATAATACAATGTCAAATTTATATGTATATTTAATTCGTTCTCGTAACAAGGATAATAAGGATATTCCAAATTTTAAGCAACGAGATAAGACAATTCTTGAATATAAAGAGAATGAAGACGAAATAATTGAAGAATTTAAAAGTTTTGCAACTAAAGGAGTTCCTGGTGAACAGACAAGATTATATAGATCAGTTAATTCTAGGAACGAAGAGAAAATCAGGGAAGAATTTATTATTCGTCTGCTGAGAGACAAGCCAAGTATGACACAGCTTAATCGTACATTAGCTTCAGTTGCACAGCAAGTACAAAATCGTGACGAGAGTAAATGGTTGTTTGACTTTGATGTGGACAATGAAGAAAAAGTAGAAGATTTTATTGACGATATTTATTTTTATTCAGAATTGGATAATCACGAATTGCATAAGACTCCACATGGCTATGCAATCATTGTTCCGCATAGATTTGATACAAGAGAGTTGATGGAAAAGTGGAAAGATTATGATATCACATTGAAGAAAGATGAGTTGTTGTTTTTGGATATGATAACGAATAAGTGATATTTTATTGATATACCAAAAATTGAGGCGAATTTGGATGAAAAGATTGAAAATTGAAATTCCATCTGGTGCAAATGAAATTATCCATAGTCTACAAAACAATGGATATGAAGCTTTCTTAGTTGGAGGGTGCGTAAGAGATAGTATTCTTGGCAGAATAATTCACGATTATGACATTACAACTTCTGCCACACCAGATGAAATGATGGAAGTATTTAAGGATAAAAGAATTATTGAAACTGGATTACAACATGGAACTATTACCATTATAATTGACGGTGAAGGATATGAATGTACCACTTACAGAATTGACGGTAATTACTCAGATAGTCGTAGACCTGATAGCATAACATTTACACGAAATCTTAAAGAAGATTTAAAGCGTAGAGATTTTACAATCAATGCGATGGCATACAATGATGAAGTTGGACTTGTAGATCCGTTTAATGGCATGGAAGATATTGAGCATTATAAAATCAGATGTGTTGGTAGAGCAGAGGATAGATTTTCAGAAGATGCTTTAAGGATTTTACGTGCTATTCGGTTTGCTTCACAACTGGGATTTGTCCTTGAACCTGATACAGATTGGAATATCTCTAAAATGTATAAGAATTTGGAGAATATATCTATTGAAAGGATCAATAGTGAGTTCTGTAAAATTGCTGCATCGAGTGATTTCTGTGTACAAATGGTCTTATATCACGAAGTATTCTCATTGTTCATTCCTGAAATTAAAGATATGTTTGGCTTTCAACAGAATAATCCATATCACATGTATGATGTATGGAATCATACCGTACATGCAGTACAAGCATATTCTTGTGATTGTGAAGAAGACTTAAATCCAATAGATTTAATTACGTCATTAGCGGTGTTCTTTCATGACATAGGAAAGCCACACTGTTATCAAGACGGTGAGGATGGCATTAGACATTTTAAAGGGCATGGAAAAGTCAGTGCTGATATGACTGATACAATTATGAAAAGACTTCGTTTTGATAATGATACAAGAGAAAAAGTAGTGCAGCTTGTTTATTATCATGATGCAACTTTTGAAGTGGGTGAAAAGTATATCAAGAGATGGCTCAATAAGATTGGAGAAGAACAATTTAGAAGATTACTGAATGTTCGTAGAGCTGATATTAAAGCGCAGGCTTATACAGAGCAAGAGAGTAGGCTTCAGAAAATTGACAATATCGAATATATCTTAGAGGAAGTTTTACAGAAAGACGAATGTTTCTCACTGAAAGATTTGGCTGTTAATGGCAATGATTTGATTGAGATTGGATATAAGCCAGGAAAAGAAATAGGGAATACACTGAATTGTCTTTTACAGTTAGTAATTGAAGGTGTATATCTAAACGAGAAAAGTGAGTTACTTAAATATGTTGAGACAACAAAAGAATGGATGAAGTTAGGAGAGAATTATAATGGTAAGATTATTTAGCCACAGTGATTTAGACGGAATCGGTTGTGCAGTTTTGGCAAAACTTGCATTTGGTAAAGATGTAGATATTTCATACTGTGATTACGACAATATTGATTCAACTGTAAAGGAATATTTGGAAACAGAACAGGACGACACAATCCCAATTTATATTACCGATATTCGTGTCAATGAAGAAACTGCTGAGTTGCTAAATAAAAGAGGCAATGTTCAGTTATTAGATCATCATCCAACAGCTCTTGGATTAAATAAGTATGATTGGTGTGATGTAGTTATCGAAGATTCCAAAGGAATTAAAACATCGGGAACTATGTTGTTTTATCATTGGTTAGGTATGAATGGTAGCCTGAGTGAAGAGTTAGAGAATAATAATGCGTTAGAGAGATTTGCTGAATTAGTGAGAGATTATGACACTTGGAGATGGTCAGAACTTGGTGAAGATGGAGTTATTTGTAAGCAGGTGAACGATTTACTTTATCTGTATGGTCGAGATGATTTTATTCATTGGTGTATTTCGGAGATACGTGGTGAAATATTCCCATTGTTATCTGCTAAAGATGAGGTTGTTCTGAAGATTAAGCAGGATGAAATTGATAGATATATCAAGGAGAAGAATGAAACCATGTTTACCAGTCCTATGCGTGGTAAGGTTTGTGGTTTTGTATTTGCAGATAGGTTTGTTAGTGAATTAGGTAATAGACTTTGTAAAATGCATCCTGAAATTGATTTTGTGGCAATGATTGATATTGATGGTTGTACGGTATCTTATAGAACCGTTAAAGAAGATATTGATCTTGGTAAAGATGTAGCAAGTTTATTTGGTGGCGGTGGTCATCCAAAAGCTGCTGGTTCAGAATTTGGTCAGAGTATTAAGTTGAAAATTATTGGGGAAATCTTTGGACAGTGAGGTGAGAGAATAATTGGAATGGTTTAAATGTGTCGAAGGACAAATGCCCGAAGATGATAAAAGATACGAAGGTAAGAAAGTAATTAATGTACTTGTTACTACGAATAGAGGCATGGTAACAAAAGTACAAAGATAACGCTATGATGGGACATGGTTTTGGGGAAGAATTAATGGTGGCATGAAAGCTTGGATGCCGTTGCCTGAACCATACAGAGAATAAGCGAGGTAAAATATGAGAAAAAGTAAATTTACATATCCAAAATGTCCATATTGCAAGAAAGAATATCAAGATGGATTTATGGAATATGGTTTGATGAATTTGGTAACACAAGGTTGGTGTGAAGAAGTAAAAGTAAAATGTCATAATTGTGGTGAGTATTTCAAAGTGAAGGTACACATCACATATTATGGTTCAAAGTTGGCGAGGTGAGAGAGTGAAAATAACAATTGATATTCCGAGAGAATATGAACGAGATTTTAGCGCTGGCAAGTTCAAGGATTTCTTTTCAAGAGTAATTGCAGATATTGATTTCAAAGGTATATGTGGTAATTATGAAAAGGAAATTGCAGAAATGTTTTTAGAAGCGTTTGACAAAGCTATTATTGGTGATGTTAATCTAAATGCAAAAGTTATTCCAGTTGCAAATATATCTTTTGACAAAGAAGATATGCAGAAGATGATTCAAGATGAATTAAAAAAGTTTCAAATAGAGAATAATCTAATATAGAAGTAATTCTATTCACGGCTGATCAGCCAAATTAAGCGAGGTGATAAAGTGAAGAAATATTGGGAAACAGGTGAAAAGAATGACTTTGGTAAGGAATGTTACAGGTTACATTTTAGTCAATTTTATGAAGAAGATGATGAAAATGTAGTAGCTGGTTTTGTACAAGATGAGACAGACGAAAACATATTTATATATGTATCAAAAGAACTAAATGTTGAATATGATACGTTGTTTGCAGACAGTATAGAAGATGCAAAGCATCAAATCGAAGACATGCTAATAGACCATTGGAATGATGAGATTGATTATTTAGAAAATCGAATTAAATCATTTCAAGACGAAGAATAATCATACATAGAAATTTCTATCTTGGCGACTCAGCCAAATTTCCCAAAAGTAAAAGTAACAAGAAATATTTTTTTCTTATGGTTTTAACAGACGTGTTAATTCCATAGGATTTTAAAACAAAATAATTAAGAAGAAAGGAATTAAGCAGTAACTCCTAGGTAATTATGGTTACGTAACCTCTGTAAAATAGTGTATTTTGACAGAGAATAATAAAAAAAATAATTCTCAAGGGCTACGAGTATTAAGTTTATGTGGTGGCGTTGAAACAGGATTGTATGCGTTACAGCAGCTCGGAATATTTATAAGAGAATATCATACATATGAAATTTTGCCAGAAGCCATAGCAGTTTCTCAGTACCATTTTCCGTTTGTGGTACATCATGGCGATTTATATGAAGCGGATTTTGAACAGTTCAAAGGATTTGATTTACTGTTGGCAGGAACTTGTTGCCAGTCACTTTCAAGAGTGCGAATTGAAAGCAAAGAGGTTAATAATGGGCTTGATGGTAAGTCAGGAATTTTCTTTAAAGCAGTTGAGTGTCTCAGGGCAATTCAGCCCAAATATTTCATGTTTGAAAATGTAATACCAAGTAGTGATGAAGACCTGAAGACAATGACAGAATGCATTGGTGTAGAACCTATTTTGATTGATTCAGGAAGATTTTCGTCTCAAAATCGTGAAAGATATTATTGGACAAACATACCATTAGGTAAATTACCCGATGAATCTCCATTAGTTTTGAAGGATATTATGGAGAATGGTGTAGATGAGAAATATTTTTATAAGAAAGATTTTGAAATCTTGGATATGAGTAAACGTGTATGTGCAGAGTTGAAAGTTAATACAACTGAGATGTGCAAACGTATTTTTAATCCCGATTTCAAAATGTCTACATTAACTTGCGTGTCAGGTGGATATCAGGAAAAGAAGGTATTAGATAGGGGTAGACCACGAAAACTTACAGAAGTTGAATATGAAAGATTACAGGGATTGCCTGATAATTTTACAAAAATTCAGCTTAACAATCGTTGGTTATCATACTCAAAAAGATGTAGTTTGATGGGCAATGGATGGAATGAACCTACTGTTGAATGGATTTTGAGTGGGTTAAAAGAATAACATAATATGAAGTTCGCAGGAATGCGGAATTTCTTCTGAGTTTTCAGAGAATAAATACATATAAAAACAAAGAAAAGAGGATTAAATGTATGAGTAAAGCTATTTTAGTGTTAGATATGCCTGGAACTTGTTGTGATTGTAATTTTTGTAGAGAAATACAAGAAGGTATTGAAGCATGTTGTGAATTAATGGATGAGCCAAATGATAATACTCTTTGTAGAATAGTTGATAGTGAAAATGGATATTGTCAAGAAAAACCAAATTGGTGTCCATTAAAAGAATTGCCAGATGAGACACACAATGATGTATATATGGATGAATATTGCGATGGTTATGATGATGGTTGGAACTCATTAAGAAAGGAAATTTTAGGCGAAGATGAGGAGAATAAATAGATGACAGTTGGTGTAAAAATATGTGAAGCAAAAGATACAATTAAGAAATACGAAAACCTTGGGTATAGATTTGTTAGTGAAGAAAATGTGGGTGAAGGATATTTAAAACTTAACTTCAGAGATCCAATTGTTCCAGAAGAGAATAATACAACAGATATTCAATTTCATGAAGGTGATTATGTAGAAAATAGTGATGGCGAAGTTGGATATATTTCATCCATTTGTCATTGTGATGAGTGCAAGAGGCGTGGATTCTTTGAACCAACTATTAAATATTCCGATGGAACAACAGATTACATTAGCAATTATTCTGTTAAAACTGTTTCGTCTGATTATAAGCAGATTGGAACTCAGAAGTTTTCAACAGAAGATATATTGAAAAATAAAATAGCTGCACTTGAAAAAGAGAATAAAGAATTAACTGAAAAGGTAAATTATTTGACTGATAGAAATCATGAATTGCTCAGTCTATGCTGCTTTTATGATATGGAAAGGAACGGATGAGACAATGGTAGATATTCAATGTAAAGACGGAAAATATATTATTGACGCAAGAATTCATAGTGAAGTTGATACAAATGATATTGCAAAAGTGCAGGAAAGATTTACTTCTGATTGTGCTTATGAGTTTGCAGAAGCTATGAGAGAAGCAGTAAACGTTAGCCATTTGGTAATGAAAGAACAAAGAAAAGAGGTAACAAAATGAGAGAAACATTAATTGTTGTAGATATGCAGAATGATTTTATTGATGGAACACTTGGTACAAAGGAAGCACAGGCGATTGTATCAAATGTAGCAAAGAAAATTAAGGAGTATAAGGATGCAGGCAAGCAGGTGATTTTTACAAGAGATACGCATCCTGAAAATTATTTAGAAACATATGAAGGCAAGCATCTTCCTGTTACTCACTGTGTAAAGAATACTATTGGTTGGAAAATTTCAGATAAGCTAGATTTTGATATTGAGAACGATATTCTGATTGATAAGCCTACATTCGGTTGGTTAAACTGGAAGGATTTTAAATTTGAAAGTGTTGAGATTTGCGGATTATGTACCGACATCTGTGTGGTTTCAAATGCACTTATTATTAGAGCAAATTATCCTGAAATTGATATTACAGTAGATGCAAGTTGTTGTGCAGGTGTTACACCTGATACTCACAAGGCTGCGTTAGCAACTATGAAGATGTGTCAGATCGAAGTGATTGGAGAGTAGAATATGATTAAAATTAATGGCGAAATTGTAACAATCAACAAGTTTCCAGATGGAACACCAAGAGTAAATATTGATATAAACAACATTGAGGAAGACTCTTATGATGGCTCTCCTTGTATTTGGATTGAATGGATTTATGAGAGTAACGATGAGATATTTTATTTGATGTTAGTAAAGAAACATCTTGAAAGATTTTTTACTAATGTTGATTATTATTTGTCTCTTCCATATATTCCTAATGCACGAATGGATAGAGTAAAAAATGATGATGAAGTATTCACATTGAAGTATTTTTGCGATTTTATCAATTGGTTAGGATTTTCATCAGTTTATGTTTTAGATGCTCATAGCGATGTTTCTACTGCATTACTCAATAATTGTGTAAAAGAAAATCCAAAAGAGTATGTTGATAAAGCTATTTCAAAGATTGGTATGAGAAATCTTGTGCTTTATTTCCCAGATGCAGGTGCAGCTAAGAGATATTCAGATTTATTCCCTGAGTTACCGTATTGTTATGGTGAAAAGAAGAGAGATTGGAAGACTGGTAAAATCCTTGGATTAGACATTAGAACAAATGGTATTGATTTGAAGGATAAAGCTGTGTTAATGATTGATGATATTATCGCATATGGCGGTTCACTTTATTATAGTGCAGAAGAATTGAAGAAACATGGTGTAACTGAGATTTATGCGTATGCCACTCATACAGAGAATTCAATTCTTAATAAAGAAAAAGGAACGTTGATCAAGTCTTTGGAGAATAATACAGTGAACAGATTATTTACTACAAACAGCTTGTTTAATGGTAGTCATGAAAAAATTACAGTTATGGAGGTTTAAAATTATGGATAACACAATGGCTTTATTATTATCAGATACTTATAAACAGTGTCATGATCGTATGTATCCGAAGGGATTAACCAAGTTAGTATCGTATTGGGTGCCTCGAAAATCAATGTTAGAGAATCAGAATGAAATGGTTTTCTTTGGATTACAGGCATTTATCAAAGAATATTTAATGGGATATTTTCAGAAAAATTTCTTCGAATTGTCAGAAGATGAGATGTTATCTCTTTATACAGATTCAATGGACGTACAGATTGGTAGAGACAACTATGATTTAGATAAAATTGTAGAGCTTCACAGATTAGGATATTTACCACTTGAGATTAGAGCATTGCCAGAAGGTACACTTGTTCCTATGGGTGTTCCTTGTATTGAGATTACAAATACGGATGATAAATTTGCTTGGCTTGTTCAGTGGATTGAATGTATTCTTCAGGTAGAATTATGGAAACCTTGTTGTCATGCAACTATTGGTTATATGTATCGTGAGATTGCAGATTATTGGTATAACAAGACAACAGACGGATTGCCTGGAAATATGGCTTGTGCAGATTTTGGCATGAGAGGAATGTCTTGTATGGATGAAGCTACAAGATGTTCAGCATCATGGTTGCTTTCATTTAATAAGACATCTACAATTCCAGCAATTAATTATATTGATAGATATTACAATGCCGATTGTAAGAACAATGGTATTGGAATCGGTGCTGTCTCAACTGAGCATTCTGTAATGGGTGCTAATTTCTCAATTGATGGAGATGAGATTACGTTCGTTAAGAGACTTTTAACAGAGTTATATCCAAATACATCATTTAGTATGGTTTCAGATACTTATGATTATTGGAATATGGTAAATAATATTCTTCCACAGTGTAAAGAAGAGATTATGAATCATAATGGAAAGCTCTTGGTTCGTCCTGATAGTGGTGATATTGTAGAGATTTCAGTTAAGACAGTTGAAAGGTTATGGGAGATTTTTGGTGGTTCTGTAAATGGTAAAGGTTATAGGGTATTAAATCCGCATATCGGTATTATTTATGGTGATGGCTGCACACTTTCTAATGTAGAAAATATTTGGAAAGAATTAGAAAAGCGTGGTTTCGCAGCTAATAATATTGCTTATGGTGTAGGAGCTTTTTGCTTCACTGCAATCGTTGAAAATGGCAAGATGATTGTTGTTACAAGAGATACTTTTGGTATTGCAATGAAAGCTACATATGGAGTAATTGATGGCAAGAAGTTAATGATTTTCAAAGATCCTAAGACAGATACAAGTCACTTAAAGAAATCTCATAAAGGATGTTGTAGAGTATACGATGATAACGGTGAATTAAATTGTCAAGATCAGTTACTTGAAATGAGTGATAACAGTTTACTTACTACCGTATTTAAAGATGGAGAGTTAGTAAGAGAAGATACATTTGCGGATATCAGAAACAGAATGTACGGAGGTAAGTAATGATTAAAATTATTGATGGAGACTTGCTCACTTCGAACACTGATATTATTGCGCACCAGGTTAATTGCAAAGGTGCTTTTAATTCTGGTGTTGCAAAAGCGATCCGTGATTATGATGCGCAAGTATATAAAGATTATCATAGTTTTTGTTCGATTAACACACCTGAACAATTATTGGGTTCTGTTAGATATTTTCAGTCTAATATTGACGCAAGAATATATGCAAATTTATTTGCACAAAAATCATATGGCTATGACGGAAAACAGTATACAGATATTAATGCTTTAAGAAAATGTTTTGAAAATTTGAGATCATATGCAGTTTTGGAAAATATGAGTATTGCAATGCCATATAAAATTGGATGTGTTCGTGGCGGTGCAAATTGGGAAGAAGTGTATCAAATGATAAATGATATATTTGAAAATTGTAATATTGAATTATGGAGGTTAGATAAAGGATGAGTAATTTTGATGCTAAGAAAGTAAAGAATGAGATCGTAGAGTGGATTAGAGATTGGTTTGAACAGAATGGTAAAGATTGTATGGCAGTAGTTGGAATTTCTGGCGGTAAGGATTCAAGCGTTGTTGCTGGCTTATGTTGTGAAGCTCTTGGAAAAGATAGAGTTTTTGGTGTAATGATGCCACAGGGAGAACAGCCAGATATTGATTATTCTCGAATGCTTATAGACCATCTTGGAATCGACAGTTGTGTTGTAAATATAGGCAATACAGTTCGCACTTTAAAGCATGAGATTAAACCACAGTTGGGAGATCATTGGTCAAAGCAGACTTCTACAAATCTCCCTGCTCGTATTCGTATGACTACGCTTTATGCAGTATCGCAGACAGTAAATGGTCGTGTCGCTAATACGTGTAATCTTTCAGAAACATTACTATCTTGGGAAACCAGATGGGGTGATGCAGTTGGAGATTTTGCACCAATTAGCGACTTAACAGTAAAAGAAGTGAAAGCTATTGGATATGAACTTGGATTGCCAAATGAATTAATCGAAAAAATTCCGTCTGATGGACTGTGTGGAAGTACAGATGAAGATGCATTGGGATTTAAATACTCTGTTATTGATAGATATATTAGAACAGGCGAGATTGACGACAAAGATATTAAAAAGAAAATTGATAATCGAGTAGAAAAATATCGGTTTAAGAGAATGCCTATTCCTTATTATAAAACAGGTATGGAAAGATATGTAGACTAAAATGGCAGAAGACTTAACTAATTTACAATTTGGAAAATTAACAGTCATCAAACGTGGAGACAACGATAAAAGCGGACATGTGAGATGGTGGTGTAAATGTGACTGTGGCAACCCTAAATTGATTTTAGTTGCCGCAGGACATTTAAAATCAGGACATACTCAATCATGTGGATGTATAAGAAGAGATAATATTAAACCACAAAAGAATTTAGAAGGAAAAAGATTTGGGAAATTAATTGTAAAAGAATTTCTTGGTATAAAAAATCATAGATCATTATGGAGTTGTGATTGTGATTGTGGTAAGAAAATTAACGCTTTATCATCGTCTTTAACTTCTGGAAAACTTAAGTCATGTGGATGTTTATCTTCTGTAGCTGAGTTCGAATTAAGCCAGTTCTTGACAGATGAACAAATTATATTTGATACGCAATATAAGTTTGATGATTGTAAATATAAAAGAAGATTGCCATTCGATTTTGCAATTTTTCATCCACAAAATAAGAAACTCTTATTTTTAATTGAACTACATGGAGAACAGCATTATTTTCCGTTTACATTTAATAGTGAGTCTGATATGCAAAAGAAGGAAAATTTTTTGCATAGAAAACATTTGGATAAATTAAAAGAAGATTATTGTAGTGAAAATAATATTCCATTGTTAATTATTAGATATACAAATTTTCAAACAAAAGAAAAAATTGTAAAAGGGTTTTATGAAAAGCTCTTGCAAAAGAATATTACATTTGATGATTATATATTTTCATCAAAACAAATAAAGGATGATTTACAAGTAAAGCATAAACGTGTCTATAAAAGAAAAGTAGTCCAAATAGATATACCCAACAAGAATATTATAAGAGAATATAATAGTATGGAAGAGGCATATAAGATAACTGGAATATCATCTGGACAGATTTCGGATTGTTGTAAGGGTAATTGTAAAACAGCAGGTGGATATGCTTGGGCATATAATAACGGAAACGTTAATATTGAAGAAGTAATTAAACGTGCAACAATTCCAAATAGAACAAATGCAGTTGTGATTTTCCAAAAAGATAAAAATGGAAATATTATAAAAGAGTGGCAAAGTATAACAGAAGCAGCACATTCTTTGGGAGTAAGTCATCAAGGTATTCAAGCGTGTTGTTCAGGAAAGCAGAAAACTTGTAAAGGATTTGTTTGGAATTATAAGAAAGATTGATTCAATGCATGAGAAAAATCTGTTTAAATTACAGCTAATGCCAAGTTTTGTGTATCAGGCGTAAATGAGATACTATATATAGTGTTTATAGAAAATATAGACACTATATATAGTAATATTTTTACCAAGAAACATAGATTTCTTCCGGAGAAAGGTATTCCATTAATACACTGGAAGATGTAGCACCATATATATCGCAGAAAGGCTGATCGTCTCCTTCAAGCATCTGCAATTCACTGAATTTCAGATAAAGATTGGAAACAAGATAAGTTTTCTCTCTGGTCATGCATTCAACAAGGTGAAGACGATGTCGAGTGAGACGTTTCAAAGCCAGGAACTGGCTGCCACGCCAAGGCTCGGATTCAATGTTTCCAGCTCTTGCATAGTCTGCAATAACAAAAGCATCGATAGGATCCGATTTACCAAGTCCTATATAGCTTTTCTTGTAGTTTGCAGTACATTTAGGGTTCAGGACGAAAACGTAAGGCTTGAACCGCATCAATTCTTCACAGGAAGAAAGATAATTAGCGATATGGATGCTGTAAACAGAAGTTGATTCTAAAGCTGCAACAATCGTAGTTATATCAGGGTGTTCTTTTAAACACTCAAGTATCTTCAAAGCTAATTCCTCAGCCCCAGGCTGATTGTTAGCAAAAGAAGAGTTTATGTATTTATTTTTATAAAAATCCAAAGCGCAAACATAGTTGGATTTTGAACTGACGTCAATACCGACGTAAAGCGTAGATAATGGGTTAATCTTTAACATGATATCACCCGCCTTTCCGATTAAGTATTCTTGGAACCTGAAGAAAAAGGTTTATCCTGGGAATCATATGCTGACCGAAACCTCGCGTAATAAGCATACACTCTGGCAGCTCTTTTGCTGGTGCTGTACGCCAGAGGATGAAACATCTGTGTAAGCGGAATATGACATATGAATCAGGCTGCAAGCTTTCTAAGCAGGCACCGGAGACCGGGCTGAAAGGAGACAAAGCAGAGCCTCTAGACATCAGACTCTGCTGATATCATACCACAGAATAACCTATGTAACTAATAACCAAAGTAGATGAGATGGAAAGGGATTATCCCAGGTGTCTCAGATCATCTATAAATCTATAGAAAGAATAAGTGCATAACCATCGTTTCTACTGGCTATACACTTATTATACGAGAGAGGTAAGATATGGATATTTGTTTAACAGTATTAATTGGATTAATGGGAATTTGTATAGGAGCACTTATTGGGCTTGGAATTGCTTTTAAAATCAATCATGATTATATACTTGGAATGAATGATGCATCTGAAAAGTTTACAAAAAATCTATTAGACATTATGAAGAATTATTTTGATAATACGATGACAGGTTTGGCAAAAGCAGTAGACGATATTAATAAAGTATATGAGAAGCCAATTTGGAGAAAAACAGAGGAAGAATTACCACAATGTTCAGGATTATATTATGGCAAAATTAAAGGTAATCCACATGGAGAAAATGCTATGTGGAAAGTAGTATATAACGACAATGAATGGAGCTTATCTGGCTATCCTGATAATAAAGTAGAAATTAGTGAATGGACAGAGATCTATTAAGAGAATAAGAATAATGAAAGGAGCAAGAGATTTGCTGCAGCATTAAATCTGGATTTGCTCTGAGTAAGAAATGTTAGAGATTAATAAAATATACAATGAAGATTACCTTGAAGGTATGAAAAAGATTGATGATAAATCAGTCGATTTCATCTTCACGGATCTGCCGTTTTCAACAACCCAGAATTCATGGGATGTGCTAATTCCATTCGAGCCATTATGGGAACAATACGAGAGAATCATCAAAGATGATGGTTGTATTGCACTATGGGCGCAGTCACCATTCGATAAGAGGCTCGCTTGTAGCAATGAAAAGTTATATCGCTATGAATGGATTATCGAAAAGACCAAAGCAACTGGTCATCTAAATGCTAAGAAAATGCCTATGAAGGCACACGAAAATGTCTTGATTTTCTATAAAAAACTCCCTACTTACAATCCACAAATGACAGAAGGACATACGCCTGTTCATTCTTATACAAAGCATACGACAGATGGTAGCTGTTATGGTGCTACAAAGACTGGTATTTCAGGTGGTGGTAGCACACAAAGATATCCAAGAGATGTTCTACAGTTCAAGTGGGACACTCAGAAAAGTAGCTTACATCAGTGTCAAAAGCCTGTCGAAGCGTGTGAGTATATGATCAAGACCTACACTAATCCAGGAGATTTAGTTCTTGATTCATGTGCAGGAAGTTGTACAACTGCAATCGCAGCTTTGAATACGAATAGGAATTACATATGTTTTGAGAAGGACAAGGATATTTTTGGGGTTGGAAGTAAGAGAGTAGCTGATTATAAAGGAGAAGTAAATGACAGAGAATGAAGCTATTGAAGAACTAAAATATGATTATAATGAACTTGGCAAAGCAATTCCATGTGATACTTCATGGGGATGTTCTTTTGAAAATGCTTATGGAATGGCAATACAAGCGCTTGAAAAACAGATACCAAAGAAAGTAAAAAATAGCGGAGAGAGAGTTCCGTTTGAATGGTATTGCCCTACTTGCGGAGAATTATTGTGTGACGATGGCTACAAAGATACCGACATTAAATATTGTGATCAATGCGGTCAGGCATTAGATTGGGAGAATACATAAATGAGTAACTGTGGCAATAATGACTGTCAATGGCACAAATATTGTGAAAGCGGTTTGATGTGGCATGACGAAGATATTACAGAATGTCGTCATTGGATTAAGCCAAAACCAACTAAGATGAAAAATATCAAGGTAGCTGAAGCTGATTATGATAAGGCAGTTAAGGTATTAAAAAGAAACAAGATAGAGTTTAAATAAATAATGAAAGGAGACGAGGTTCGTGTACACAAGAAGGAATTCCTTACTCCAAGTAATTTATGAAATATATGGGTTCAAAGTCTCGAATAGTTGATAACATTTTACCGATTATTCAAGAAAGATTGCGAGATTATAATATCAAAACATACATAGAGCCATTTTGCGGTGGTTGTAATGTAATCGACAAAGTTCAGTGTGATACAAAAATCGCATCAGATAATCAAAAATATTTGATTGCATTGCTGAAGAATGTACAAGAAATTACTGAATTTCCAGATGAATTAACAAGGGAACATTATTCAGAAGTAAGGGAATGTTTTAATAAAGGATTAAATACATATCCTGATTGGTATATCGGTGCTATCGGCTTTCTTGGAAGTTATAATGGCAGATTTTATGATGGTGGATTTGCAAAAACAAATTATTCAAAGAGTAAAACAACAGACCATATCATAATAAGAAATTATTATAAAGAGGCAAAAGAAAATTTAATTGAACAAATTCCAAGGTTAGAAGATATTCAATTCCAATGTGGAGATTATGAAGAGTTATATTCTGATAAAGTTGACTGCTTATTTTATTGCGATATTCCATATAAGGGTACGAAACAATATGGATCAAGTAAGAACTTTGATTATGACAGATTTTGGAATTGGGCTGAGAAGATGAGTGAGAGGAATATTGTCTTAGTCAGTGAGCATGAAGCTCCTTCAGAATGGGAATGTATTTGGCAACAGGAAGTCAAAAGAACGATTGACAATACAAAGCGAGTTAAAGCAGTAGAAAAGTTATTTGAAATAAGAGAATAAATATCTGGGAGGTGATAATTTGATAGAACCAAAGTCTTGTGTACAAGAATTAATATCTATGGAATGTATAGACAGAAGTGTTTTAATCCTATATCCATATGGACTTAGCAATGAACCAATATTAAAAGACAATATTCCCAAAATGACAAAAGTGATAAGAGAATATATAAAAGAGTCTGAGATGTATAGAAAGTGTGTAGATACAATTCCAAATCTTATATGGGATTCTCAAAAAATATCTATGCAAAATGAAGCTGATGAACATCAAAGAAAAGCTGATGAACTTGCAGAGAAAATGAATGAAGGTATCAGTCCTTATGCGTGGTATGTCAAAGGTAGGTTTAATGGAGAGATAGGTGGGTTTCACTATAATGTAGATAATATAGTTTATTTGGACAAAAAATAACAAGAATTTTTGGTTTCCTATGGAGGTAAAAATATGTTCAATAGATGGAAAGCATATCCTAAACATATTCCTAAAAAGCGTGGTTGGTATATATGCTCAATTAGATATGGCGAAGAACCAGGACAAGCATATATTATGGATTTATTTTGGGACGAAAAGACACTAAGATGGAAAGATAATAGACGATTAGATGTTTACAATACATATGAAGTATATGGATATAACGATGAAACTCATTTAAATGATAAAAGGATTTATAAGGACAATGTTTGCTTCAGAGATGATGTAGTTGCCTTTAAAAAATTACCAAAGATTTATAAGTAATAAGAGAATATAACAATGTAATTACAAAACAAGGAAAGGAAAAACGTTCACATGTGAGTAAAGCTGCGCAGCTACTAGGTGAACAAATATTGGCATTAAATATTGGATATTTAACATCAGATAAGGAAGATAATGAGTTATACACGCCCTATTATGCAACAGATCACATTATTAAATATCTTCCAAAGGATAAAATTATATGGTGTCCATTTGATGAAAACTGGTCTGCTTTCTACAACAGGCTAAAAGAGGAAGGATACAATGTAATCAGAAGTTCATTAGCTGAAGGTCAAGATTTCTTTAATTACGAACCTGAAAAATGGGATATCATAGTTAGCAATCCACCCTTCTCAATCAAAGATAAAGTCTTAGAAAGACTTTATTCATTCAACAAACCGTTTGCGGTTCTTCTACCGCTTAATTCCCTGCAAGGTAAAACAAGATATAAATATTTCAAAGATGGTATTCAGATTCTTAGTTTTGATGCAAGAATTTGTTATCACAATAAAGAACATATGGATTCTGTAGTAAAAGGTAGTCCATTTGCAACGGCATATTTCTGTAAAGATTTATTACCAAAGGATTTGATTGTTGAAAAATTGGTTACATATGAAAGACCATTAGGAGAATAAACCAATAGGAAAACCACGTTTCTTTTGGTTGTGAAAGTAGGTGAGAAAAATAACAGAATTAGAGAAGAAATATTACAAGCTTTTAATAGGCGAAACGTTTCATTGCTATGATATTACATTAAACGAATTACTGATTATTATGAATGCAGAACTTAATATAAACACATTATCTCTACAGAAATCAGGAAGACATAATTTTTATTGTAGAGTCGATGATAAAACCAAACAATATTATTTACGAAAATTTGGTTTGTTGAATGAAGATCGAGTAGAAACAGGAGAACAGAATGGGTAAATCATTAGAATTTGTAAAAGAACGAATTGCATCAGGTCAGTGCAATGGCATGGAGAATAATAAATATGAATCCATGATTGAACAGGATATACGAGAGTTATTTACGGTTATTACTTACACCAAAGATGGAACAATTTTAATAGATGTTCCTTATCTTAAAGGTGGCAAACCTTATTTTAATGTAATTATTAAGTATGATCCAGATGCAGATTTTGAATATTTCACAATGCAGCGTTGCAATTGTGATGGAACGTTTGTATTCTTTCAAGATTTAATGGGTGAGTGCATAGATAAAATGATTCATCTTAAAACCTGTAATGTAAATAAGGAGATTCCAAAAGATTTAACTGGATATTCTATCATCTATACTGTCGGAGATTTTGTATTGGCAGAAGAGTTTGGAGATGAATTTGCAACTAAAGAAAAACCTTGGATGAAGAGTAAATTCACTGCTATGTTGCCAATTAAGTTTGATGTAGTAAGGAATGGAGAATAATGTATTTTGATTTAAACATTGGAGAGTGGGAGTTTGAAAACGATTATGAAGACATCTACTTTCTGCTTCATTGTTTATACAATGCAAAAACTGAGTTATACGACAGAACTCTTACTGATATGAGAAGTAGGTATGATCCGACTGAAGCATTTATAGATGGCTGGAATAAAAGTAAATCGAATTGGTATTCCAGGAAACTATATGATAAATGTGTGAAGTGCATTGAGTTAAAAACAAAAAGTCGTTTTATACACAGATACTGGAAAGAATGTGTTTGGAAGTTTCAAAGTCTTTCTGCACAAGAATGGATAAATTTATATCAGCAGTTGATTAAAGAAAATAAATACGATAGTTGGATAATGAAATATATAGAAATTGGAGAATAACAATTTGAAAAACACACTATTAGATGTAGCTCAGAACTTTGGTAAGATGAGTGATTCAGAAAAAGTAGAAGTAAACGATAATGTCAGAAAGCAATTTGACAACATTATTCATGGTAATCCTCCGAAGACTGAGCGAGAAAAAGAAATTGATAAACTTGCAAGAGAAGAATTAGAAGAGTACAGACGAAAGAAGAAAGCTTTTTATGACAATCCTATCCATTGGAATAACAACAAGCGTAGAAGACATGGACTTCCTGTATTAAGAGGTAACGTTAATAAATGCCGTTTGAAAGAATATCCAGGATTTCATCCGTCTGTACGATTCTTTGGTATGATGGAAGATTTATTTGATGAGATATTGATTACAACTATGGAGGATAATCTAAATTCTTTTGTAGAAGTAAAAGATATAGCGGCTGGCGATGCGAAAGTGTTTTAGAATGAGCAAATAGGAGAATAACAGTATGAGAGCATATGAATTACGACAGTATGATGTAATTTCTTATTATCCTCCACAGCCACACAAACAGGAATACAAACTTGGAGAACACATTTCTATTAACGAATTAGCTGAAGCAATGTTTAGTTCACCTGCTTTAAGGTTAGATAGAGATAAAAATGAGGACAAGATGCTTCGAGTTATAGAAATAGAATATGTGAAATTTCCGTGGTGGAAGTTTTGGAAGAAAAGAAAATATGTTGAAGAATATCATTTAGAAGTAATGTAGGTAGGTGATAAATATGAACAAGAGACAGAAAAAGAAATTATTTAAACAGACACTTATTAAGGTTAGAAAACTACATCCACAGAAGGGTGATGTGATTTGTTTTCAATTTGATCCAGAACAACTTTATGTAGATGTAATAACTGAGTTTGAAAGGGCATGTCTTGATAATCAGATATTTGGTGAAGCAAATATTGCTATTGTTCCGTCAAATATTAAAAAATTAGATAAAGAAGAAGCTCAAATATATATTGATAAGTTGCAGAGTATTGTAGATCAGATAGGAGAATAAGAGCATGGGTAAAGTTGTAGATATGAGTAATTTTGATCCCTTACTTGATAATTTGGAAAAGTATGTGAATAAACAAGGGTGTACTCTCGGTAAAGACGCTGAGAGGTTACAAAAATTATTACATTCAATTCAGTATTGTTATATACATGGAGTATTAACAGAGAGTCAAAATGAATCAGCTTGTAAGAAATTTAGAAAACAGTTTCAGAAAGCTTTATATGAGAAATAAGAAAGAAGCATTTCCTATTGATTTTATCTAAGAGCAATTCTGCTCACTATTTCCAAAATAAAAGAGAGAATAACTAAATATAAGGAGGTATAGAACTTGCATATAAGAATTGTTGGTTTTAGCGACAGATATGATGATTATAAGCTTCTTGGATATACAGAAGTAGAGAATGTATCAGAAGTTTTTAAGACGCTAGACTATATGAGAAAGAACGAAATTCCATTAATAATCAATACTAATGATGTCATTGATACAGACGGAGAAGAATATTACATAGATAGTATTACAATGGTATTCCAAAAAGTGAGTGGCGAGATTGGGAGTTGTATTACTGTTTATGTGGAAGATGTTTAGGAGGATAAAGATATGAAAATAGAGTTAATCAAATTAAAATTCAATGATACTTGTGCATATAAGCATAAGCCATTCACTTATTGCTGTGATGAAATTCAAAATGATAAAGCTATTGTATTTACAGGTGAAGATTTGGTATGCAACGATACATTTGGATTATTAGTAAGAGATTCAGATGACAATATAATTCCTCAATTTTGTAATTCATACACAGAAACATTTAGCTCTTGGGGTGATGAGTATGAGCAGACAGATAATTATCCAATTCAATTTTGCCCTCACTGCGGAGAGAAGATTGAGATTTCAGTCGTAGATGAGATAGATGTATCTGATAAGTATAATGAATTATCTAAGCAGCGTGAGGATTTATGGAAGAAGTGTCAAAGAACAGATAGTAAGAAGAAAGAAGCTGAACTAATAGAACAGGTTAGAAAGCTTGATAATCAGATTAATGGTTTCTATTTGTTAGATGAGTGGAAAGAGGATGTATATGTATAAACAAATTATTATTGCTAGAAAAGATTTAAACATGAGTCATGGCAAGCTCGCAGCTCAAGTCAGTCACGGCTCTATGGCATTTCTCAGTTGGTTTATTAGAAATAATGCCGATTTAGATGGTCATGTCGATGGCTATATTGACGAAGATATTCTTCACAATTGGATTGAGGGCGAATTTACAAAATGTGTTCTTCAAGCCAAGAATAAGAATCAGTTGCTAAAAGCTAAGACTATGGCAGAAGAATTAGGAATGGTTGAAGGTAAAGATTTTTGGCGAATATACGATAACTGTCGCACTGAATTAGAATCCGAAGAAGATGGTAGGACACTTACTGTAATTGGTTTTAGACCAATGGACAGTGAGGTTGTTGATCAGATTGGAAGAAAATATCATTTATATATGTAGAAATGGAGAATATTAAAATGGCAAATAGATTATTATTTGAGAAAGACGTAATAAAAGCAGTTGATAAACATACGAATGATGATAGTCAGTTAGATGATGATATTAGCTGTATTCTTGAAGAAGTAAATCCTGTCGTATTAGTTGGTTCAAAAGAAGCAATAGACAGCTTAAAGGTAGAAATTAAACCAGTACAGAAACAGAAACGAGTTGAACTATTCGAGAATGAAGATGTCGTTTTAGAGCAGCGTGGTAACAGATATTATTTATCCCTCTATGATAAGGAAGGAAAATTTCAGAGAGAAGTAACTATTGATGTGAAAGACGATTACAAAGTTGGACTTGGGAATTGTAAGTAAATTCATGTTTCCTTTGGTAACAAAGAGAGAATATTAAAGCAAGGAGGTAAGAAAAAATGTCGTATTGGACTTATATCAACGGTACAATAACAGTTCGTCCTATGGGTAGAACACAGCCTGAGAAGAGATATATTCTTGAAACAGTGTTAAATCATCTGCCAAGAGTAACAGGTTCTGAAGGTGACATGAATACATATATCATTCAGAAAAATGGTTATAACAGTTCGTGTTCATGTGATGAATTTGGCGAAGTGACAAATAATTTAACTGATTGGTACGGTAATAAAAGTCATACTAGAGGAGCATTGAGAACGCAAGACGAATATATCCTTGTTGTAAATGCAGCTTTAAGAGACAGAGAATTTGAACAGACTTACAGAGAATTTATGAAATGGTTTGTGCGACTTTGTAAAAGAGTAGGCTGTGAAGATGTTCTTGTAGAAATCAAAGGATATGATAAGTCAACTGTTATCAAAGATAGGAATATTCAGAGAAAAAAGTATTCATTTAAGAGCGTTTTTGATGATTTGTTTGAAGATCCAAGTTGGTGTAATGACAACAAAGATGGATATAAAGAGCCGAACTGGTGTGAATTTATGATGTGGGATAGAGCAAAAGATTCTAATTATCCTATGACTCTTGCTTACAAATATTTCAACGATAAAGAAAATGATCAGGAAGTTGAGAGAAGAATGAATTATAGATGAACGATATAGAAAGGAATAAAATTATGAAAATTATTGAAACAGGAACTACATATAAGGTGTATGGTGAAGATTTAGTCGTATTAGACAATCTGCCAGCTCAGACATATAAAGTCGGATTTGGTCAATTCACAGGTTTCTTTTTAGAGAAGCAGCATGATTTAGAGATTAAAGAGGATAAAATCTACGGAGTTCACGAAGAAAAAGCAAATAAAGTATTGAACAGATTTGAGAAGTCACGCAAAAATTTAGGTGTAATTCTCAGTGGAGATAAAGGGATTGGAAAGTCATTGTTTGCAAGATTATTGGCACAGAAAGCAATTCAGAATGGTATTCCTGTTATCTTAGTCGATGATTTTATTCCTGGCATTGATGATTTCTTAAATGATATTAAGAATGAAGTGCTCGTGTTATTTGATGAATTTGATAAAACTTTCGCTAGAAGTAAAGACAACGATCCACAGTCAAAAATGCTTTCCTTATTTGATGGTACAAGTTCAGGTAAGAAGTTATTTGTTGTTACATGCAATAATTATAGGGATTTGAACGAGTATCTTATTAATAGACCAGGAAGATTCCATTTCCATTTCAGATTTGAGTATCCAACGGCAGATGAAGTAAAGGATTATTTGAGAGATAAGCTTGATGAGAAATACCATTCTGAAATCAACAAAGTAGCTTCATTCTCAAGAAAGATTAAGCTTAATTACGATTGTTTATCAGCTATCGCACTTGAATTAAATGATGGTGAAACATTTGAAGATGCTATTAAGGATTTGAACATTGTTAATACATCCGAAAGACAGAATACATACAAACTTACATTGTTCACAGAGGAAGGTGTTGTATTCAGTTCAAATAATGTAAAAATTGATTTATTCAGTGGAGAAAGCAATAATATTTGGATTGAGGACTCGGCAGACAATGGTGTTTATATTAAATTCCGTGGTAATAGTGCAGCATTTAATAATAAATCAAATTCTTTTGTTTTGCCAAATGATAAATTTAAGGTCGATTATGATGAAGATTACATTGATGAAAAGTTGAGAGATATGTACAAAAATCTTCATTATACTTATGCCGAAATTACTTTAGATTATGGTAATCGTATTCACTACAACTTAGTGTAACTTCACAAGAAAGCAACAACTCATCTGATTTTTATGAAAAGAGGTGATAATTATAGCAGGCGGTAAAAAGAAAGGAAATAATTATATAGTAGATGAAGAACACCAAATAGCAAAAATCGAATTACAAAGAAGAAATGGCAAAGAAAGTCTTTGGACAATTATAGATTTAGAAGATTTGGAAAGAGTAATTAATTTTCCATATACATGGTATTCAAGATATTTAAAAAATACTAAAAGCTATTATGTATTTGCAACCGTTTATTTAGGTGGTAAAAACGGACAACCAAGAAATAAAATAGTATCATTACATCAATTCATAATGAATACTACAAAATATGTAGATCATATCGAACATAATACTCTTGATAATAGAAAGTCTAAACTTAGAATAATTTCCAATAAAAACAACTTAACGAACAGAAAAGGAAAGAACATAAATAATACTTCTGGTTATAGAAATGTATCTTGGAACAAAGAGATGCAAAAATGGACAGTGCAAATACAAATAAATAAAAAATGTGTCGTTTTAGGAACTTTCCCTAAAGAGCAACTTGAAGAAGCTGGAAAGTTTGCAGAAGAAATGAGACAGAAATATTATGGAGAATTTGCAGGTGTCGGATAACATATACGAAAGGATGAGTATAAATGAATTTGAAAAAGATTAGAAGTGAAGATTTGGTTTTCAGTAATGAAATTGAAGATGATAGAACCAATACATACCTCACATTGAACGATTATGATTGGATGAATTATAATCTGTCTACTCGTTTTAAGACAGAAGAGATGGGAGTATTAGAAATTGAGTTTGAATATTTCGGTATAGTTACTTCACAGATGAATGTAAAACAGACATTAAACGGCAAGGTATATGAAATTACATATGAATATCCAACAGATATTTTCAGTAAAAATTTGATTAAGTTCTTAGAAAAACATATCAGACACTGGAATGAAAAATACACATTTAATGGCGAAGAAGAAGTTATAGATTTCTTTAATGAAGTTCTCGATAAAGGGACTGTTAAAGATGTTGCTGAAATCAATAAAGATGACAACAGACCACAATGCTGCATAGACCATGATAAGTATTTTTCAACGTGTGACACTTGTGAGTTTGGAGAATAATACATTGGAGGTGAAAACATGAATGATTATAAGAATTATATTGTAATTGGACATAAATATAACGGGTTAGGAGAATCTGCTGATCCTGATAGTTGGGATAATGTAAAATATGATTTTAATACAGAAGATGAAGTAAAAGATTTTCTGAGCAGGAATCCATCATTTTCATTTCATTTAAAAGCAATTTACAAAGTAAAAAAATTGGATATTAATTATTTTGTTTAAACATTAAAGGTTAAAAACACAAGAATCCAATCTTTCTTTTGAAAATTTTTAATCATATCTAAGCCATTCGGCTATGGGAATCCAAGTAACAAGAAAAATAATATTTTCTTATAGTGGTTGCAAACACTAGGAAAATCAATGATTTTATAATACAGAAAGGTAAAAATAGTAAACCTATAGGTAATTTAGATTGCGCAATCTCTATGAAAAATAAGAGATTATGGCTACAAACAATAAAAATACTAATTCATTACGAAAAGCAAAAACTCTTGATGAATTATTAGATACATGTCCATGTAATCAAATTATTGGTGATAATTTGGTGAGGGCATGGTCAAAAATTAATAGTCCTAAATATAAGAAAATAGTTTGCTCGATTTCAGGTGGATCAGATAGTGACGTAATGCTTGATATTGTCTGGCGATGCGATAAAAATAATAAAGTAGATTATGTTTGGTTTGATACAGGTCTTGAATATCAAGCGACCAAAGATCATCTAAAATATTTGGAAAACAAATATAATATAAAGATAAAACCATATAAGGCAATTAAGCCTATCCCATTATCATGTAAACAATATGGTCAACCGTTTATAAATAAACAAGCTGCTGAATATATAGATAGACTTCAAAGACATGGTTTTAAATGGGAAGATAAATCATTTGATGAATTATATAAGGAATATCCTAAGTGTAAAGCTGCTTTGCTGTGGTGGTGTAATTTAAAGAAATCGAATGCTTTTAATATTGCAAATAATAAATGGCTTAAAGAGTTTATTATTGAAAATCCACCAACATTTAAAATTTCATCAAAATGTTGTCAGTATGCAAAAAAGGATGTTTCTCATAAATTAATAAAAGAAAATACATATGAATTAAATATAGTTGGTGTGCGAAGAGCAGAAGGTGGTGTTAGAGCCACATCATATAAATCTTGTTTTAGCGAAGGCGATGATGGATGTGACAATTATAGACCTCTATTTTGGTATAAAGATTCTGACAAAATTGATTATGAAAACGCTTATAATGTTGAGCATTCAGATTGCTATGTTGTTTACGCCTTACCAAGAACAGGTTGTGCAGGTTGTCCATTTGGAAGAGATTTTGAGAATGAACTTGAAGTTATTCAAAAATATGAACCAAAACTATATAAGGCTGTAAATTTTATCTTTGGCGATTCTTACGAATATACAAGGAAGTATCGTGAATTTGTAAAGAAAATGAATAAAAAGTAGAGAATAATAAAATAAGAGGTTACGAAAGCCTTGAAAAATAAGGCTTTTAAAATCTCAAAATATAAAAATATTACATATAAAGGAGATTTTAAATGAAGAACACAAATTGGAAAGTGCCAGTAATTATTGGCGTAGGAGTATTAGCAGTTATTTTGATGATTGTATTTGGTGTACAAAGTTCGCAGAATAAAGCTATTGCACTTGAAGAGCAGGTAAATACAGCGTCATCAGATGTTAAGGTACAGGAAAAGCGAAGAGTTGACCTTGTATATAACCTTGCTGATTGCGTAAAACAGTATAACAAACATGAAGCTGATACATTGACAGCAGTTGCAGATGGTCGTGGATCAACAGGAGATATTGAGAATGTAACAACAGCTATTACAGCAGTTGCAGAAGCATATCCTGAGTTGAAATCCAATGAGAACTATAAGACTCTTATGAATGAGTTATCTATGACAGGGAATATGATTGCAGAGTATCGCAGCAATTACAATAAACAGATTAAGGAATACAAACGATATGTGAGAAAGTTCCCTACAAGACAGTTTCTTGGATTGCTTGGATATGAAGTACAGGAATATGAGTATTTGGATTACAATGCACCAGTTGATGCTCCACAGGATTTGTTTAAAGAGGATTAGTCTATGAGATATGGTAGAAAAGGTTTTGATTTTGGCAATTTTAAAATAACAAAACGTGAAATCTTGGCTAGTATTTCTATCATTGCATTTATGATTCTGTTTGGTATTCTGATTTCTTCCAAGATTTCAGAACACCAAATGGATAAAAATGAAATTTATAACAAGGCTGTTAAGATAGAAAGTCAAGAAATGTTCCAATACGGAATGGACACAAATGTTGGTAATGCGTTTGTATATGGTGATTTAAAAGCGGTAGATACGGTTACATATCCTGAAATTGCTGGAGAATATATGTATGTAGAAAAAGTCAAAGAGAGATATACGATGCATACAAGAACTGTTACATATACAACGGGCAGTGGAAAAACAAGACAAACGCATACAAGAACAGAAACATATTGGACTTGGGATAGAGTTGGAAGTGAAGATATTAAGTGTAAAGAAGTATCATTTTGTGGAGTAAATTTCACAAGTAATAAAATTGATTTACCTGGTACTGATTATATTGACACAATTAAAGAGTCAAGTCATGTGAGAGATAAGTATTATGGTGTTGACACTGAATATAAAGGAACAATTTTTACAAATTTGAGAGATAAAACTATTTCTGATAACACATCATTTTATAATAATTTGACTATTGAAGAGACGATAGAAAGGCTAGAATCTGATTTCCCAATTATTATTTTCTGGATCTTTTGGGTTATTTTAATCGGTGGAATAGTATTTGGATTCTACTATTTGGATAATAGGTGGTTGGATTAGGATTTTTCTTTCAAGTGAGGTTAGAGAATAAATGGACAAAGAAATTAAAAATAAATTAATTGAATGGGTAAAGAACAATTATAGTCCAAAGGCATGTGGATATACAGAAATGAGATCTTCTGGAAATGAATCCGATGTATTTTGTGACGGATATGATTGTGGCATATCAAACGCTGCATATGAAATTGGTTGTATTCTTGGTATGAAATTAAAAGAACCTGAAGAGCAGGACTATGGCTTCTAAAATTTAAATGAAATTTTTCTTTCTTTTGGGCAGATTGGAGGTGTAAGTGATGTGTAAATTTTGTGAAGAGTGACAAAAGATTAGCTGGGAAAGTAATAGAGATATTTGTCAAATAGGAAATTTTTCTATTGACAGACATTATTATAATAACACATTATTTGCTGATAGTTCAGGTGGTGAATATGCATCGGCAATGTTAAAAATAAAATTTTGTCCGTTATGTGGTAAAAATTTAGAGGAATAACGATATGAATGGAAATATAGAGGTTGCGACATAGAGTAGAACGAGGTGATTGATATTTCAGAGTTACATGATACTTTTGAAAAAATAAGTGATGCTACAAAAGTCTTAATAGTTGGTAAACAGATAGATGCCATAGGAAAAATGATAAGTGCAATGGCAGAAGCTCAAATACAAAATGAACTTGAACAAAAATATAAAGACTTAGGCATACAGGTACAAGAAGATCCAGTTACAAAGCTTCTTGAAACAATTAATGAAATGCATTTTGGTGATAATTTTCCTATTGAATGCCTTGAACCTCCAAAACAAGATATATCTACTCTTAAGAAGAGAATAAAGTATTGTAAGAATCCTATGGAGAAAAAGAAATTAGAGCAGGAATTAAATGCTTTATATAAGGAGCATAAAAGAAATAGGAGAACTGTATCATGAAGCTGATTAACAAATATGCAAATTCAAGATATTCAAAAATGAATGAATATTATTGTGGAATTACAACAGAATTGGACAAGCTTGCTGGAATTGATCCTAATGGACACTGGAAACATTATGTGCTTTGTGATTATGAGGATGGCTGTTTGCCTATCAGAATTCCAGGTGGAACACTTGGAACTATTGAGTATGATGAGAATAAGATTATTACAAAAATTCATGTTTGCACTGATTATGTTGTAAAAACTTATCCTGATGATGTAAATGAACAGCTTCAGAAGTTTATTGGTCAGAAGATAGAAATGGAAGAATAACATTATGGGACAGTTAATTGATAAAACAGTATTACGAAAAGAATTATCTAAGCTGCCATCTGAAATGGGATTTGTAAGAAAGTCTGATGTAATGCAAACTCTTGGCAGTCAGAAATGTGCTTACAATATAAAAGAAGAGAAGAATAAAACACTTGATGAAGTTCTAAAGGCTTGTGACATAGAATGTGGATTTTACAGTGGTGATGTTAAGAATCTTACAAGACACGTTTTAATGAGAGTATTAGATGGATTGAGAGAATAATAGATAGGAGATGAAAAATATGGATAATTTAACACGCAGAGAAGAAGTAAATCTTTATGAAGCAATTCAAAAATCGTTTCCTAAAATTCTAATCAAAGATCTTACAGAGCATGAAAGAATTTGTCCTGTCTGCAATGGTCTTGGAATGCGAATTGAAGACAATGTTTATGGGATTAAAGGTGACAACTCTGAAGTTAGCAGAAAATATCATTTTCCATACAAGCATCAAGCACTTTCATTTTGTCAGAGTTGTTTTAATGGAGTACAGAAATTATGTCCTTATTGTGGACAGCCTTATAAGAATCAGGGATATATGCATTGTGATTGTGAAGGACAGAAGAAAGCTGACGAAGAAGAGAGAATAAAGAAGTGGAATGAGAAAGTCACCAAAGCAGTATCGGTTGATGAAAAAGATGTAGACACGATGCTGTACTGTGAAGAGTTTGACGAGTGTTACAACACAGTTGATGATTTCTTTGATGATTATGCATGTAGTCATGAGAAAGATGGCGATGAAAGACCTGTGAGATTGTGGGTAACTTCTGTTGGGAAAATTTTCGTTGATGCATCCGATGTCATTGAAAATGCTTGTAGTGATTTACATGAAGATGCATATGAACAGTGTGATATTGGTGGTTTGCAAACTCTGTTAGATGGTTGGTGCGAAGCTCAGACAGGGACTACTACATATTATCCTTGTTATGAACAGTATGTAGAAATTAATTGGAGTAAATATTAACAGGAAAGATTCGTTTCTTTCGGAAATTTTAACAGATAGGAGTGATATAAACGAGAGTATATAAAGACAAGCAGTATCTTATTTTTGATTATGAAGATGGTCGTACTGTGAAATATGATTTTGCTACAAAACAAGCAATCGGTATTAAAGGTAAGCCAGTAAAAGACTTACGAAGTCAACTATCAGGATTTAGTTTAAATGATCTATTTGATTGTTGTGACGATGAAAAATACGCTAAATTTCTTAAATTTGTTAGAAATTCAGAAATGTATTCGTATTCAATTTGCAATATAGGGACAATTCTTGATCGTGTTCCAAAATATTCAAGGTTTGAACAAATTTTCTCAGCAGGGTTCGATGATATCATTAAAGATGGTTATCGTTTTAAATATTCTATTAACGAAATTCCAAAATCTCTTATTAAGTTATGTCGAAAATATTCCATTAAATTATCTAATAACACAGTTCAATATTATAAAGAAAATCCGAATGCTCATTATATCGCATATGACTTGGAGTATATTAGTTTAACATCTGATGATATTTATACTGTATGGAATACACAAAATGAAAGATGGATTGACCATGCACCAGACTATTTTTCATTTTTAAACAAACTTGTTGATGAATTTGGATATAATGCAAAGGATTTATGGCTGTATCTGGATAGAATTAAGACATTTGAAGCAATTGAAGATATGGGTTTCTTAATTCGTGAATTGTACGACTATGCTGATATGATGAATCAGCTTAGTCCAAAGTATGACAAGTATCCAAGACATTTTCTTACTACACATAGAATTGCTTGTAGAAATTACAATCGAATGAAGAAAGAGTTCTCAGAAGAGTTATTTAAAAAGAGAATAAATAAACAGTACGAATGCTCTTTTGGTGATTACATATTCATTTATCCAGATTCTACACAGGACATAAAGGATGAGGCTGCCTCACAAAACAACTGCGTAGCTTCATACATAGATAAGGTTATTGACGGTAAGTGCCACATTCTTTTCTTGAGAAAGAAGAATAAACCAGATGAGAGCTTGGTAACGATTGAAGTAAGAAATAATCATATTGTACAAGCTAGACGAAGATTTAATGATGACGTAACGGCAGAGGATCAGAAAGCTATTGATGCATTTAACAAAAAGTTTGCGAACAAGGAGGACAAAGCAGCGTGATTAAAGGCGATAAAATTAAACTCGTTCATAAGATGGGTGTGTTTGATAACATCGGTGAGATTTGTGAAGTAACTGATATTCAGAAAGGTGGAGTAATCTGCTTTAAATTTGGTGGTTGCCATCTTGGTTGTATGTCATATGACGAGTATGAAAAGTATTTTGAAAAGGTTGAGACACCTGTAAAGAAACCTTGGAGCGAGTGGAGTTTGGCACACAAACTTACTTTTATTGATATTAGGGGTGATGAAAAGACCATTAAATATCAGTATAGAGATAATGGTAAGAGAGTCCAGGTTAGAAGTGGTGCTTTGAAAGCAGGTTCGTCTTGCTATGACGAGGATGAATTTAGTCTTAGTAGTGGTTTGGAACTGGCAGAGATGAGATTGGTTGTAAAATATCTCAACAATCAGGTTAAGTCGATTGCAAAGACGATGTAAGAGGAGAATAGGCATATGAAAACATTAAGTAAAATTTTAGAAACACTTGAAAAGATTAAAACTGATATTCGATTTTTAAGTGAAGCTTCACATAGTAGGTATTTGGATGTTTCCAAAAATCTGAGTGAATATAAAGCAATAATTGAACAACAGGATAGAATATTGCAGGCGATATTCAAGTCGTATGCAAAGAATGAAGATATGGAATGTATGGTGTTTGTTCCATATAGAGGTAAGCCAGTTGTAATTAAAAATGGTGAAGTGATTAGCACAGACAATATGACTTCATTTGATGTCGATTGGTCTTACGATAGACGAACCGAAGTGACTGTGAGAGGAGAATAACAGATTGAACAGTAGTATTTTTGTTCCTAAAACGATAAATGTTGGATATCAAAATCGTTCAGGAACTTACACAGGAAAACTTGCCTATGTCATTTACTATGACGAAAAAGGCAAGCTGCGAAAAGAAGCATCATGGAATAGTTGGCGTGACGATAAAATTCCGAATGATGAATTTGATAATGTCCCAACAGAAGGATTTGTACTAAATAAGAAAGCTGGTGATTACTCTACAGGATGGGATCACAGACATGCTTATTGTAGAGTATATGATCCAAGAGGATTTGAGTTTGAAATTACCATTGAAAATTTATTGTATATTCTCGAAAATGCGAACTGTATCAAAGGTAAGGGACTTGAAGGAGAATTTATATATGGATGGGATGGTAAGGATTTAGTTCTTATGCCAGTTGAGTCGCCTGATTATAAACAGATTGCAGCTTATAATAAGATTGTACATAATAATGAATCTATTAAGACAAAAGATTTGATTATTGGTGCAACATATCTTACAAAAGAAAATATTGAATGTATTTATATGGGACGTTTTGAAACATATGGATATGGTTATGAATTTATGCAGGATGGTAAAATTGTAAGAATAAAATCTTATAAAGATATTCCAACTGAACCAACTCGTTTTGGATATACAAAAATTTCTTATAAAGGAATTGCCAACCTTCCATATGGTAAAATGCATTGGTTCGCAAGATTAAGCGATGGAAAGTATGAATTTGAGCAATTCAAAAGTGTTCCTAAAAACAAACTTATTAGTTGTCTCGATGATAAATGCACTTCTAAATATTCTGAAATTTATGATTCGATGGAATCATCTTATCAATTCTCCCCTATAGACGATAGCAAGGATAAAATTGTAAATATCTCATTTGAAGATTTTTATGAAAAAGCAATTAATACATATATCGATGATGATATAACAAGAAAATATGTCGATGTTCGCTTTATGGTAAACAATAATAGAGAATATATTAAATATGAAATGACAACGCCATATAGATCAGAAGATAACGGCAAATATACTGTTTATAAATATAGTGCCAAAAATATGTATCATGGAGATAAGGAAGCAATTGATATTTTCCCGACAGAAGAAAGAGAAGTGGAAGTACATTATGGTCAAAAAGAAATTCAGACACATATGATTCCAGTTTCTATTGAAACAGTTTTTGAAAAGTTAAAACCAGTATACAAACAAAAATATTTAGCAAATGGTAGAGAATATAACAAGGAGTACGAGTTTAATGAGTAAAAACGATGACAGAATTTTAGAATTAAAGAAACAGATTGAAACTAAGAAGAAATCAATTTCTGAGAAGAAGGTTAGGTTTATTCCTGAAACAAATTGTGTTCTTAATATGGATGGAATGACAATTAATCTCAATGTGTGTTCAGACGATGCATTATTATTACTTTTGATTAGATTGAATTCATATTTAATGTCTGCAAAGGATCTTAATATGTCTGATTTTGAAATTTCAGGATACAGTGTGACAGCATGGATTAAAGATATTAAGAGTAAGTTAGAGGTATCTGATCTGAAGAAAGAAGAGTCTGATTTGAAGAAAATGGAGAGTAAGCTGGACAAATTACTTTCTGATGATAAAAAAACAGAGCTGGAAATTGATGAGATTGCTGCTTTATTAAAGTAAAAGAGAGAATAATACAATAGGTAGTATATTTCATAAAATCAAATACTATATATAGTGATTAGATAGATTAAAACTACTATATATAGTGACAAAATAGACAAGAAATATCGGTTTCCTTGGAGATTAGAAAGAGAGGTAGATATGAAATTAAAAGTACATTCATTAAGAATAGAACATATTCGTACATACAATAATAGAGATGATGAGTTTGAAGACAATTCTAAATATATCTTAAATTGTATTTCGGAGAATAATTTAAAATATGAAGTATCGCTTTGGACTGAATACGGTGATTGTTCTAGTGGTTGGTGTAGTGCATCATGGGGACATTGCGAAGTCAGACTTGTAGATTCGTTTATTGGCTCAACACATAAGCCAATCAAAGATTTATCGTTTGAAATCGAGACAAAAGAAGGAGACTTTGAAGATACTATTTACAATGCCGAGAATGATATTTTCTATGTAGATGACGATGGTGATGACTGTTGGTATCCAAATGGTGATGTTGGAATTACGGAAGAATTATTTACAGAAACAAATCGTGCAATGGATAAAAGACCTGTTTGGATTTTCAAAGGTGATAGTGGATTAGGTAAGAGCTATATTGCAGGAATTATTGCTAATTCAGATCGAGCGAAAACAGTATATGAGACTGATGCTCACAAAGAATTAGACACCATTGAAGCAGATATTATTGTTGTTGGTAATAAATATAATCATTCACTTGAAGAAATTGAATCAAAAATCAAAGGTGAGCATGAAATCATTTATGTTGACTTTTCAAAAAGCCTATAAAATAAGGCTTTCTGGAAGTAAAAAGTATCAAGAAATTTCGATTTCTTTGGAGTGAAAGGAGAGAAATATATAATGATATATAATTGTAAGAAGAGAATTATATATCCACCTAAAAATTTTATTACGTATAATTGCGACAGCAAAAAATACAAAACTAATATTTTGGTTGATGAGTGTTTAGCAGATGAAATAGAAAGCTTATGGAATAAAGGGATTAGAACAGCCGGATGTTGCTGTGGTCATGGAAAATATCTTGGATTTATAAATGTTTGTCAAGATGACATAGAAAAAATGGAAAATTTGGGATATCAACATTATATATTTGAAGATGATTGTGGTGGAGAAAAAAGAAAAGATACATTTATTCCAAAAAGTTATGGGCATATATATGACGGATATATTGATAGTTTCCAAGGATAATGAATGAAAAATTATATATTGGAGGTGAGACTGGTTGGCAAAACGCAAAGAGACATTAGATATTGAAGCTGCATTACAAAAAGATACACGAATTAAGAGAATATATGGTTGTGAGGAAATAACAATTGGTTTTTATAACAATGGGCATGGAAATGAAATAGTTGACTTTATGACAATGGATTCAAAAGGAATTATTAAATGTTATGAAATAAAAGTCACTATTCAGGATTTTAAATCTGATGCAAAGAAATCCTGGTATGGTCATTACAATTATTTGGTGGTTGGTAAAGACTTGTGGAATGAGTATAAAGATTACATACTTGAAAATACACCAAAACATATTGGAATTTTAGGATCATCTCTTGGAAGTTATCGAAAATGTAAAAAGCAGGACATATCGCAAGAACAATCAGAAATGTTAAAGGAGAGTATGGTTCGTTCTATGTATTATAAAATGGTCAAATACTACAACGCTTCCGACTTAGATGAAATCAAAAGACTCAATAGTGGTATTCGCAAGCTAAAGAATGATGTTGAAAATTACAGAGATAGGGTAACAAAAGCAGAAAATATGATTTATAGTTATGAGAATTATAAATCATATAATGATGGAATTGATGATTTTGATTTCAAAAAGGCTGTCGAAGCAGAAAAGAAAAAGTATTTGGAGAATATAAAAGTAAAGAAAGAGAGGTACATATGAGTAATTTGAAGGAAAAATTAACAAAAGGTGGAGTAACAGCAGTTATTGTCATTGCAATTTTAGCTGTATGTTATGGACTTAGTTGGATTGTCACATGTGGAATAATCAAGCTTATTACAATGTGCTTTGGTTTGACATTTAAATAGTCTATTGCAACTGGTATTTGGTTGATTATCTGTATTTTAAGGTCAGTTTTCAATGTAACAGTGAAGAAATAAAAGCCGAGTAAACTGACATTTCTTGGTACAGATTGGAGAATATATAGTTATGGATAATATGTTTTTGGTGCAATATGAACCAATAACAACAATGACAAGAAGAATTTTATCTTTAGGTTTTGAGCCAAAACCAACTCAAGAAATGATTGAAAAATTTTATGATGAAGTAAATGCTTCTGATTTTTATCATAATTCAATTGTTCTTGTGGTTAAAGCAAAAAGTATGGAAGAAGTTAGAGAGCAGGTTATTGGAACTTTTAATGTTTTATATGGTAAGTAACAGAGAATATATAGTTGGAGGTGAGAATTTGATTCAAGTAATTGAGACAAATTTGAGTATTGACAAAGATGACACAATAAAAGATCATCAGTCACGAATTGTTGAAGTTGAAGATTGGGATACATATTGCAAAGCATTTGAAGAATATAATGGTGAAGCTGTTTATTTTAAGTCAAAGGCTATGCCTGGTAACAGTATCTTATCGAATTGCTCTATAACAGATCTAATATATGATGACATTCATCTATCTTGTATGATCTTACACCAATCAGGTTTTATTACGAAAAAACTTGCATATAGAATTGGTTTATAATCTATGATTCATTCGAATCACAATTTCCAATAAAAATGAAAACCAAATAGAGAATATATAAGTGAAGCAGTCGCAGTAATTCACTGTTTCTTTGTGAAATTTGAGGAGGTGAGAAAAGTGTCACAGTTTAGATTTAATGAAGATTTTGCAAATAATTGGAAGTCAGGTCAGATAGTTACTTGTGAAGAAAAAGAGGATGGTTACTTAGTTGATAAGGTGGCACTGATTGAAAAGGGCGAACTTTTAAAACATGGTGAATTTATCACAATGAATGTTGAGATATTAGGACATATGCAATCAAATGGTGTAGATGATTTATTCATGTATGATAGAGATTTTCAACCAGGAGACACAGTACAACATTTCAAAGGTGATTTCTATAAGATTATTGCCATTGGGATTAATACAGAAACAGAAGAAAAGATGGTTGTGTATCAGAGCTTAAAGGATCAGAGAGTATGGATTAGACCATATGAAATGTTTATCAGCAAAGTGGATAGAGAGAAATATCCAAACGCTTATCAGCCATATAGACTTATCAAAGTAAGAATTACTGTATAAATAGAGAATATAAGTGGTGGAAAATGAAGAATTTAGATACACAGCTATGTAAAGCAAAGAGCATTAGTAGTGGTCAATGGGTTTGTGGATATTATGTAAAAGGTTTAGATATGTATGGTAAAGAAATTCATATAATATTTGAACCAGCAACACTATTCTATTCTCATGGTGAAACCGATGGTTTTGAAGAAATAGATCCAAAGACATTATGTAGATGTACTGGCAGCCATGATAAGAATGGCAAGTTAATCTTTGAAAACGACATTCTAAACGGAGAATTATATAATGTAGTCTCTTATGGAAATGGTGAGAATGAATTTCTCGGAATGAATGTTGGTTGGTATGTTCAGAGAGATAACTTCGAATCATGGTGTGAATTAAATGATTTGGAAATGTATGAAGTAACAGGAAATATCTTAGATAATATCTAATCAGTCTTGAACGATTCAGTTCAAAAATTCCAAAAATCAAAACTGAATAGAGAATATAAATATGGGTGGAAGAACAGCATACCCTTGGGTTTGTACGCTCAAAAATCACTGTTGAAGATAGATTTTTACATAAATTTATTTTCTGTGTTCCGTCCATTTGGGCGTTTAGATAGATTGTTTTATTAACAATATTTACATAAATTTTTATTTTAAGGAGGACAAGCAATTTGGCAAAGACAAAGGAAAGAAAAGCATTAAAAAAAGGTAAAGCAGCATTTAATCTTATTGGTCGTGTAAAAGTAACAGACAAGACATTCAATCTTGACAATAGTTATGATTCTGGTTGGACAGATAACAGTATGTATGTAGGTGTTGATTGTGGAAACGGTAATACAGTATATGCAGAGATGAGAAGTGGTTTCTTCCCTGATAAGGATAATGTAATTCGTGCTTACAGTAAGGATGAGAAAGACGATGCAGGAAAGAGCAAGTCAGTAGAGATTGCGTGGGAGGATCGTCTTGATGAGTCTCTGTATGATAGCATTTCAGATTCTTCATTCTTAACAGTTGGTGTTGAGAAAGATGTAAAGGATAAGACTGTATATAAGAAGTTCCTCACAGCTTATGATGCAGTAGAGTATCTAAATGAGCATCTTGAGGACGGAATGATTGTAAATGTAAAGGGTACAATCGGTTACAGTGAGTATGAAGGTAATGTTTCTACAAAGAAAGAGATTACATCTATTGTACTTTCAAAAATTGACGATGAGGCAGATTTCAAGGCTACATTCTCACAGACAATTCTTGTTGATTCAAAGAGCATCGGAAAGAAAAATGATGATAAGGGTACTATGGAACTGGCAGCATATGTTGTTGACTATGTTGGAAAGCCTAAGATTGACGGAGAGAAGATTGAAGTTAAGAAAAATGTCACATATCCTAAGACATTTGAAGTTGCTATTAATGAGAATCCAGAGATTACAGCTAAGATGCTTCAGAGATTTTTCAAGCCTAAGAAGGGTAAAATTACTGAGATTACAGTTACAGGTAATTTAGTAGAGGGTGGATCTACTGTAAATATTACAGAAGATGATATTCCTGATGATATTAAAGAACTTATTGAGATGGGACTGTATTCAGAAGAGGAAGCAGAGAAAAAGATTGCAGTAGGTAATGGTAATCGTGAGAGAAGAATGATTATTGTAAAGCCTGACATTACATATGTGGGAACTGGTGACGATAGAAAGCCTACTGTAGCATTTGAAGATGGTAAATATGATGAGGACGACCTTTATTTCTACGAGCAGGCATTACTTGATGCTGGTGCAGAACCAAGTTCAGATAATGATACAGATTCAGAGAGCGAGGAAACTTCATCAGAAGATGATGACCTTCTTGCAATGCTTGAAGGCATGAACTAAAAAATACGCTTGCCCTGTTTAATACAGGGTGAGCATTTTATCAAAAGAATATATACATTTTAGGAGGACAAAAAATTGGCATTTAGAAAAGCAAGAGAAGCAAAGATTGGTGGAAAATTTTTAGCATATGGTTATGAGGGTTCTGGCAAGTCATGGTTTGCTCTTACATTCCCAAAGGTTGCATGTATCGACTCAGAGACAGGTATTGCTCACTATGAGGGTAAGGATATTACATTAGCAAATGGTAAGACTTACAACAATCTTATTTTAGTAGACGACACATCAGATCTTGATGATTTAGAGGATGATATTGACGAAGCAGTAGATTCGGATGAGATTCAGACACTTGACATCGACTCAGAGACTAAGTTTTATGCAACAATGCAGGTTGGAGCTACAGAAGTTGAAGAGAAGAAAGCTCGTAGAAAGGGTGGGGATGTTGACGATACAGTAGTTTCTCAGAGACAGTGGGGACGTATCAAGATTATTAACATGAAGCTTCAGCAGGCTAAGATTGATCTCTCTGCAAAGGGTAAGCATGTAGTGTCAGTTGCACAGGCAACAGAAGTATATGAAGGAACAGGCGATAACCGTAAGTTAGTTGGTATTAAGCCTGATATGCATAAGTCAGTTAAATTTGATTATGATACAATCCTTGAGTTCTATAAGGAAGAGAATGGTGAGGATGTTCGTTATTTTGCAAAGGTTAAGAAGGACAGAACAAATGTAACTAAGGTTGGACAGATTATTGAGAACCCATCTTATGATATTTGGAAGGATTATTTTGAGTCAATGCATGATCTTGAGACAAATGAGACATCATACAAGAATGACTTAAAGACTTCTACAGATTCTATGGTTGACAAAGCTGAGAAAGCAGAAGAGTTAGCTGCTGAATTTAAAGATGTATTAAAGTCACTCAAGGATAATAAAGATGCTTTGCTCAAAGTAAACAAGCAGATGAAGGATAAGGATGTTTCATTAAAGAATCTTGAAATGCAGTCACCAGATACTCTTACAGAGTTAATTGATTTTGCCAAGTTACAGTTAGCCTAATTAAAATTATGCTCCGACAGGTTAATTGCCTGTTGGAGTTTTTAAGAAAGGATGATTTGGTAAATGAGAAATATAAAAAAGAAAGATAACGAGCAGTGGATTGAACTATGTGAGTATGTAAAGAAAGAGATTCTTGAATACGATGATAATATGAAATTTCCACAGTATCTCGCATTAAAATTACAAGGTATTAAACGTGGCGAACATATAGCGAATAATAATCATGAAGCAAAAGCTAATTATGATGATTACACAATTTTATGTACTTTTAAGTTGTGTAAGAGAAAAATTGTTACATATTTACATGAGAATGAAAAGAAAATCAAAGATGAAAAACATAAAATCAATCTTATTATGAAAATGATTGAACCTGAAATCAACGATGTGTATTTGAGATTACAGAATGTTAAAAAGATTGAAGAGAGAGTTGAATCTAAAGACTTCAATAATCAGAGTAATGAGAATGCTGGATATGTAAAAAAGACTAAAGAGACAAGTGACAGAATGAAGAAACTGTTTTGAGGAGGTACTAATTGGCTGAGAAAAAAGAGAATAAAAAATTAACTCCTTATCAGGAAGAAGTATTAAAATGTGCAAAACAGATTCGAGAATACAAGATAATAGCAGAAGCTAATATAGTTGCTATTTTATATAAACAACCAGAATTAATTTTTGATTATACATTGCAGCTTGAAGATTTTAGTGAAAATACATGGCGAGTCTATTGGCAGATTGCAAATGACATTATTGTAGTAGAAAAGAAATCAGTATTGGATGATATGACTGTTGGTTTATATCTTGAAAAGCATCAAAAACTCAAAAAGGAATATGAGGATTATGGTGGATATGAAACGATTGATAAAGCCAAAGAGTATGTGAACATTAACAATATGGATGGGTATGTCAAAGAGCTATACAAGTGGAAAACAGTTTTAGAAATGTTGAAAAATGGTTTTCCTGTAAATAACCGTATTAATGAATTCTGTGATATGTCTTTGGATGAAATATATGAAGAATATGAAGCAATGTTAAATCATATTTTTATCAATGCAGACGATGACGTGCAATCATATTCATTGGCTGATGGCATTTATGATTTAATTGATGAGTTAGATGCAGGCATTGCAGTTGGTCTTCCTTATAATAATATGGATATTCTCAACAAGGAAACTGGTGGTCAGTTACCTGGCAATATAACACTGATTGGTGGATTATCTAATATGGGTAAAACCACATTAACAAGATCAATGTTGATCCCAAGCACGATTAAATATGGGGAAAGGCTTGTTATAGCTGTAAACGAAGAAGGAATTCGTAAGTGGCAGAGAGAATTACTTGTATGGGTTGCAAATAATATCTACAAACAAGACTTACAGAAGTTTGTTGTAAGAGATGGTAAATATTCAGATGAGACAAAAGATTTGTTAAAGAAATGTGCAGATTGGATTGTTGAAAAATCTGAGAATAACATGCTTACTCTTATTCCATTTAAAAGATATAAGACTCAGAAATTCATAAAAGTTCTAAAGAAATATGCAAATCTCGGTGTTAAGTATTTCATTCTTGATACATATAAAGCCGATTCAGGCAGTCGTTCCGATAAGATGTGGTTAGATATGCAACAGAATATGGTTGATATTTATGACACAATTAAGTGTAAAGAAGAAGGTGGATTGGAAGTTCATGTAACTATTACATTCCAGTTGGCAAAGTCTTCAGCACGTCAGAGATTTTATAGTCAAGATAATATTGGTATGGCGAAAAGTATTGTCGATCCTGCAAGTACATGTTTAATGTTGAGAGATGTATTTGAAGATGAGTATACAGGTGAGAAAAATGCTTTAAAGGTATATAGATTTGATGGAAAAAACAATAAATCAAAAATACCTGTCAAACTGGACGAAGGCAAACATTATCAGCTTATATTCATTTGTAAAAACCGTGAGGGTGCTGCAAGTAGTATACAAATTGTATGTGAGCATGATATGAGTAGAAACATACTGAAAGAAGTTGGTTTTACTTCTGTCCCAGTTGATTTTTAAATTTGTGATGGAGGCGGTGAGCGTGTATTAATGCAGATGAACTAAAGGAATACATTATAGAGAATAATTGTATAGAACAGATTTTATTATCGTTGGAGTGTCATGGACTACACGAATATCTTCATGAATGGAGAGCCGCCTTACCACAAGGCAATAATAAAACTGCTATATGTGTAAAGAAAGATACATTATCAACGGCGATTAGAAGCTCGGAAGAAAATAAGCGTGGAGATATTTTTACATTGGTTATGACAATAAAAGGTACATCTTTTGGGAAAGCTAATAAATATCTCCACAATATTTTAGGTTTGAAATATTCATATAGTAAGAGTGATAACAAAGATAATAAGAAAGATCCATTGGCAATCTTCAAAAAGGTGAAACGTCAAAGATACACAATTGATAAAGATGTTCCAGTGTATGATGATTCATGTATGAAAGAATATACTGATTTACCATATATTGATTGGGTTCGTGAAGGCGTTATGCCTTTTGCATGTAAAAGATTTAACATTGGATATTCATATGATAGAAAACGAATTGTCATTCCTGAACGAAAGTGGGATGGAGATGACAATGAATATATAGGTATTAGTGGGAGAACTACTGTACCAAACTATGAGATGTTTGATATTCCGAAGTTTTTTAAGTTGTCCAAAACATATCCAAAAGGAATAAATGTATATGGATTAAATGAGAATTATCAAACAATTCAAGAGGCTGGTTTTGCAGTCGTTTTGGAAGCGCAGAAATCGGTGCTTAAAAGGTATTCACGAAAAGATGGTACGGCTGTTGCAATAGGAAATTGTGAACTTACAGAAGAACAAGTTAGGATACTGATTAGTTTAAATGTAGAAATTGTAATGGCTTTAGATGAAGGAATTGATATAAACCATATTAGACAGGAATGTGATAAATTTTATCCTATTAGAAAAGTAAGTTACATATATGATCGTTGGGATTTGATTAAGAAAGGTAGTAAAGATAGTCCTGCTGATATGCCAAATAAAGTATACAACTTCCTTCTCAAGCATCGTGTTTTATATGATGAGTCAGAAAGGAGAAAGTTAAGAGATTGGCAAGAAAGACAAGTAAAGAATTAACAGAAATTTGTAACAAATTTGGTGTTGATACATTATGGTCATGGTCAAGATATCATTGTTACAAACAAGATAGATGGGAATATTTTTTGAAATACATCCTACACAAGAAAGAAGATAGAACAAATAGTATTTATTGTGTATCTGGTGGTAATGTACATGATATTATTGAGCAGCTATATACTGGCAAAATTAAATATGAGGATATGCCAGATTTATATGAAGATAGCTTATTTACAATGAATTGTGCAGAACTCAAATACAATCGCAGTGATTCTGATAAAAATGATGCAATAGCAAATAAATATGAAAATTGCATTAGACATTTCTTTAAAAATCATAATCTGATTACTTTCCCACATAAAGTTGAGCATTTTATTACGATTAAAATTTCTGATGATATTTATATGCAAGGATATATTGACATGCTTTATATCGAGTCATGCAAAGACGAAAATGACAATGAGAAAAAGCGTGTGCATATTGTAGATTGGAAGACATCTACACGTTATCAAGGTGCAAAAATTAATGCAGAGTGTGGTCAGTTAGTTATTTATGCTGAAGGTATTAGGCAAGCATTAAATATTCCATTGGAAGATATTGTATGCGAATGGAATTTCTTAAAATATGTCACAGTTACTATTGAACAGAAAAATGGTAAGAAAAAAGATAGATATATAGAAAGAAATTCTATAGGCGAAAGTCTTATCAATACGGCAAAGATGTGGCTGAAAAATTTCGGATATGAAGATGATATTGATAAATATGTTGATGAGATGGTGTTAAACAATAATATTGATTGCTTACCAGATAAGGTTAGAGAAAAATTTGAAATCCATGATTGTTATATACAAGTACCTCTAACAGAAGAAAAGATTAACGATTTAAAAGAAGACATTGTCAATACAGTCGAAGAAATTAACTTTAAAGAGAGAGAATATAAGAATAGTGAAGATGAAAATATCTTTTGGCAAGAAGTGACAGATGCCGATGAATTTAGATTACAAAATTTATGTGGATATTCAAGAAAATTACATAAACCTTTAGATAAATTTTTAAAAGATAAAGAGCTATTTAAAGAACAAGAAACAGATGAGAATGATGATGAGGATGATTTATTGGCATTTGTGAATAGTTTATAGATATAGGTAGGTGAGAAGTTGAACAATTTAACAGTATTACATTTACATAGTATGGATTCTAACCCATATAGCGGTCTTGAAGTTGACTCAATTACCCCTTTTCAAGCTTATATTGATAAAGCGAAATCAGAAGGAATGAAAGCTATCGCTTTTACAGAGCATGGCGCAGTCCTTCATAATGTTGCAAAAAGACAGGCATGTGAAAAGGCTGGGTTAAAATATATCAATGCAGAAGAATTCTATGTAACAGAAAAAATTGATATGGATAATCTGCAAAGAGATAATTATCACTGTTGTTTATACGCAAAGAATTATGATGGGGTATTAGAACTTAACAAACTTTCTTCTGATTCATTTAATCGTAATGATGGTCATTTTTATTATAATCCACGAATTACTTTAGAGGAACTAGAGAATACATCAGATAATATTTTAGTATTAACAGCTTGTGTTGCAGGTATGTTATGCAAAGGAACGAAAGAAGTACAGGAAAGATTTCTGAAATTCCTTATTAAAAATAAGCATAGATGTTGGTTGGAAATACAGCCACATAATTTTGACGTTCAGATTTATTACAATCAGTATTTGTATAGAATTGCTCAGAAATATGGAATGAAGCTTATTGCTACAAGCGATGTACATGCTATTGATAAGGATCATATGATGGGTAGAGCAGTAATGCAGAAATCAAAAAATGTTAATTTCCATGACGAAGATGCGTGTGATTTATCATGGAAATCTTATGATGATATGGTTACTGCTTTTGAATTACAGAATGCATTACCCAAATCAATTTATCTTGATGCAATCGAAGAAACAAATAGATTCGCAGATAATATTGAATCATATGAATTGGACTATAGTAATAAATATCCAAGATTATATCCTGATGCTGAGAAAGAATTTAAGGCACGAATAGTTCAAGGCGTAAAAGAACGTGGAATAAGCAAACTCCCAAATTATAAAACAGAGTATATTCCAAGGATACAGGAAGAGTTAGAAACATATAAACATAATGACGCTATTGATTTTATGTTACTCGATTCAGATTACAAGAATTGGTTGCTAAAAAATAATATGCACTATGGATGTTCAAGAGGTTCTGTATCTGGTAGTGAGATTGCATATTTGATTAAATGTACTGATGTTGATTCAGTTAAATATAAGCTTAACTTCTCACGATTTATGAATCCTGAAAGAATGTCATTGGCTGATGTAGATACTGATATTTACGCAGAAGATAGATATAAAGTGCGTGAGTATCTATTTAATAAGGAAGGTTTGTATTGTTGCAACATTATTACTTTTAATACAATTCAGTTAAAAGCAGCGATAAAAGATGTCGGTAGAGCATATGGGATGACTCCTGATCAAACTCAGGAATTATCAAATATGGTAGAAACTGATGATAAAGGCAAAGATTATATGCCAGAAAAAATCAGAGAACAATATTCAGAAATGTTTAAATATGTTGATATGGTAATTGGCACGATTACATCACTTGGCAGACATGCAGCAGGAATTGTTTGTAGTCCTACAGATATAAGATATGATTTTGGAACATTGTCTATTACATCAGATCCACGTCCTGTAAGTCAGATTGACATGCATGAAATTGATTCTTTGAATTATGTAAAGTTAGATTTGTTAGGATTAAATGCTGTTGGATTAATTGATGGTGCTTGTAAACTTGCAGGTATAGATTATTTAACACCTGATAAAGTTAATTTCTCAGATGAAAATGTTATTAACTCAATAGCAAAAGATACTACATTGATATTCCAGTTTGAAAGTGGTTTTGCAAGTGATTCATTAAAAAGAACACTTAGTAAGGAAACTTTGGAGAATATTAAAGCACAGAATGATAATATCTCATATCTTGATGTAATGGCTATGGTTAGTGGTGCTATTAGACCAGCAGGTGAATCTTATAGAGAACAGTTATTCAATGGTATTTACAAAGACAATGGCAACGAAGCACTTAATAATTTCTTGAAACCTACGCTTGGTTATTTAGTATATCAGGAACAGATTATTGATTTCTTGCATGATTTCTGTGGCTTTACTATGGGGCAGGCAGATATTGTCCGTAGACATTTTGCTAAAAAAACAGGTACTGAAGCAGATATACCTATCATTGAAAATGGTGGATATATGGTAGATATTCACGGTAATAAAGATGATAGATATATTCCAGGATTTATTGCAATTGCACAAGAGAAGTATGAAATGACCGAAGCCGAAGCAAGAGAGGCTATAAAGTCATTCTTGGTAGTAATCGAAGATGCATCTAATTATTTGTTTTCACGAAATCATTCCGTTCCATATAGTATGATAGGTCTATTTATTGGATGGTTAAGATATTACCATAAGATTGAGCTATTAACATCAGCGTTGAATGTTTATGTAGACAATAATGAAAAAATGTCAAACATCAAAGAATATATCAAATCGCAGGGAATAGAAATCAAAGGAATAAAATTTGGCAAATCTAAAGCACAGTATTTCATGGATAAAGACGAAAATGCAATTTATCAAGGAATCTCTTCTATAAAATATTGTAATGATCAGATTGCAGATGAATTATATGAATTGTCTAAAAATCATTATGATAATTTTGTCGATTTACTTTCTGATATTATTTCAAAAACATCTGTGGATGATAGACAATTACATATTCTTACGACACTAAATTTCTTTTCTGAGTTTGGCAAGAATAAATATTTGTTGTCAATTATTGATATATACAATTTGTTAGGAAAATGTAAGACATTGAAAAAAGATAAAATTGCATCACTGAACATTAGAGAAGAAGATGTAAGAAAATGCGCAGAGAAAGAGACACCTAAACAGTATAGCAATGTTGACAAGGACAAACTTGTTAAACTTATGATAAGCGGTTTAGAGAATAAATCATTATCAATAAAAGAACAGATTGTATATGAGCAAGAGTATCTTGGAAATATAATGTACAAAAATCCGAAAGCACCAAAAGATATGTATTATGTTCTTGAGTGTAAGTTCTATAAGGATAAAACAAAACCATACCTTATGCTTTATAACATGAGAGATGGTGAGTATCTTAAAACAAAAATTACTTCTGGAAAGTCATTCATTGAATCCCCATTTATAGCAGGTAATGTCATCAATGTAAAAGAATTTGGTGAGAGAAATAAAATGAAGAAGGTTGGCGGCGATTGGATTAAAACGGATGAAAAAGAGAGAATAGTAAAGAAGTGGGATGTATATTAGAAGGAGATGTAAAGTTGGATAAAATAATTGAATTTAAATGTGTACCAGAAAGACTTGTATATAATTCTACTGACTTCAAAATATATGGTGTTTCTGTCAATTCATTTGAATATCCCGATGTACAGATTGGAAAATATGGCACAGCAACTATTAAAGGTAATATTTCAGAACTCAATCTTGGAGTAGATTACATTGTAAAAGCAAAGGAGGTATCCGATTCTCATGGAGTCGGATACGATGTAATTAATATTAAAAGAGAGAAACCTACTACATTAGCTGCAACACGGAATTTCTTATATGAAATTCTTACACCAAATCAGACAGATGTGTTATTAGAAGCATATCCCGACATCGTAGATAGAATAATGAATAACAGATTAGATGACATTGATTTATCAAAAACGAAAGGTATTAAAGATTATACATTCAATGTTATTAAGAATAAAGTCATAGAGAATTTCAAATTAGCTGAAATTGTAGAAGAATTCAGAGGATTATTTAATCTTTCAACAGTAAAAAAACTGTATGACAAATATACTTCTGTTGACAAAATCAAGGAAGTTATTAGAGAAGAACCATATCAGTGTCTTTGTAGGTTAGGAGGGATTGGTTTTAAAACTGCTGATTCTCTATTATTGACATTGGATAAGGATAGTAAAGAATGTCAGAAGAATGGGGGAAAACCAGTTTTGTTCTTTGGATTTGATCTTATAACATCATATCAGAGAGCGAAAGCTTGTGTAGATTATCTACTTGATGAGAATGAAAATAATGGTAATACATATATGCATGTTGGTGATTTGAAGAAACAGTTTGATGTATTAGTCCCAGAAGCAAAAAGCAACTTGCCGCTTATTCTTAAAGGTGATAATGATGTAATATTCGATAGAGAATTATTAAGTGTATGTAAGAAAGAAACATATGAAACAGAGAAATATATAGCAGAGAGAATAAAAGAAGGATTGCAGATACATACAAAATGGGAGTGTGATTGTTCAAAATTTCAGGAACTTGATGGTTTTAAACTAACTGATAATCAGTGTAAAACATCACAATATATGTGTGAAAATAACATTGTTCTTCTTGTTGGATATGGTGGTAGTGGTAAATCTTCAAGCACACAGGCATTTGTAAATATGTTAAATGCTTATAACAAAAGGCATTTACTTTTAGCACCAACTGGTAGAGCTGCAAAGGTACTGTCAGGTTTTACAAATGAAACTGCTATGACAATTCATAGAGGTCTTATGTATATGCCACCTGCTGATTGGGGATTTAATGAAGAGAATAAATTGCCGTACGATGTAGTAATTGTGGATGAGTTTTCAATGGTAGATATTTTCTTATTTAGAAAATTGCTTGAAGCTATAGATTTTGAGAAAACAAAATTACTCCTTATTGGTGATGATGCACAGATTCCTTCTGTTGGTGCTGGTAATGTACTTTATGATTTGTTGAAATGCGAGAATATTCCTACTATCACACTTGATAAGGTATTCCGTTATGGTAAAGGTGGTTTATCTACGGTTGCGACAGATACACGAACTGGTACTGAATATTTAGATAAGACCAAAACAGGTATGCAAGTGTTTGGCGAAGATCAGTCATATATATTTATGCCGATTCTTCAAGATAAACTTGTTGAATATACTGTAAAACTTTATCAGACATTATTATCAAAAGGATATTCTGTTGATGATATTGCAGTATTGTCTTGCTATAACGTAGGTGATTATGGAACAGTAGCATTAAATAAGAAGATACAAAATGCAGTTAATTCTAATCCAAAGGCGAAAATCACATTTGGAGATACAGAATTCAGATTGAATGACATTGTAATGAACTATGCTAATGATTACAAAGCAATTATTTACAATGAGGAATACATTGATGATAAAAATACAACATTCATTGCCAATGGTGAATCTGGTAGAGTTATAAAAATTTTAAAAGATGCAATGGTTGTTGATTATGATGGAACACTTATCTATATCCCAAAAAGTTCTATGAAAAATATTCGATTGGCTTATGCCATCAGTACACACAAATCTCAGGGTGGTCAGTTCAAGGTGGTTGTTTTAATTACACCTAAAGCACACACATTCATGTTGAATTCCAATTTGTTATATGTAGGAGAGAGTAGAGCAAAAGAAAAATGTTATCACCTTGGAGAAATTCGTACAGTAAATAATGCACTTAAAAAGAAGGAAAATTTCGATAGGAAAACAATGCTTCAGATATTTATGAAAGCAGAATAGGAGAATATATGAATAGTAAGTCAAGCATTTTTGATTCGATTTTAAACACAATTGAGTCAGAAGATATTAGAAAATTTGCAGAAAGATGTATTAAAACAATTCCAGATTATTTTTGGAATGTTGGAGCGTCAAGTACAGGAAAATACCATCCTCAATATGCTCTTGGTGATTTAGGATTGGCAAGACATACATGTGCTTTGGTAAGATTCTTAAATCATATTTTTGCTGTTGATTGCTTTGGTAAAAATTTTACTCAAAGAGAGAAAGATTTAATGAGAGTTGCAGGAATGATGCATGATTCACGAAAAAGCGGAAATGATGATGACTTCACAAAAAATAAATATACAAAGTTCGATCATCCTCTTTTGGCAGCTAATGTTATTCGTGAGTTAAAAGGCAATGAACTTTCTGATGAAGAAATCGAAATGATTGCAACTACAATTGAGAGCCATATGGGTGCATGGAATACTGATAAAAGAAGTTCAACGGTATTGCCATTGCCTAAAAACAAATATCAGACAATTTTACACTTAGCAGACTACCTTGCAAGTCGTAAAGATATTGAAGTTCTGTTTGATGGATTTGAAGTACCAAAAAAGGAAGTTGTTAAATTAGAGGATTATGTTTTGAACTTTGGAAAGCACAGTGGTGAGAAGCTTGTTGATGTTGCTCAGTCAGATCCAAGTTACATATCATGGGCTAAAGAAAATATGAATAGAGAGCCAATTAAGAGCTTATTGGCTCAGTTGTAGAGAATAATACATTAAAGATTTCTGAAACGCCCGTAAATAGGGCGTTTCAGAGACTCAAAAAGCCAAGGAAAGACGGATTTCATGCCGTTCTTAACACAATATATAGTGGTTGGATAAACACTCAACTGCCATATATAGTACATAACAAAGGAGATGATACTACATATATGAAATTTTATGAACGATTAGAACACTGGTCATATTTATTAAAATCAAAAGCATTATATCATGAGCTGAAATATTATGTAAAGAAACGACAAACACACATTAAACGATTATATGGTTTTAATAGTAGAGGGATCGGTAAAACATATAATCTGATGAAGATCAGTGGTAAATATAAAATTCCTGTTATCGAACCGATGGGAAGCATGGCAGATTATGCATATAAAATGCACTTAAAATTCAATCCAATTGTACTTACACCAAGTCAGTTGAGAGGGAGAGTGCAGCCAGGAACAATTATATTGGTTGATGAAAAACAATTATTGAATGAAAATGCTAAATTTGAATTAGATAGATATATACAAGTTGGATTTGAAACAGAGAATTAAATATAAGGAGAATACTTTATGAGTTCAAAAGACAATTCATATGCAAATACAGACAAAAAGACATTATTTTTATCTGATGATGTAGACAACGAATCTATTGGTAAATTAACATGGAGCATTTTACAACAGATTCGAGAAGACGATGAGAAAGATGAAAAAGAGAAAGATTATAAGCGTGAACCAATTAAACTATACATCAACTCATATGGTGGATCTGTTAGTGATATGTGGGGATTAATTGATGTCATTCTTAATAGCAAAACTCCAATCTATACATATTGTACAGGATATGCAATGAGTGCAGCTTTTAAGATTTTCTTAGCAGGACATAAGAGATATTGTTACAAGCATTCGACATTTATGTATCATCAAATGAGTTGTTGGAGAAGTGGTAAATATCAGGATTTGGTAGAAGACAGAGAAGAAATGGACTGGCTGAATAAAAAGATTGAAGAATATGTAATCGACAGAACAAATCTCACAAAAGATGATATTAATGAGATTCGTGAAAAGAAGAAAGATTTCTATATTCATTCTGACAAAGCAGTCAAGTATGGAATTGTTGATGAAGTTTTGTAAAGAACAGAGAATAATACAGTAGCAAGCTGATTTCTCGTGGGAGGTGAATCATGAGTAAATCAAAGAAAGAAATAAAAAAGGAATTATATGAGTATTTTTCATATGTGCAGCAAGAGGATAATAAATCACTTCTGGGAGGTATGGCTTGGGACGATATTGCTTGGCATATCAAATATGCAGAAGATAATGGAATATTAAGAACACAGCTAGGTTTTGATTTTCCTAAATTGCTTGGACATCTGATTATTGATGATGAAACATATGAAAAGAAAAAGAGAGAATATACTGAAAGTATTGAAACTTATAACCATAATGCAGACTTGTTAAGAGCTAATAAATGGAAATATAAGCTAGTCGATGATTCAGAAGAAAGCAGACGACATTTGGCTGATACATATATTCAGTATGCAGAAAATTGTAAAGAATTACTAAAAAACTTAGATGTATATCACAAAGAATATTTGGATTATATGAAAAATACTAAACAAGAATCGACAGTTTCTTGTGAAAATTAAGGAGGTAATAAATGAGAGTAGCATTAACAGGTCATAGACCTCAGAGATTAGGATTGCCAGATGATGAGTTAGATATTAAATGGACAAGAATTGGTCATTGGATTTTTAATCAAATACTTGATGTGTCTGATGTTTATTGTGGTATGGCAAATGGCTCTGATATTTTAATTGGGTTAAATACTTGTATTATTAAGGAGAGATACAGAGCAGCTTCGCCAGAATTAGAGAAAAATAGAAATTTAAAATTGCATTGCATATTACCATGTAAAAACTACAACTCATCTAACAAATATTACAATAAGTTAAGAACTGAAGCTGATGAATGGGTTGAATTATCAGATGAATTCTATAAAGGTTGTGATAATGTGAGAGATCAATATATGGTTGACCATTGCGATGTACTTCTTGCAATTTGGGATGGTAATAAATCAGGTGGTGTATGGTCAACAATTCGTAAAGCACAGAAAGCAGGTAAGAAGATTATTTACTGCCCAAAAGAGATTTTAAAAGGAGAATAATATAGTAACAAGAAACCATTATTTCATGTGAAAGGAAGAGATAGATATATGGGAATAAGATATATGTGTAAAGAAAGAGAAGATAATTTAATTGACATCAATGTATATGGTCATGGATGTATGGAAGGACTATATAACTGTGAAGGTAGATTCAATACAAAACATATTTTTAGTGATGGATTCAACCCTGATAGTGGTTGGTATCGTATAGCTGATTATAGAGTAAATGACTTGAAAGTTTTTATGAAGAAAGGAATTAATATTACATACGATGATAGTTGTAAATACGTTAAAGAATTAGTAGAAAATAATAAATAAAAATTCACAGGAATCTAAACTTTCTTTTTGAATTGGAGGTAAAAATTGAAAGAATGCGCAACAAAATATTTGCGAGTGAAAATACACGATAATGATTTTTGGTACTCATTATCATTACTTGCAGATATGTTATATGAAATATTTATTGGAGAAGGTCGATTCCCAGAAGAAGATGAACTTCCGTTACTGAAGAAATATATACAACCATTGTGGTTTTCATTGCATAATTTAGATTCTATCATGAGTTGGAATAAGAGCTCGGTTGAATTTAAAGAAACGATTGAAAAATATTTTGAACCAACATTAGAATTTGTAGATTATCTTGATATTCCTGATTGGGATAACGGTGAGAGTGTCTACATTCCAATGTTTGAAAATGCAGAAATTATAAGAAAATGACAAAAAGATATTTAATTAGATTTTTAGAAAACAACGAAAGGATTTAATAAAATGAAATATGATGAAATCAAAGTTGGATCTATGTGTGCATACGATATTAATTCTTGTATTCCTGGATTTGAAATTGGAAAGGGATTAATGGTTGATAAATATATAGAAGGAAATACAAAAATGTGTGTCATTTATAATAAAGAAACACATAAAGTTATATATCGTTCATGTAATGTTGTTCGTGAAATTTTATAGGAGATAATAAGTATGAAGGTATCAGAAACATATAAAAGAATTATTTGTCCTAACTGTAATGGACTTGGTAAATTGATTCATACAAATAGAATATCTATTGATGAAGATGAAGATTTGGAAGAAGTATGTAATTATTGCAATGGGAAAATGATCGTAAACAGAAGAATATTAATTGAAGATTTAGATATTGATTCGAGGCGAAATAATAATGAAATATAAAACCATTGACGAATTAAAAATGCTTTATAAAAATAAACCCATATTGAACAGATTATCAAGAAGTATAATTATACTGGACATTATTGCAAATGATTTTGAAAGCAAAAATGAAGAATTGGATGAAATTTCATTAAAAGCAGCACATTTAAAAAAAGAAATACAAGAGCTAAAAAAAGATATTTATAAAAAATTAAATGAATAAAAAATCTTAAAGTGTTCTGCTCACTATTCCTCAATTTAAAAGAGAATAACTAAATATAGAGGTGATAATATGGGATGTCATACATGGTTTTATAGACCAATAACAGAAAAAGAATTTGAGTTGATGAAAGATTATGCGCCAATTGAAATTAGTGATTTAATAAATGAAGATTATATTAAAATTGGTGGATATGATAAAACTTTATATGATTTGTTAATGAAATCTTATAACGAGAACTTACCTTGTGTTTATGGATGTTATTGGTGGCAGCTTGGATGGGGAGATTGTAATCCAGAGTTAAATAATTGTCACGCTACATGCTATATATCCAAATTAAAGGGCTTATATATTGAAGTAGAAGAATACGGTGATACATTTCGAGTGAATAATTACCCAACAAAAATTATTCATAGTCGTAGAGAATTAAGACGTTGGATGGGAAAGAAATATTTCAATTTATCCAAATATCAATTAGAAAGAGTCTCAGAGTTTTTTAGGAATAATCGAGGTGGCATTATAAAATTTGGGTAACATGAGAAATAAAAAAAATTAATATTTATTGTGGTTGGCACAGAAGTACAATTATTAAACAGCGACCTATAATAAAAAATGATTTTATATTTCAAATAAAATGTTTTGAATGTAATGGCAGTGGAATTTTTGATTGTGGAATTAAAGAAGAAAACGGAACTTGTGTTTCTTGTAATGGAACAGGGAAACAATATATTGGAACAATATAACATAATAAATGAGTTTTCATATGAAAACACATTAGGAGGACTAAAATGAAACAGGCGAGTATTCCATTATATATAAGGTTTGGTGAAATACCAACTGACGAAATAAGTGAAGTGCATAGAGGAGATTCAGTAATCAGAGAGGAAGGAGGAGTGTCTGTATGGAGAGCAGTTGAGTCTAATGGATTGTATTATCCTATACTCCCAGAAAACCCCAATAAAAATGCAATAGCGGATTATTTTGTTTTATTATTGGAAAGTGATAAAAACGTTTATTTAGTAACGGGAGATGAATTGTTCATTGAAGGTGCCGACAGAGAACCTTTATTAAATAATGTAAAAATTATTAAAGAAATCACAAAATATTATAGAAAATAATTTGAATAAAAATATAGGAGGACAAAATGGGAACAATCACAATTTTACCAGAAACAACAAAGAACCCTATTACATTAATGGGGGCAAGAGCAGGATGTTGTTGGAATGCAAATATCACAGACGATGGTAAGAATTACAAACGTGGACTTGATTGTATAAAATCAGGACATGGACGTGTGATGGAATATCCAAATGTTGAAATGATTATTGACGGATATTCGGCAAAAACAATCCGTGAATATTATACCCATATTATTGGTGCAAGCAGATTACAAGCAAGTACAAGATATATTGATTATTCTAAAGGAGAAGGTTTTGGTTATATAACACCACAATCAATTAATAACGATGAAGATGTTGCTGCAACATGGCATGGCATTATGAGATATATTAATACCTATATTCAGCATCTCATAAATAACGGAGTACCAGTCGAAGATGCAACAATGTTACTCCCATTAGCTTATTGTACAAAAATGGTAGACAAACGCAGTTTAAGAAGTCTTATTGAAATGAGTAGAGTTAGAATGTGCAGTCGTGCTTACTGGGAATACAGAGAGTTATTCAAAGACATTTGCAATGCATTAAGAGAATATTCAGATGAATGGAAGTGGATTGTAGATAATCTTTTCCATGCAAAATGTGATGAAGTTGGATATTGTACAGAAAGTAAATCGTGTGGTAGAAAACCAAAAAGAAAGTAAATGTAAGATTAAAAATTATTACATGAGAAAGGATTAAAATATGCAGTTTTTATTGTCAGAAGAAGAAATGAAACAAGACTTTCCTCTGCTTTATAGTTATTCGACAGAGCTTCCGATGGAAGAGGCTTTTGATGAAGAAAAGAATCTGAATAACCAAGGATTCTTTACGTATATGGAAGATATAGGACGAGGACAGTGCAAAATTACAGTATTTATTAAAGATAATTAGGAGGGATTGAATGGACAAAAGCGATATTGCAGAAAGAGTGAAGCTGCTTAATAAAGCATCTGACGCTTATTATAATAAAAACAGTCCAATTATGAGTGATTATGAATTTGATTGTAAATTTGATGAATTGAAAGAATGGGAACGAATTACAGGGATTGTGTTAGCAAATAGTCCTACTCAGAATGTCGGATGCAATGTAGTGTCTAAATTAGAAGAAATTACTCATTCTCATCCGATGTTATCACTCGATAAAACTAAATCTACAGATGATTTAGTGAAGTTCTCTAATGGTAGAGATTGCGTTCTTTCGTTGAAGATGGATGGATTAACGGTTTTAAACACGTATGAATACAATTCATTAAAACAAAGTGAAACAAGAGGAAATGGCGAAATAGGAGAAGTTATAACACACAATGCGAGAGTGTTTGAAAATTTTCCAACACAAATACACATTGATACGCCTTTTGAAGTTGAAGGCGAAGCCATTGTAACAGTCAGAGACTTTAAAGCAATCAATGATCCTCTTGTTGAGAAAGCAAAGCGTGAAGCTGAAGAGTTAGGTTTAACTGGAAAAGAATACACAGATTACATAAGAAATAATTCTTTCGCAAATCCAAGAAGTTATGCTTCTGGTTCAGTAAGACAGCTTGATAGTAAAATTGCAAGAGATAGGCACATTCATTTTGTTGCATGGAAGATTCCATTTGGTGTATCAACATATACCGAAGGATTCGGAATTGCGGAAAAGCTTGGATTTGAGGTAGTCCCATATGTTACATACAATAGCTCGTCAGATGATATTGGAGAAAAAATTGAACGATTAAAAGCTATTGCTGAAGAAAAATCGTATCCGATTGACGGCTTAGTTATTTCTTATAATGATGTAGAATACGGCAAATCATTAGGTATAACAGGGCATCATCCAAGACATTCACTGGCTTTTAAATTTTATGATGAAGAAACAATTACAACATTAAGACATATCGAGTGGACAATGGGAAAGACAGGAATTTTAACACCTACTGCCATATTCGATTCAGTAGAAATAGATGGGACAATTGTGAGTAGGGCATCCGTTCACAATGTATCAATTTTGAAAAAATTGCAACTTGGAATCGGTGACGAGATTGCTGTAATAAAAGCAAATCAAATCATTCCTCAAATTCGAGAAAACTTAACAAAAAGTAATACTTGTAGAATTCTTGATAAATGCCCGATTTGTGGTAAACCTACAAGAATTGTTAAAGAGAATGATTCAGAAGTTCTTATGTGCGAAAATCCAAACTGTAAGGGTAAGCTTTTAGGTAAGTTGGTTCACGCAGCAAGCCGAAATACATTGGACATCGAGAATTTGTCAGAATCAACTATTGAAAAATTCATCAATCTTGGCTGGTTAAATTCAATTAAGGATATTTATCATTTATCAGACTACGAAAATGAAATGAAAGTTTTAGATGGTTTTGGTAAGAAATCGGTTGAAAAACTTCTTAACTCTATTGAGAGATCACGCAATACATCTTTAGAAAGATTTATCTATAGTTTATCAATTCCATCAATCGGAAAATCAGTAAGTAAAGATATCAGTAAATTATGTGAAGAGAATTTTAATAATTTTATTGGTTTGATGAAATCTTCACCAGAAAAATTATTAACCATTAATGGTTTTGGTATTACGATGATGAACTCAATGGCGAAATGGTGGTATGAGAATTCGTTGTGGGTATATGAATTATCAAAAGAGTTTACTTTTGAAACACCTAATGTAGTATTAGAGGAAATTCCAAAAACATTAAATGGTAAAACATTTGTTGTAACAGGTTCTGTCAATCATTATAAAAATCGTGACGAATTGAAAGCCGATATAGTTGCTCATGGCGGTACAGTAGTAGGATCTGTAAGTTCTAAAACATCTTATCTTATTAATAACGATATCAACTCAACATCATCTAAGAATCAAAAAGCAAAATCTTTGAACGTTCCCATTATCTCAGAAGATCAATTCTTAGAAATGATTCATTAATCTTTGTTTTCAAACAGAGAATATATCTATGTAACAAATCAAACCAAAATCCATTATACAACAGAATAAGGAGAAACAATGAAGAAACGGTTAGCAATTTTAGCATGTTTATTTGCTGTATCTTTTCCTGTCGTCCCCATTTGGGGACAAGAGAGTAGTGAATTAAATTTAACAGCAGGCGCAACAAAACAAATTGATGATATTTTACTAAATGACATATCAGATTTTAAATTTGGATGGACAAGGACATCATCTAATGTGAGATCACAGCCAGATATAAATTCTGAGATAGTTATGACATTATCGTTTAATGAAAAAATAATCGTTAAAGATTATAACGACAAATGGAATTATGTAATTATTAATAATCAAACGTATTTTATATGGAAAGAGTTGGTTTCAGAAATAGAGGGTGTATCGTATACACACAAAACTCCATATAACAAAATTAAGAGTTATATGTCTTATAAGTGTATTACAAGTAAATCTAGTGACCAATATAGACTTCAACAAATTGCATATACAGGAATGTATGGAATTAGACAAGTTAATGGGCGTTTTTGTGTTGCAGTTGGTAGTGCATATACTACACAAATTGGTCAGTATATTGATTTAGTCCTTGAAGACGGCGCTGTAATTCCATGTATATTGGCAGATTGTAAAGCAGATATTCATACTGACACCAATAATATTTTAACCAGTGATGGATCATTGGCAGAATTTGTTGTCGATATACCAAGTTTAAGCAAAACAGTTAAATACACAGGTGATATCTCAACCACATGTGAAGATTGGGAAAGTATGATAACAGAAATAATAATTTATGATAAAGTGGAGGGATTTTAAAAAATATGAATAAAGAATATGTATTAAATTTAGACAGTCTTACAGACTTAAATAATTTTGTCATAGATATATCATCAAATATTCCGTGTGATGTAGATGCAAAATCTTATCTTGGATTAGTCACGATTTCTATTCATCCTGTAACGGTAGTAATTAATACCGATAATGAGGATTATATTAAAAGGTTCAACGAAATTTGCAGCAAATATAAAATTGTGGAGGAATAAACATGAATTATTCGCAGGTTATTGACTTAGACAGTATTAGAATTAGCGATTTCTTAAATGGAGATTTTACGGAAAGTAAAACGGCTGTCATTGAAGATGGACATATTGTACAGATTTTAGATGAAGGGTGGAACTTGTAATGCTTATTTTAATGGGAAAAACTGCATCTGGGAAAACATTGGTGAGAGATAAGCTTGTAAAAAACCATGGATTTAATAGTGTCGTAACTTATACTACAAGACCAATGCGTAAAGATGAAATTCCTGATGTTACATATCATTATATTTCAGAAGAAGATTTTTTACAGAAAGTTGAAAGTGGTTTTTTTGCAGAATGGAAGAAATACATTACCACTGAAGGTATTTGGTATTATGGATCAGCAAAAGAAGATTATGAAAAAGCAGACGAAAACTTTGTAATTATTCTTACACCTGATGGTATCAGAGATATTCAAAAATTAGGATACGATGTAACGGTTATTTATTTATATTCAAATATTTCAACTATCAATAAGAGATTAGATGCTCGTGGAGATAAAAAGGAAGAGGCTGAAAGACGTATCAAAACTGATATATCAGATTTTAAAGATGCAGAAAGTCTTGCTAACAGGATTGTTTATAACAACTTTGATGAGAATATTGATGACGTGGTAAATAGCGTATTGTTTCATTATAGAAAGGCGTACAAATGAAAAATGATGGCTTAACAATTTATTTAGCTGGTAAAATGGCAGGATTAAGTATAGAAGAACAAACAACATGGAGAAAATTTGTAACAGCAGAATTGGACAAATATTCAGATATGGCAAATTATAAAACTAATGTTATTTCTCCATGTGATTATTTCAATTTTGAAGAACCAAGACATCAAAACGAACAAGAGGTTATGAAATTTGATCTAAACTTAGTTCGTGGCAGTGACATTGTTATTGTAAATACAAATGGATTAAATACAAGTATTGGATCAGTGATTGAAGTATATGAAGCGTGGAAAAATAATATTCCTGTGATTGCTTATGATGAACGATGGGATTATAACTTAATCCATCCATGGTTAAAATGTTGTTTTACAAGAGTTGAATCGTGCGCAATGGATATGTGTGAATACATAAAAGATTTTTACATGAGGTAGGAAGAGGGTGAATGAAATTAATTTTAGTGGAATTACAACAACACATCAGTTAGCAAGAGAATTGTTATCAAAACAAGATGAATTCCTAACTGTAACCGTTGGAGACAGAGAATATAGTATTAGTCATACTAAATCAGTCAAAACACACGCCAATATTGATGATGGTGTTTTGCATAAAACTTTAGTGTGTAATGAAGATAAATTAGGTGGAAATATTGTGAGGTAAATTATGAATAATTGCAAAACATTAAATTTTGAAATGCATTTTTTCTCGAACCGTGAAAGAGAATTACTTATTAGATTAATCTGTAATGAACAAACACACATGATTGTAAAAGATTATACTAAATATGAATCTGATGATTATAAAGAATTTGAAAAATTAAAGGTAAAAATTAAAAATATGTGAGGAAATCATATGCCAGATATTACAATGTGTAGTAGCGAAAATTGCCCAATGAGAGGTAGTTGTTATCGAAGCAGAGCCAAACCTGATAAGTTACAGAGTTGGACAAATTTTGAATATTTTTGTAATGAGAACAGCGGGTTCGATGAATACATAAAAATATATCAAAATAAAACTAAAATAAATCAAGAATAATGGTTATAACTTGATCTATCTTATGCTAAAAATACAAAGAAAGGTTGATTTCAAGTGGAGGTAAAATAAATGTTAGTAAAGCAACCTAATGGATTGTATTGTTTCTACGATGGTATGTATGATGTACCTATAAAATGGAATATTACAAAAGAACAATATATTCATATGGCTCTAAAGAAAGCAAGAAAAGAAGCTCTGAGTAGCTTAGAACATGCTGAAGATATTAAAATGGTATATGACGGATTTTTACCTGATGATAACATGTCTGAGAAACAATTTGACAAATTTCTAAAAGAAATTGGCAGTAATGAGACTTATGAAAATATTCATAAATATGATTGGGATTGATATGCCGATTAAATTACATTAAAGGAGAAATAAAAATGAATATTAGTAAAGCAGAATATGAAGTCAAAACAACAATGACAAATGATTTATTAAAAGCAGAAGAGTATATCAATACATTGGGCGTTGCTACAAGAAATCCAGATAACGATGATGAATTCAGAAGTATGTACGATGTGTTGAGTGACATTGTGACAGTATGGAACAATAATCCAACCATTGGCAAAGATGTAGAAGAGTTCTTAGCTGGTAATCCTGAGACTTCTGACGAATTAGATGAATTTCTAAGCCACTATAATTTGGATGGAATTATGAGAAACAGATAGGAGGATATACATATTGACAAAAGTAATTAAAAGAGATGGTCGAAAAGTTGATTTTGACCGTAACAAAATTATAAAAGCGGTTCTTGCTGCTTTCGATGAGGTAGATGGTGAAATTACACCAGAAGCAAAAAGAAAGGCTACAGTAATTACAAATCACATTGAATCATTAAATAAGAAGTCTATGAATGTTGAAGATATTCAGGACATTATTGAAACGATGCTTATGGATGGCAAGCGCAAAGATGTTGCTAGAGCATTTGTGATTTACAGAAATGACAGAACGAGAGTGCGTGAACAGAATACTAATCTTATGAAGTCTATCAAAGAAAAACTTACAGCATCAAACGTTCAAAATCAAAATGCCAATATTGATGAAAAATCATTTGGAGGTAGAGTTGGGGAGGCAAGTGATACTGTGCTAAAACAGTATGCATTAGATAATTGCATGTCAGAAATGTCAAGAAATAATCATTTGAACAATGAGATATACATACATGATCTTAACTCATATGCCGTTGGAATGCATAACTGTCTAAGTATTCCATTTGATAAATTACTTGCCAATGGATTTAATACAAGACAAACGGATGTAAGACCTGCTCAATCAGTAAGTACCGCATTTCAGTTGGTGGCTGTTATATTTCAGCTACAGTCTTTACAGCAGTTTGGTAGATTATCTGCCTGTTAAACCTTTTCTATTAATCAATAGGGTACATATATACCAAACAAATGTTATATGTGCTAACGGGGAAGCCTAAACTTATATGAGCATGGTAATCCCGTGGGAAAATAATTATTAGTATCAATAGCCATGGAGGGCTAATGATAATTTATAAAATAACAAATAAAATCAATAATAAAATATATATTGGACTAACAACTTGTTCTTTAGAATACAGATGGTCAAGACATGTAACAGAGAGTAAAAATATAAATAATACGAAACATTTGTACAAGTCAATGAGAAAATATGGTATTGAAAATTTTAAAATAGAAGCCATTGATGAAACAAATGATTTTAAAGAACTGGGAAAACTTGAAAGAGAATATATTCGTAAATTCAACTCTACGAATCCTAATATTGGTTATAACTTAACTTATGGCGGCGAATCAAATCAATATGACGGGAATCCTAGTGCAAAATTGACCATTGAAGATGTAACTCAGATTCGAGAAATATATGCTATGGGAGAATTAAGTTTATCCGATTGTTGGAAAATGTATTCTGATAAAATGTCTTATTCAGGATTTCAAAAAGTATGGGATGGACAATCATGGCAAGGAATTATGGATTGGGTTTATTCTAAAGAAAATATTACTAAACATAATATGCAAAAATCTAATCCTGGATGTAAAAATGGAAATGCACTATATTCAGATGATGAAGTAATAATATTTAGAAAGTATTATGTTAATCATACATTACAGGAAACATATGATAAATATGGTAATAAATCAAATTCAAAAGTTAGTTTTAGACAAGTATTGGATAGGACATATTCATATTTGCCATTTTATAAGAAAAATAAAAAACAATGGATTTTAAATGGAAAAGTTATTGATATTAATAATTATAAACCTGTATCGACTATCTCCGAATCGGGAGAGTAAGACTGTTATTGATACACAGTTTGAAATGGGTTTTGCAAGAATTATTCTTGTTAAGATATAGTCAGTCCCTATAGAAATATAGGACGAGACGGGAGTCTCAGCAACTCATCTTGATTGGACAATGATTCCATATGTAAGAAAAAGTTTTTATAAACATTACAAAAACGGATTAAAATACATAAACGAATCTTTAAATCCTTTATATAAAGAATTTACAGAAAGAATGAATGATACTACACCAATTAACGAATACACAGATGCTGCACCAAAGGCTTATCAATATGCTATGGATATGACAGAAAAAGAAGTATATCAAGCAGTAGAAGGTCTTTATCATAATCTTAATACTCTTCAGAGCCGTTCAGGTAATCAACTCCCATTTACTTCAATCAATTATGGAACATGTACAGAACCAGAAGGTCGTATGGTAACTAAAGCATTACTTGATGTTTCTATTAAAGGTATCGGTAAGTTACATAAGACATCAATTTTCCCATGTGGTATTTTCCAATGTATGAAAGGTGTAAATAGAAAACCAGGAGATCCAAACTATGATTTGTTCAGATTAGCATTGCGCTCAACTGCCCAGAGATTATATCCAAACTATGCTAATGTGGATTGGTCTGGTAATGATGGATATGATAAAAACGATCCGAAGACATATTTTAGCACAATGGGCTGCCGCACAGCTAACACATGGGATATTAATGGGTTCGGTCAGTTGAAAGATGGAAGAGGTAATATCTGTCCTGTGACAATTATTATGCCTACTTTAGCAATGGAAGCTGAAAGTAATGCTGCACAAGAACAAGAAATGTATGGAACTTCTAATATTGTAGAAGAATTTATGAATATTCTTGATAAAAAAATCCACGAAGCAAAAGATATGTTACTTGAAAGATTCGAGTGGATTTGTTCTCAGTCGCCAGATTCAGCAAAATTCATGTATGAAAATGGTGTTATGGAAGGTTATATTCCAGAAGAAGGTATTATATCTGCATTAAAACATGGAACTTTAGGTGTTGGGCAGATTGGATTAGCAGAAACACTTCAGATTCTTATTGGATGTGACCACACAACAAACAGAGGTATGGAACTCGCTAAAAGAATTGAAAAGTTATTCTACGATAGATGTACTGAGTTCAAAAATGAATATAAGCTTAATTTTGGAACATATTTTAGTCCTGCCGAGAATTTATGTTATACCTCAATGCAAAAATTTAAGAATAAGTATGGTGTAATTCCTAATGTTTCCGATAAAGATTTCTTTACTAACAGTGTCCATGTTCCTGTGTGGGTTGAAATTACACCAACGCAAAAAATTGATATTGAATCTCAGCTTACAGGATATAGTCGTGCAGGATGTATTACTTATACGGAACTTAATGGTAGCGTAAAAAATAATATTGATGCACTTGAAACAATCGTAAATTATGCAATGGATAAAGACGTACCTTATTTTGCAATAAATGTTCCAAATGACATGTGTACCAATTGTGGATATACAGATGATATTGCCGATGAATGTCCTATGTGTGGATGTAAAGAGATTAGACGACTTCGTAGAGTAACTGGTTACCTTACAGGTGATTACAAGAGTGCATTCAATAAGGGTAAACAGCAAGAGGTAGAGATGAGAGTTTCGCACAAAACTTTTAAATAGAGGTGTATATGAACTATTTACAAATAACACATGAAGATGTTTGTAATGGTGAAGGTCTGAGAGTCGTTTTATGGCTCTCAGGCTGTTCTCACCATTGTTATAATTGTCAAAATCCTCAAACATGGAATCCTGATAATGGTATTCCATTTGATGAATCAGCAAAACAGGAGATATTCAACGAACTGTCTAAAGACTATATATCAGGTATTACTTTCAGTGGTGGTGATCCACTATATGAGTATAACCTTGATGAAGTCCTCAAATTAGTTAAACAAATCCGTAATTCATATCCTGATAAAACTATCTGGCTTTATACAGGATTTGAGTGGAATTCATTAATGTCAAAAATTTGTCAACCAACATTTCCAGATAAAGATTTTGAACGCATTATAGAAATTCATAAAAAGAGAAAAGAAATAATTTCTAATGTAGATGTACTCGTTGACGGAGAATATATAGATGAGCAGAAAGATCTATCATTAAAATTCAGAGGTTCAAAGAACCAAAGGGTTATTGATGTAAAGCAATCTCTTGCTCAGAACAAAGTAATTTTATATTGTGATTAAGAACTAAGGAGAATTTATAACATGGAGAAAATTAAAATTAAATACTTTGATAAGGACATTGATAAAATTAAAAAAATCAATAAAGGCGACTGGGTTGATCTCAGAAGTGCCGAAACAATTCATCTGAAGAAAGGTGAGTTTCATTTGATTCCGCTGGGGGTTGGAATGAAGTTACCAGACGGATATGAAGCTAATATTGTACCGAGAAGCAGCACATATAAGAATTTTAAAGTATTACAGACAAATTCTTTTGCGGTAATTGACAACTCATATAGTGGAGATAATGATCAGTGGCTTTATCCAGTAATTGCTATGGAAGATACTATTATAAACAAGAATGATAGAATCTGTCAGTTCCGCATTAATAAAATTCAGCCAGATATTGAGTTTGAAGAGATTGAACATTTAAATGATGTTAATAGAGGATCATTTGGTTCTACTGGAAAGGCGTAATATGATTAAACTTTCACCCGAAGAAAAATTCAATTTAACTATCAATGAAGCAAGTGCTTATTTTAACATAGGAAGAGATAAATTATATGAACTTGCAAAAGAAGAAGGAAATATTTATACGTTGCACAACGGCAAAACAATTCTATTTAAACGTGAGCAATTTGAAAAGTATTTAGAAAATAAATCGTACATATAAAAATTTGTAAAAGACCAGACTTTGTGATATATTGTTCATATAGGTTTGGTCTTTTCCCATAGAAAGGAGTAACAAATGGGTAAAGATTTAAAAGGTAAAGAGCTTGGAATGGGTTTAAATCAAAGAAAAGATGGTAGATATCAAGCAAGATTTACGTCTGTAAATGGCAAACGTAAAGAAAAAAACTTTGATAAAATTACAGAAGCTCGTAATTGGCTAACAGAAGCCAAATACAAAGATAGTCTGTTGAACAATTGTAACATGACTGTTGATGAGTGGTTTGATTTCTGGTTGAATAATTATAAAGAAGGGATTGTTGCAAATAATACTAAAAAAAATTATTCCAATCGTTACAAGAATAATATTAAAGAATATATAGGTAATATACCTTTGGGAGATGTAAAGAATATAAATTGTCAGCAAATATTAAACAAAATGTTTGAAGACGGAAAATATTCTTATGGGACAATGGAATTAACGATGATAACGCTTCATGCTTTATTTAAAGGAGCTGTTGAAAACGGTTACATTATTCGAAATCCTGCTGACAATTTAAAACTAAAAAAACGAAACTTGGATGATGATGAAAATAACCGAAGAGTCCTTACAAGAGACGAGCAAAGAGATTTTATTAAATATGCAAAAAAATCTATATATTATAATGCTTTTTCGCTTGTTCTTGAGACGGGATTGCGATGTGGGGAAATTGGTGGATTGCAATGGTCGGACATTGATTTGGATTCTGGTTTTTTATATGTAAAGAGAACATTATTACAAGATAGTAAAAAAGGTGGTTTTTATTATGGAATTCCCAAATCAAAAAGTAGTAAAAGAAAAGTTCCACTAACAGATGAAGCTAAAAATATACTACTAGATCAGCAAAAACTTCAATATAAATTAAAACATCAAAGTTCTGAATGGCATAACGAATGGAATGATTTAGTGTTTTCTACAATAAATGGCAATCCGGTTGGTGCATCTACATTTAGAATTACAATGATTCGTATTGTAAAAAATATCAATAAGGATAGAGAGGCAGATGCTCTTGGAGGTGAATATGAAATATTTGAACATTGTTATATGCATTCATTAAGGCATACTTTTGCTACAAGATGTATAGAAAAAGGAGTACAACCAAAAACATTACAAAAGATACTCGGGCATTCATCTATTCAAGTTACAATGGATTTATATGTACATGTCACAGATGATCATATGTCAGAAGAAATAAAAAAAATGAACGTTGCAATATAACAAAATAACTGGTGCAAAATTGGTGCAAAATTAAAAAAATATAAAAATAAGTAGGTTAAACCATAGTAAAATCAATGCTTTCAAACATAATGATACAGATTACGCGAAGTAATTCGTGACAATGGGGTTGCTCGCAGAGCGTGCGATCTATTGTATGAAAAATAAAGAGACTGCCGTACCGGTGTCATAAATGACAGGTACGGCAGTTTTTGCATATATGGAATCAGAGAAAGACGGAATTCTGAAAAAAAATAGTGCCAGGATGTAAAATATATGTTAAAATACATCTGAAA